TTGTAAACCTTTAGCGCCAGTAGGACCTTGTTCACCTGTTATACCTTGAGCACCAGTAGCGCCTTGTACTTGTGTTGCACCCTTAGCACCAGTTACACCTTGGATTGGAGCTCTTTGTACACCTTGTTTACCTTGAACCGCTACATGTGGATCACCTGTTACACCTTGAGCGCCTGTAGCTCCTTGTACTTGTGTTGCACCTTTAGCACCAGTTATACCTTGAATTGTAGGTCTTTGGGCACCTTGTAAACCTTTAGCGCCAGTAGGACCTTGTTCACCTGTTATACCTTGAGCACCAGTAGCGCCTTGTACTTGTGTTGCACCCTTAGCACCAGTTACACCTTGGATTGGAGCTCTTTGTACACCTTGTATACCTTTAGCGCCATCATCGCTTGGATCACCTGTTATACCTTGAGCACCTGTAGCGCCCTGCACTTGTGTTGCACCCTTAGCACCAGTAACACCTTGGATTGGTTCTCTTTGAGGACCTTGTATACCTTTAGCGCCATCATCGCTTGGATCACCTGTTATACCTTGAGCACCTGTAGCGCCCTGCACTTGTGTTGCACCCTTAGCACCAGTAACACCTTGGATTGGTTCTCTTTGGGCGCCTTGTCTACCTTGCGCACCAGTAGGACCTTGTTCACCAGTTATACCTTGAGCACCAGTAATACCTTGATTACCAATTGCACCAATAATTCCTGTTGATCCCTGTGCACCAAGAACACCTTTAGCACCAGATGGTCCCATATTACCACCAATGTCGTATTGATATTCCCAAGAATTATTTATTCTAGCATATACATTATCATTATCAGTATTTACAAATATATCGCCATCTTGTACATCAGTAGTTGGTTGAGAAGACCCCCAAAATATTTTTGATCCTCTTTCTAATTTATTTAATAAATTATTTACTTGTGTTTTAGATGCTGCAGTACCAGTGGCCCCTCTTATTAATAAATCATATCCATTTTCTTCATTACCAGATATATTAAATGTTGATTTTATTTGTGCCGCCTGCATTGTTTTTGCACTAGTATCCGTACCAGCCTTTATTTGTGCAGCAGACATAATTTTATATGTAGTATTAGAATTATATAATGTTCCAATTCTCCATCCTCCAGTTCCACTATTTAATGATGAATCATATACAAATAATGCTGTATATGATGCTCCAAACTGTGATGTAGATATCCCTGTTCCCGAAGCAACATAAACAGGTTTTGCACCAAGACTATTTATATTTAATGTCCATCCTTCAGCAGATGCAGTATTATTATTTGTTAATATACAATAAATACCATCTTCTAATGTTGTAATGCCTGGTATTGATGCAGTTTTTGCTGTTTTTAATCCGCTTGCATCTCCAAAATATAAATGCTTTGCAATATTTGCATTATTTGCAAAGGCAACGTTTTGATTATCAAAAACCTTAGTACCTTGCGCATAAATCGCAGCATTAGTATTTCCGACATTTTCAAATAATATATGATATTTGTCTGGATTACTAACACCGGTTGTTGAATATCCTAAATTAATATTACGAGTTATTGTTTCTGACATTATTTAAATAAAAATTAAATATTGTTTTAATACTACTTATTTATTAAAAATAAAATAAAAAGAATATTTAAATACAAAAAATGAGGATTTTTAATAATCCTCATTGTCATAGTAAAATTAAATTAATTAGTTTTACATATTTATTTATATATTTATAAAATGTGATGTTTTATTATTCCTTTTATTTTCAATTTCTTCAAACTTTTTTAATGCTTCTTCGGAAGGTGTGTCTTCTTCAGGTTCTTCTACTTCTTTATTTTCTTGATCATTTTCAATTTTATTTTCTTGATCCTTTTCAATTTTATTTTCTTGATCATTTTCAATAATATCTGGTTTTATATCATCTTCTTTAGAATCTTCTTTAATTTCTTCTACATTATCTACATTATCTATATTATCTATATTTACTTTATCAGAACCATCAGAATCAGTATCTTCACTAAGATTATTTTCTATCTTCTGAACATCTGTATTTATTAAATTATTTTCGGTATTTTGAGATAAACTATGGGATAAATTGTTTATCTCTTGTTCGTTATCTGTTAAATAATTAGTAATCATTGAAGTTAATAGTAACGCAGCTATCGGTAACAGCGCTCCAACGAGATAAACAATTATAACATTTGCCTGATCATCTGGAAGATCTGTCCAAATAAATATTGGTTCTTTAAAATAACGTAAATTATCGACAGAATTTGTTATAATATATTTATATGAACTATATACATTACCAATTACTTGTACTAATGTAAACATAGTCATAAGTATCCAAGGCATAATTCTTGATCTATCTTTTACAGAAGTTAATAAACTAAATAATACTGCAGCTTGTCCAACTTCAAATGCAAATGCTAGTATAATACTCATCCATGAATTATTAGCAAGACCAAAGAATGATACAGCATGGAAAAAGCTGCTAAAAGCCACGATCAGATAAAGTAATCCAAATAATCCTATATAAATTGTTTTCTTTGTTAATTTCATAATCATTAAAAAATAAAGTTCTATTTTAAAATAGAACTTTACAATATATTTATTAAATGTAATATTAATTAAAAATAAATTAAATAAATTTTTTATGCATTTACATCTCCTTTTCATGCATATTGTTATTTTTAATTAAATTAATATTAAATTTTAAAATAAAATGGATAAAATTTTTGAAGAAATTGATAATTATGTAAAAAATCATAAAATTATATTATGGAGTAAATTTAATAATGAATGGAAAGAATATTTATTAAACTATTGGGGTGATTGCACTTCTTTAAAAGAATCATATTTAAGAATAAAATATAATATTATTAATGTTCCAAAATGTAAGTGTTGTAATAATAATGCTAAATTTATTGGTACAAAATCACATATTTATGCAAATACATGTGGAAATGCTGAATGTAAATCAAAAAATATATCTAATATTTTATTAAATTTACCCGATGAAAAGAAAAAAGAAATAAGTAATAAGGTGAAAAAAACATGCATTGAAAAATATGGAATAAAACGAGAATCATGTGTAAATAAAATGAAACAAACATGTCTAAAAAAATATGGTGTAGATAATGCAGCAAAATCTCAAATAATAAAAGAAAAATATAAACAAACATGTCTAAAAAAATATGGTAAAAAATCTTTTACAGAAACGGATATACAAAAAGAAAAATCAAGAAAAACAAAATTAGAAAGATATGGAAATGAATGGTATTCTAATCGTGAATTAGCTGTATTACATACTAATTATGATATAGTGCAAGAAAAAGCTAAGAAAACTAAATTGGAAAGATATGGGGATGAATGGTATTCTAATCATGAAAAGGCCAGAAAAACTAAATTAGAAAGATATGGAGATGAGTGGTATTCAAATCATGAAAAGGCAGTATTACATACTAATTATAAAGAAATTGTTAAAAAAGGTAAAAAAACTAAATTAGAAAGATATGGGGATGAAAAATATAATAATATGGAAAAAACCAAAAAAACAAAATTAGAAAAATATGGAAGTGAAACATATGTAAATCCAAATAAAGCCAAAAAAACATGTATAATAAAATATGGAGTTGACGCTTGGTCAAAAACAAAAATTGGAAAAGAAACAATATCAAAAAATATGAATAGTTTAGCTGTTCAGAATAAAATAAATGAAACAAAACGAAAGAATCATACATTTAATACTTCAAAAATAGAAACGGAATCGTATAAATTATTAAAAGAAAAATATCCGGATGTACTATATCAATATAAATCAGATAAATATCCTTTTGTTTGTGACTTTTATATACCAAGTTTAGATTTATATATAGAATGTAACTATCATTGGACACACGGTGGAAAACCTTATGAAGGAACAGAAGAAGATATAAATAAAATAAAATTATGGGAATCTAGAAATACTAAATTCTATAATAATGCTATAAACTGTTGGACTGTACGAGATGTTAAAAAGAGAAATATCGCTAAAGAAAACAACTTAAACTACTTAGAATTTTGGGATATAAATAAATTGAAAAAATGGTTAGATAATTAGTCAAAGAAACCAGAAACTTAAGTTTCTGGTTTATAAAGTATTATTTTCTATATTCTAATGAATCTTCTTTAAATATAATTTCAATAGGATATTTGTTATTGTTATTTGATTCTGCTGCCTTAAATATATCTACTAATTTTTCTTTAACATTATCATCAGTAACACCAACCATATCAAATCTGTCAAATTCAATATGATACATTAGATTTTTTATTTTGAAATAATCTAATTTAACATCATCTCCTAATTTAGAATCATATTTTTCATCCCATTCAATATATTCTTTAGGTTCTACAGATAGATGTTCAAATGAATCATAATCAAAATATACATCTGCAATACTATCTGAATTATTTCCGAAAAATTTTCTAGCATAGTCATCATATGATGGAAGTTCATTCATCCATTTATCACTCATGTAAATTTGAATGTCTGATTCGGAATAAGTTTCAGGACATTGCAGTATAATTTCTTCCGGTTGTACTGAATATGTAACTTTTACAGAATTTAATCTATAGTTTTCTACAGCTTCATTTATATATTCTTTAAGTGTCTTCATTATAATATTTAATCATATATTTGTGCAGATGAATTCAAACAGTATTCGTCATTTTCATCTCTTGTATGTCTATCCATATCATTAAGACATTCCTTTGTCAATTCATAAACATCTTTAAGCTTTGCAAATACAGTCTTATCATTTTGTATAAAGTTATTGACCTTCATACAATAATATGTAATTGATGAATTTGATACATTATATTTGCTTGCCAATTCTTTGTTTTGAAGTTGCTTATAGTCATTAACTCCATAGAAACTACACCAAATATCAAATACCTTTTGACCAAACTTATCAATTATTGCATCATATATTTCTTTCCAAAGCTTATCAAGATCTTGCTTATCTAAATCTGTATCTGCATATTCTTGCGCATCAATAAAATCAAATACAGTCTTGTTACCATCATCACTATTGTTAATACCTACTTTCTTATCACCAGATATTGATTTATTTTTAGATATCTTACCAGTTTCTTTCTTTTCTGCATTTTGTGCTGATATAGGAACTCTAACCGTATGAGCTGTTGTTCTAATTTCTCCAAGAATCCAGTGATGAATTATTTGTGCAGCATATTGACCAAAGGTATATTGCATAATTTTCTTATCTTCTGCTTTAGTCTTATCTGAACGTTTCCCATATCCTTTCATTGCATAGATAAGACCCATATTTGCTGCTGATTTAAGATCATCATATTCCAAAGTAGACTTACCATAGAATTGACGAACAATCTTATGTACTAATGGTTCATAACGTTTAATGATATCTGTCTTTCCTGCTTCAGAATCTAAATCTAGAATGACTTTATCAGCAGGAACTTTATAGTCAATTATGGAATCAAATTCTTCTTTTGTTTGGAGAACTGGTATTTCAAGAATTCTACCAGACTTGTAAACTGTTTCTATTTTCTTCCACAATTCTTTTAAGTTTTCTTTCTTAGGTTCTCCTGCATTATAGAAACCTGCAAGAGCATTTTCTTCATTATCAGTAGACAATTCAGAAATATAATCTTTATTATTTACAATCAAATAATTAATTATATCTTTTGTTTCATCAGACAAAAAGTTATTTGCTACTTTTAAATACTTTTTAAGATCTTCTACAGATAAATAATTGACTGCATTTTCTTTTACATTAATTTTGTTAGCTTTAATGGCTTCGTTAAATTGTGTCAATTTTCTCATATTTATTCAATTTATAAAAATATTATTATCTAAATATTATAATTTTTTTGAAAAAATTTAAATTTTTCTAATAAATTTTCCTATTTTTATATATAAAAATAACATATAATTATCATCCATATATGAAATTTATAGTATCAATTATTTCATCCATATATAATTTAACATTAACGTCAAAATTATTAGGCATATTTACTTCAACATATCATTATATAAAGGATTATAACAATATATCTGATTTCTTTTACGGAGAAACATTCAAAAAACTTATTAAACAATATTTACATGTTGAACTTAAGAAAGATTGGATTGGTCGTTTGTATGGAATAATTAATCCAAATATTGATATTGATGGAAATTTCAATGTAAATAGTATGGTAATAGAAATAAATGATGAACTGTCAAATAATAATGAATATGTTATGAATTGGTTATATAAACAATTAAATTTAGTTGCAACTTTATTTAATATACAAAATCTATATAACTATATTAATATGGATATACAACATGTTGGACCAATAAATGGAGACAATTATTTGATTATTTTTGATATTGCATCTAGACGTAATATAGGTAAGTATTTTAAGCAATTTATTATTCAGGCTTTAATATATGCAATTATAGGATTTGGGATATATTATTTTCTAATATCCTAATTGTATGCATACAAATATATATAATTCAAATTTAAATGAAAAAGGCAAAAGACAGTGAAAAGGATTTGCAGAAGTTTGCAGATTCATTAAAGAAAAAAACATTAGAAGAACTTGAACAATTAGAAAAGGAAATTATTGCAGAGGCTGATAAGAATGGAGAAGATCTTGGTAAGATGGAATTTGATATGCCAAGAGAAAATTATGAAGTTGTTGCTGAAAACATCAGAAAGTTTTTGAATAAACAAAGTGTACAATGGCAATATACTTTAGGTCTTGTTAGTATGTATGATTTCTGGGATCCTCAAAATTATAAAGGAAAGATTCCATATCCTTATCTTGATTCTATTCTTCGTACATTAGGAGGTCTTAACTATACAGGTTATGATGAGTGGGCTGCTGTTGTAGCTATCAATAAGTTTTTTGAGCCATTACATAAAGCATATATGGAAGCAACCAATACAACATATGAAATTGCTGGCCGTCATGATGCGGTTATGAAAGAAATGGAAGCAAAGACCCCTATAGGTAATAAGGCTGCTAATTAAATAATGTTTTCATAAATATGGGATAGTCTGCTTTATGTAGATTGTCCCATTTTTTATTTTTATCACATGGCAAAAAGAAAAATAAAGATAAAGCCTGCATCATTACTTGGTCTAAATGACAAACTTCATATGTGTTATAATTGTGTATTTAGACATATAGATACTGGATTTTGTCCAATGTTTAATGATTATTATGACTATAATCACATGTGTAAGACCGACAAAATATTTAGATATAGATTTGACTTAATTGATAAAGGATATAAGAACCCAGAAATATGAAGAAGCAATTAGTATTTTACTTTTATATATATCAACAAAACTATAGTTTATATAATGATTTTATAAATACATTTAATACACATTTAAAATGTTTGCAAAATTATATTGATATTTTTGATTCATATAAGTTTATATTGTCTTTTGATAATTTAAATGATACTGAATATATAAACAAATATAAACATTATATAGTTGATTATCTTAAGTTAAATAATAAGAATGTTGAATTTGTTATTGTACAAAATAATATAGATTTTAGAGAAGGAATATATTTTTACAAAGAAATCATATGTAAACTAGAAGAATATGATGGATTAGTTTGTTTTGGACATGGAAAATATGATCTTTTATATAATAGAGATATCGTATATAAATGGTTATGTATGTTGCATTTTCAATTATTTAATGATATAGATAATATTATTGACAGATTTAATACTGACAACATATCATTTTTTGGATCATTGCCTATTATGATTACATTACAAGGTGGTAAAACATTAGAAATTATTTCATATTATAATGGGTCATTTTATTGGTTATATCCAAAAAGAATATTAGAAAAATACAATCAATTTATTTTGTATATTAAATGTGTTATTGATAGAATTATTAAAAATAAAATACAAAATGCTTATAAACTTATTTATGAATTAGCTGAAAGGTTTATAAATATTGTATCAAATGTTTATAATGAAGGCTATCAAGGAAATATGATATGGCAAACTTATTTTAAAAAATATGATGATTTACTAGATTATTATGATATATTTGGACATTCAGTACTTGGTCCTAATGATGTATATAAAAATAAATTAGTATATGAGTATTCAAATATTTTTGATGATAATACATTTAAAAAGTTCTATAATTTTTATAACAAAATAATTTCATATAATTATAAACTAATACCTAAATTAAATAATAAATGTATAATTGTAATACCATTGTATAAATATAAATTAAGTTATTATGAATTACAAAGTATAACTAAAGTTACAGAATCTTTTGCAAATAAATATGATATTATATATTTAATTGATAATGATTTTGATATAGAAAAATTTAATAATGATAATAATTTAAATATTGCAAATATCTTAAAATTAAATATATATAAATTAAATAGTATTAATTCATATAATAGACTTTGTCTTGAAAAAACATTTTATGAGATATTTGATAATTATACATATACATTAATATATCAATTAGATGCATATATATTGAATGAAAAATTGTTAGATGAATTTATTGACAAAAATTATGATTATATTGGTGCACCTATTGATATATCTGATCGTAATGATGATGAATTAGAATATTTCCCAAAGAAGATATATTATAATGGAGGATTAAGTTTACGAAAAAATAGTTTTTTTATAAATATATTAACAAATTTTAAAGAAGTATCTTTCTTTTTAATTAATGTAAATAATAATGAAGATTTATTATTTAGTTCATTTGTACAATTAAATGGTATATGTGCTAATTATGAAGATGCATTGTTATTTTGCATGGATAATCAAATAGATACAATTTTAGATAAAATATCGGAAAAACCATTTGCGGTACATCATTTTGGTGTAAAGGATGATAATGGACATAATAAAATAGAACTAATGAAAGAATTAGGTTGGATATGAAGAAACAATTAGTATTTTACTTTTATATATTTCCAGAATGGACAGAAATAAATGAAAGATTTCTGTTTCATTTAAAATGTCTTAAGTCAAATATAACAATTTTTGATACATATAAGTTTATATTGTCTTTTGATGACTTGACTAATGTTTCTTTCATAGAGTTTTATAAGAAATACATAGTTGATTATTTAGAATTATATAATAAGAATGTAGAATTTGTCATAGTACAAAATGATAAGAAATATAGAGAAGGTATACATTGCTATAATGAATTAGTTTCAAAACTTAATGAATATGATGGATTAGTATTTTGGGGACATGGCAAATATGATTTAAATACTAATTTTGACTTAATTAATTATTGGGTATCTTTCATATATTTTATAAATCTATTTAGTAATAATGATATAGAAAATAATCTAATATATGGAGATAAATGTATCTTTGGAGCATTATTAAACTATTATGATGGTAATAAATCTCATCTTTTATATGATGGTTCATTCTATTGGTTATATCCTAAAAAAATAATATATAAATATAAGGATAACTTAGAAAAATATATACAATTTATTGATATATGTTCTCAGTATGATCAATATAAGGAAAATTATGATCATTTATATGGATGTGCTGAAGATTGGTATAGACATATATTATCTATTACCGATTATGCATATAATAGTAAAGTACCTTTAAATATGCACAATATTATTCATAATGACTATTGGTATATTACGCCAAGTTATTGTCCATATCTTTATAAAGATTCTATATATTTGCATTCATATTCTAAAGAGACTTTTGAACAATTTGAAAAATATCATGAAAATATCATTAATGGGTTATAAAACTTTAATATATTACTTTTATATAGATAATGATGAATACATGATGAACTTTCATTTATCTTCATTAAAACCATATATAAAAATATTTGACAATTATATATTTATTTTGTCTACAAATAATTTTGATGATTCTTATATATCAAACAAAAAAAATCATATTATATCATCATTAAACATATATGGTAAAGATGTTGAATTTAGAATTGTCAAAAATGACTATGAATATCGGGAAGGCATACATTTTTATAATGAAATAATATGTAAGTTAGATACCTATGATGGTTTAGTATATTGGGGTCATAATAAAACAGATTCTCATATAGATACTGAAATTACCAAAAACTGGATAGCTGTAAGTAATTATATAAATCTACATAATATTGAGGATGTAGAACAAAAACTTATGCTAGATGATAATTATTGTTTATATGGAAGTATGCCAACTATAGAAAATGGCAATACTAATAGTTTCTTTTTCAACGGCTCATTTTATTGGTTATATCCTAAAAAACTATTATATAAGTTTAATGATCGAATAGACAGATTTATTACGTATATAAAAAATGTATATGATAATGACTATAGATCACCAAGAGAGATTTCACAATTTAGAATGCTTTCGGAACAATGGTACAACAAAATTATAGGAATAGAAAATATAACATCTATAAATGACATAATAACAAATATAATAATTGAATGGCCTAATAAAGAATATCCTGATAATTGTACATTTTCTTCTTCAATATATTATGATAAAAATTATATAACAAACAACAATATATTAAACAATATAGAATATGAAAATTTTTTGAAATATTATAACTATATTAATATATGATACATTTTATATTTACTGAAAAAGATTTACGATATTTGTTTCTTAAGTTTGATGACAAGACTGATGAGAAAAACTTAAAGAAACTAAAAGATCATATTAATCTTATAGATCCAATTTGTTATCTACCAACATATACTGGCATTCCTTATACACAAGACTTTATATGGGAGTATACTCAAGCATCGGGACAGAAAATATATTATTGTAGTATTGGACTTTGGCAAGTAATATATAAGTTTTTTAAGGAAAATAATATTGCATTTGATGGACTAATAGAAAACAAACATCTATTGAAACATGATCTTAAGCATTCATTTGAAGAGTTTAAAGATATTGTTGATAGTTGGGGATTAGATCGTACACCTCGTCCATATCAATATGAAGCTGCATATAAAATATTGCAATGGAATAGCTCAGTATCTCAATTAGCTACACGTGCAGGTAAGACTTTAATAGCATATATAGTATTTAGATATGCAATGGAATATATGGGTGTGAAAAACATACTTATGATAGTTCCATCTATTGACTTGGTAAAGCAAGCATATAATGACTTTAATGAATATGCAGAATTCTTTAAGACAGAATGTGTATGGGGTGGTGGCAAACTTGTAGAATCATCAAATTTGACAGTAGGAACATTCCAAAGTCTAATTAAGTTTATTGAAAAACCTAAAAGAGGAAAGACAAATAGTAAATATAATCCCCAGTTCTTTGACAAATTTGATTGTGTATTTGTTGACGAAACGCATAGAGCATCAGCTGCACAAATAAAAACAATCATTAGTCAACCATTTATGCAAAAGAAAAAACTTGCATTTGGTATGACAGGTACATTACCAAAAGAAAAGACTATTGAGTTCTATTGTATACATTCATTATTGGGAGCAAAAATTCAGGAAATACGTCCGAAAGAATTGATGGATGCTGGATATATATCACCAGTAAACATAAAACAAATAAGACTTTTTTATCAGAATATTGAAAAACAAAAGGAAGTATTCATCAAATGCGCGGAATATGCTATTTCTGAATTTAATACACAAAAGGACGCTAAAGGAAGAAATGTACGAATACCTTTAGAACATCCAGAATATCAAATACAATATGTTAAGACTTTACCGTATATGGTTCAACAAGTAAAAGCAACATTATATCAACAAAATGAACCTTATAAAGCAACAGATAAATATATTCAATATCTTAGAAAACATATTGCCGCTGATACTGCAACCAATTCATTAGTAGTTGAAAGAATGATGACACACTTCTTTACTGAACGAATAGACTATCTTTGTAATGAAATATTGCCTAAATGTGAAAACAATACTTTAATACTTGGTCATCATACACAATATCTTAAAGATTTGCATATGATCATTAAAGAAAGATTTCCAAATAGACATATTGAAATTATTACAGGTTCAGTACAAGCCAAAAAAAGAGACCAAATAAAACAATTATTGAAAGAAAATAATGATTGTATATTGATTGGTAGTTATGGATGTATGTCAACTGGTATTACTTTGAACAATCTTTGCTATGGTGTATTGTTTGAATCATTTAAAAGCATGGTAGTAAATATGCAAAGTATAGGTAGAGGTCTTGGTCTTAAAGAATTAGCCAGTGAATATACTTTATATGATATTATTGATTGTTTTAGCCCAACGGTTACTCCTAAAAAAATATATCTTCAAGGATTAGCCAAAACAAAAATATATACAGAAGAAAAATACCCATACAAAATAATTGATGTTAATTTATGACAAAAATTGATTGGAAGAAATATGTTGATTCAATTTATTTATTGACATATATATTAAATAAAGATAATGAAATAAATCGTAATGAAGAATTAGATAGAGTAGATCTTAATGATTCCGATATTTTTTATGAAGTTAGACAATTTCCAACATCATTATATGATAAATTATATGAATCGTTTTATGACAATGCAGCAACATTAGAAAAAACAAAATATTTTAATATGCTAATGGGTCATTATAGATGTATAAAAATGGCTTATCTTAATGGTGATGAATATACTTTGGTTTTAGAAGAAGATTTTAGATTTTTAAAGTCTAAAGAACAAATATCTAATATTCTCGATGAAACTATCTCAAAATTTAAAGAGATACACGGTCCGGCAATATACTTAGGATCATCTTCATATGTGTTAGATGGTATTTTGATGACGGGAATTGATGAAAGTATTAATTATGATAATTTATATGAAATATTTGATAATTCTACGGTATTATGCGCAGGTACAACATTTAATATATATAATAGAGATGCTATGAAATGTCTTATAGATTATGTTGAAAACTTTAATTTTTCAGTAATAGATGAATACCATAAAATATATCCAAGTAATTGTAAACTTTTTATATTAAACAAAAAAATATGCTTACAACAAGGATGGATTGAATTATCATATAATACATGTATAGACTATAATATGTTAAAACCTACAAATGAACAATTAGAACGCATCAAAATAAATAATGAAGAAATATATAATCAATTAATAAATTATTGGAATATTAACTAAATATATAGATGAAATTAAATGAAAGATTGTGTTTTATATTTGAATGTATCTAAAGAAAAATTATATGATTATGAAATATTGTCATTAAATAGAACTCTTGATTTATATCTTGGTAGTGATATTTGTGATATTATGTTACATATACCTAATACAATAGATACAAATATATTATTTGACTATTTAAGACCAGACATTAAAGAACGTGTACATAATAATAATTTGTATATATCTCAAGACAATCCTTTATTGTTTCAATCTGTAAATGGATATAATAATATGTTACTTACAAACTTTCTATATAATGATATGTCTAAAAAGTACAAATATAAATATATGTTTATTGTACAAATTGATGCCTTTGTATTTAATGACATACTAAAATATTATATAGACAAAAATTATGACTATATTGGATCATACGAATATTTTCTATATAGATCATCTAATTCATTAATAAAAAATATAAATAATGAAAAATATATGTACTTAAATGGTGGATTTTCATTAAGAAATATAGATAAATGTATTGAAGCAGTAAATAACTACTGTGTTGTACCAGAATATTTAGAAACACATATACTTTTTGATACATTAATTAACACTACATATTTTGCTGAAGATTCATTCTTTTCTCAAACATTAAATCAAGATAATATTGATATGAAAGACCTTATAATGTTTGGATATAGTAGCTTAAGTTCTTATACCGTATATCCTTTAAATAAATATAGATATCCATTTGGTTGTCATGGTATACAAAAAAGCAATTTATTGAAACAATTAATAAATAATTTTATGGAAGAAAACAATATTAATTATAATAATATTAGATTATAGCTATGGATTTTAACTCATATCAAGAAACAGTACATAATTTGTCTGAATATAAAAAGGAAATTGGACCATTTTCCATGATACTTGCTATTATAAAAGATACAGGTATAATAAGTGATAAGCTAAGATATATTCTTGAAGATAATGATGGATCTTTTAATGATGAAGACAAAGTAAGAATCGCCATATCATTAGGAGATATTATAAATGATGTTGCTAATATGGCTTCAGATTTAGGCATTAGTTTAGAAGAAGTCATTGCAATAAATATGAAGAAAATGGAAATGATTGTGCAAAGTAAAGGACAAGAAAATAATCAAAAATAAGTTTTATATATGGCAAGAAAAAGAAAACAAAATTTGACAGAAGAAGAGGAAAAGCAGTTAAAACTTCAAAAACTTAGTGTATATTATGAAGCGGCTAATGATGAGTTTGGCCTTGACGGTCATACATTAACTGAGCAAATTCATATACTTGTAGATGCTTGTGATAGTCTTCAAGGTGAGATTTGTGCAATGTCTGATGATATTAAAATAAATGATCTTACAAAAGTACAAGAACTTACACCTATTGACAAGAAGACATATCTTGATTTTGTAAATATATGTGCACTAAAGAATAATGATAAGCTCAAGGAAAAAGCTATATCAAGATTTGAAGAGGATTTCAATAAAAGACTATTCATTACCAACTTACGTCATTCATTCTTAAGCTCATATATGAATGGTGAAGATCTTAAGATCACTGATGAAGATAATGAGGAATATGAACCATTTACTGATTATAAGTCTGAGGAATTTGATGAGATTATGCAGGATTCAGCAAAGAAACGCGAATATCTAAATACAGTTCTTTGGAAAAAATATAAGAATATCGCGAAGGCTGCTGAATATCTTACAGAACTTGAACTTACATACAAGGATTTCAAAAATCTTGTGGATTGGCAACATTATGTAAACGGCGGCTATCCTTCGCCAAAGTCACCTTCAAAAATCTGGGCTATATTTGACAAATTCAACTATGCCCATAGACTACTAAACAAATATGCATATAATGATACTATCAATGACCTTAACTATGAATTCGGTCTTGAAGTATCTGAAACAACTCCTCATGAAAAGGAACACCCATGGCAAGATGTAGATACAGATATTGAATAAGGTTAAAATATGTCATCTGATATAACAGACTTATACCGAGAAGGGCTTAAATAGTAAAATAATATAAATTTATATAAATACTATTTAAGCCCTTTCTGATGTAGATATATAAAAATTATATATCTTGAATTATTTTTACTGGAAGTTCATCTGCTAACATACTATCACATTTTATGAACATTTTGAATGTATTAAGATATTCATCCATAGAAAGTTCATATAGTTTATCATAATTATAGTTTATTGTAACTGAATTATAATTATCATATAAATATGCATGACGACCAGTCTTAATGATTGGAACAGCTAAGCAAAAACAACGTTCACATTCATAAGTAATATTATAGTTTACGTCATTATATTTTATATCTTTTATTACAAATATATAATAGCAATTGAATTCCCTGTTCTTTATATTTACATAATAACGTTTATTAATTAAATCATTTGACTTATATTGTGTACCTTGCTTATCGGTAGTTATTAGTTTCATACAAAAATTAGAAAAAAATATTTATATATTTATAATAATATATAACAAAAAAGAGAGAACTTGTGTTCTCTCTTTAATAATTGTGGATGATATATAGTTTAACCAGCAGCTTCAGAACCACCAGCTAATGTGTCATACCAATAGTCAGAACGGAATACGCATGTTAATTGTCTTGCATCATTAGAAGTATAGTCTAAGTCATCAAGACCAGTAACACCAGTAAGCATTACGTCTTTGAATTCATAACTTCTCCAAACATCGCCGTTACGGTTACCTTCTGCAATCTTCATGAATGCTGAGCAATAATCACTCTTAATTGAACGAGTACCATCAGCAAGATCATAAGAAAGGTTTTCCCATGCACGGAAGATCTTAAGAACAAAGTTATCAGTAACATTACGTAAGTTCAAATTGAATACTATTGTAATGTCTGCATATGTATTATCAAGAACAGGATTCAAATAAGATACATCAACTCCATAGAATCTTTGGGTACTTGCAGCTGTTGTCTTTTGTAATGCATCCAAACCTTGTACACTATATACTTGTTGAGAAAGGATAGGCACATCTTCCATAAATAGACCTTGAATTGGAGTAGGCAATGAAAATGCTACTTCATAGATTGATTTATGAACAGGGTCCCATTTGTTTATACCTGACTTAACTGAACGAATATGTGGAAGGTTATCTTGAATTGGTGCACCAGTAGTAGCTAAATCACCTGTCTTATATAATACTGTTTGACCTGTTTTTCTTTGATTTTCTAACGCCATATTAAATATTATATTAAAATTTATTTCTTATCAAATTTATCTAGATTCATTAATTGTTGATAACATTTGACCTGTTCTGTATAATGTAAGTTCATGAACCATCTTACCACAACCTTGTCCAGGTTCGATATGCGTAGAAAGAACAGCCATTTCATTATCAATAATTTCAGGTGTATTGTTAGATTCATCCATAATGTTGAGATAAGCTTGAAGACCACCATTACTCATTACTCTAGCGCATATGTCATTAGCACGACCTAAGATAGCTTCACGTGTACGAGAGTTATTGAATTCCCATTGATAAGCTTGAAGAACCTTTTCAATCTCATCCATAAGATAGATAACAAGTTCACGTACATGTACCTTAGAAAGAGCACTAAGTGGAATTTGCTTAGCAGTTTGGTTAGCATTAATGAATGTACCGAAGTTTGGACGATATACCATGCAGTTTACACCAAATGGTTCGATAATTTGTAATTCATCCATTGAATACTTATAGTCAGGACCAATCATACCACTAGCATTAACTCTACCATAGTTAGGACCAGCAACAATATAATAAGGTTGACGTGTCATATACTTCTGTATAAATAAGTTAGATACAAGACCTGCAGAAGGAACAATAGTATCAAGATATCCATCAGAGAACTTAAGAGGAGTATAGAATGCTATGAATGATGCACCTTCTGAATCATCTGGTAATGAGAATGAAATAGATGCAGCCTTCTTCTTATTACATCCCTTAACAACATAATCAACATTGAATACACCCTTAGAATCTGTAAATGAAGCATATGGGCACTTTGTAAATGTTTGTACACTTGGGAAGTTAGCAATACAGAATGCACTTTGCTTTTCTTTACATAAGAATGAAAGTTCTTTCTTAATAGATGCATCTGGGAATGATTGGAATGTATCAATTACATAACGATAATCAATTTCAGACTTATTAAGAAGACCTGTACGAAGACCCTTATATTCTGTCAATACTGAAAGAATATTCTTTTGCCATTGTAACTTATCATACATAGTTGTTCCATTAGGACGTTGCATGTTGTATGTATATCCTTCAAAATAGTAAGGCTTCATAGTACCAATTTCTTGGTTTAATGGAGCATCTACGCGAACAAGATACTTATTAGTCTTACCGTCTGCACTATGTTCATATCTTAAAGGCTCTCCACTAAATAATACATAATGAGCTACAAACTTGCCATCTGCATCATATTTAGTACCCATATCTTGAACATATACTGCATCATGGAAATTATCTACATCATTTTCTGCGTCACCATCTTCATTATAATCAACTTTACCGTCATCTGCAATCATACAATCACCCTTGTGCAATATTGCTAATAAAGAACGATCATAATATTCGCTATTGCAAACTAATGCAGGTTGCTTAATACCATCAGTAAGCTCAAATTGTTCATTCCATTCCCAATTATCTTCTACATAATCAACGAATGTTATAGATGAACCATATACTGAATTGTCATCATTATAGTTAGAAACGGTTTCGTAACTAACATCTGTCATTGAAACTCTAAGATTCTTATCAAGATCTGTATATGTTGCATCATCTCCAGATGGTTCAATTGAAACTATTGAAGTAATAATTTTTTCAGGACCATCAATATAATGACCTTCTTCAGTAAATGCGTTATCTTCTGGCCATGAAGTACCTTGACCTTTTGCTAATTCATAACCTTCAGCATTCTTGAATACTACACCAAACTTATCTTCAGCTTCTTTACGAGTATCTGTACCAGGTTCATATTGAATTGTTACTGATTTTGCGGCTTCGCCTTCAGGATTGTCATTTACTTGAACAAGAACAATGTTTTCTTCACTAACAGATTTTACATATAAAGTACCATTGATAGATTTCTTATTAGCAACAAAATCAATCTTAGGCATATTATTGTCATCTAATACTGAAGACTTAATCTTAAGATTATCGGTAACAACTTTAGCATTTATGTTTCCAAGAACTGTTGTAGTAGCTGTACCATCAAATAAACTATCCAAAGATAATGTATCATTTATAACATTACCAGATGCTAATGCGTCTGCTGTAGGTATGTTAATACGACCAGAAATATCAATAGCACAATCTTCATACTCATAAAGAAGATCTGTATTGAAACTCATCATCATATTATGAATATCAATATCTTGGTTAAATGCAACATCAAGACATGCATAAGAATTATTCTTTGTCTTAAATTCAGGAATAAGGCAACCAACATAATGACCTAATGCATTTGAAGTCTCATCTGCATATAATGTATCAAGAGTATCAACGGCATCACCAAATGCATTAAATACTTTATCGCGAAGTTTTAATTCGTAACTGCCATCACTCATAGTTTCAACAATAAAGTAATTCTTTAATGTATCAGATGCTAATACTTGTTTAGCAGTAAACTTGCCTTTAAATACATAAATTTCAGCAAAGAAATCACTAATAAGACTATTCTTATACTTCTCTAAGAATTCTGGCATTTCTTGAGGTTTATCAGAATACCAATCATTAACTGTAATATTAAATCCAGAAACTTTTAATCCAGATGCTTTACGTATAAATAATGTTGCAGATGTCTTCTTAGTATTTGTTGTAGCAATATTAATATATTGATCCATTATATTGCCATCAACATCTCTAAGATTAATTAACTTATCGGCATCTAATGTCCAGAAACGTGTAGTATCATATATATCTTCCACATTAAGTTTAACTGTTGATAATGGTTCACTTGTAGGATTGAACTCCGTACTTATAGTTGCACCATCAACTGTTTCACCACTAAACTTCTTAAGATTAAGTACCAAACATGGACTAACTTGAAGCATTTGTAATGCTAAACGATGAAAATATATACCACGCTTTTCTAATTTTTTGTTTATCCCACCAAATAAAGCTGTGAATGTTTGAGGATCTTTGACATATACTGGTGTATTGAAAGGACCTTGCTCTGAATATCCAACGACAAGTCTCAATAATTCAGTATCATAATTTACAATAGTAGATTTATCAAAAACCACTCTATAGATTCCCGCAGCTTTAAATTGCTGTAAATGAATAGGAATTGCCATATTATAATGTGATATATAAATATATTTATTATTTTTCTAAACTGTATAATTCGAATTTTATATATAAAAATAATTATTTTTCAATTTAAAAAATTTGTTTTTCTAATATTATTTATACTATTTTAAATTATATATAAATTTTATTTTAATAAATGAACTATGATAATATAATAGATAAAGTATTTTTCAAAAATAATATATATTACTTAAGTAATGTCATAAAATTTAACAAATTAAAAGATAAGAAATATAAAAATATATTAAATTATATTAATAATAGATTTATTGATTCAAAATCCCATCGAGAAACATTATATAGAATTCATTATAATATTGAAACTGTTCCAGTATGTCCAGTATGTGGTAAACAATTAAGTTTTGCTGGAAGAAAGGGAATATTATATGGAGCTCATTGTTCTAATAGATGCAAAAAACTAGATCCAAATGTAAATATAAAATGGAAAACAACATGTGTAAAAAATAATAATGATGGTATTACAAATAGAAAGAAAGCAAAAGAAACAATACAAGAAAAATATAATGTAGATAACCCTTTTCAAATACCAGAAGTTATACAAAAAATAAAAGACAAAAATAAATTCCATATTCAAGACATATTATTAAAAATGAAATTAACATCATTACAAAAATATGGAGTAGAATATTCATTTCAATCAGATATTGTTAAAGAAAAAATTATACAAACTTCTTTAATAAAATATGGAGTAGAACATCCAATACAATCTGATATTGTTAAGAAAAAATATAATTGGAAAGAAATTACTAAAAAGATATATGATACAAAACATAAGAATCATACATTCAACACTTCAAAATCAGAATTGGAATCTTATGACCTATTAAAGAAAAAATATCCAGATGTAATAAGACAATATAAGTCAGACAAATACCCCTTCTCCTGTGACTTTTATATACCAAATTTAGATTTGTATATTGAATGTAACTATCATTGGACACATGGCGGTAAACATTATGAAGGAACTAAAGAAGATATAAACAAAATAAAATTATGGAAATCTAAAAATACAAAATTCTATAATAATGCAATAAAATGCTGGTCAATAAGTGATGTATATAAAAGAAATATAGCTAAACAAAATAATTTAAACTATTTAGAATTTTGGGATATAAATGAATTAAAGAATTGGTTAGATAATTAACATAAAAAAGAGAGGAACTTAAGTTCCTCTCTTCCGATTTTGAATTGTTGTAATTCAAATCTAAATATATAGAGGCAAAATTGCCTAAATATTTTTTAGATAAGTCCAAATTCTGAGTGTACTGCGAATGTGAAGTACATAGTTTCAGGGTAGAACCCAAGTTCCGCGATTGCAAATCTACTATTGAGAAGCATCTTAGGAGCCATTGTGCCTTCTGCTGTAATACTTACTTGATCAGCTAAGATATAAGGTAAGAATACAACACCTGGGCTATTAGCATCACCCTTACGTCCAACACAGATACGTGTATCATTCCAATCCATATAAGGATCTACATAAACCTTAAGACCAGCAACTGTACCACCCATGTAAAGGTCCTTAGAACCGTCTTGAGCCATACCGTTAACCATAGGAGCTACAACGTAACCAGAAACGTCTTGAAGAGCAGCGGCAACTTGAGCATTTGTTAATACCCATGTAGCGCGACCTCTACGACCAACATTTTGAATAACTGTAGCGGCAGCTAAGATACGAGACATAATTCTACGTTGACGTGTGTGAAGATTTTCAGCAGAAGTAAGAACTTCAGCATTAGCAACTTCCCAGTTAGCGTCTTCAAGATGATCCTTACCATAGATATCTCTGAAGTTGTTTACACCAAACTCTGCAAGAGTATGAGTAGCATCACCCTTACCCATCCAAAGGTTAAGATCAATACCTTGGAAGATCTTTTGTTGAACAGCGTTAGTTACACCAAGAGCAAATACTCTTTCAACAAGACGTTGGTTGATGTGTTGTGTAATTTCATTTTGCATAGCTTCCATAACCTTACCAACAGCATCTACACCCATAAGAGGAAGATCTTGAAGTTGTTGACGTGTTACTGTACCTGTTACTTCATAAGAACCCATTTGGATCCACTTGCTGAATAAACGAAGACCGATAGTGTTACCAGTACCAGTTTCATTTTGAGCACGTGTCATAGCTTCTTTCTTACCGGTAGCGAAGTTAGCGAAACCGTCTACAAGATCAACAGCTGTTTGTACGAAGTCAGCCTTAGCAGCCTTAATAGGATCATCAAGTACATCCTTTACTGTAACTTCACCAGCAGCAAATACTTCTGTAATAGAAGCAGGATCATTACCTTTCATGCAAGAAACAACTTCAAGAAGAAGACCACCGTCCATACGACCGAAGCCTTTGAAACGACCAACTAATGTAGCAGCAGCAGCTTCTGTAGCAACTTCATTTTCAGCTGTTGTATAATCATCAGTACGACCAGGAGCAGTTCCAATTACTTGAATTTCGTCATTTTCTTTAATCTTTTTCTCTGCAACAGCCTTACGAAGAGCTTCAAGAGATTCAAGATCACCAAGAACCTTAACATAAATAGGTTTGTTTTCACGACCAGCACCCTTACCATCGAAGCTTGTTTCATTTACACGACCAAGCTTACCACCAGCATATGGGAAGTCCATGTATGAAAGCATGTGCCAAGGACCCTTAGCAGGAACTACAGGAACAAGTTCAAGACCTACTGTCAATAAAGCAATATTCAATGCCATAGGAAGTGTAGATACAGGAATATCACCACTACCTACCTTTTGATTCCAAAGGTTACCAGCAGCTGCAGGATTTGTAGAAGCAACGGCAGGATTTTGAGGAGCTGCAACGTTACCCATACCTGTTGTGTTAAGAGGAGTAGCATAGATAGGACCTACACCACCTGGTTGAGCTGGAACATAACCAGCATGACCTTGTTGCATGAATGGAGAACCATTTACACCAAGTTGTGATTCATAAATTTCGTGAATAGAGGCATATTGGCTAACCCAATTTAACTTTTCTTGATCTTGAACATGAAAGTTTTCTGTTAACATAGTACGCCACATATCAGCACCATTTTGTTCTGTTATAAACATATTGTTAAAATCAATAAAATTTTTTTATTATGGTTTTTTATTTTTTAATTTTTCCTTTTTACAAATTATATATAAAAATAATAAATTTTTCATCTAAAGTTTATTTACAAAAACTTATGATAAATTTACATTATTTCTAAGATACATCATTTGTTTAACAATGTTGTTATGATAATTTCCAACTACATCATTAGATGTTTCTGTTACAAACTTAGGAGTTTCTTTAGCGAAATCAACATTTGCCCAGAAGTTTTCTAATACTCCATCTTTAGTAAAGTCAAACATACGAGATTGTCTAACTATTTCATTTTTACGATCTTCATTAAGAAGTTCCCAAGATGGTCTGTATTCAGCTGGCATATTTTCTACAACGTATACACCTGCATATTTAGCATCTGTAGCATTTTCCTTAACAAGCTTTTCAATTTCTTCTTTATTGTCAACCGATTCCAAAAGTGCATCGATTTCATCTAAACGACCAGCCTTTTGACTTTCAATAAATGCATTAACATTTTCATTGACTTTAGATTCAATTTTTTCAGATTGTATTGGAGCAAATTCTTCAGTTATCCAACTTTCAACAACAGGAGAAAATTCTTCAGTTATCCAGTTTTGTACTTCAGGAGAAAATTCTTCAGTTATCCAGTTTTGTACTTCAGGAGCAAATTCTTCAGTTACCCAGTTTTGTACTTCAGGAGCAAATTCTTCAGTTACCCAGTTTTGTACTTCAGGAGCAAATTCTTCAGTTACCCAGTTTTGTACTTCAGGAGCAAATTCTTCAGTTACCCAATTTTGAACACCTTCTGCAATATTTTCAATTGCTTCAGATATCTTAGTAGTAATAACAGCATCATTTTCTTCCTTAACGGCTTCCATAATAGATGACTTGAATTCATTACCAAATTCTTCCTTCACCCATTTTTCAATTGCATCATAATTTACAGTAGGTATTGAAGATTTTGTTTCATTCAAAGACTCTTGAGCCACATGAAGTTCAGCTTCTAAAGAAGCAACTTGATCACTAAGCTTATCAATTGCGTCTTTTAAATCTTTCATATCAATATCTTCGTTATCGTTATTTTTATTATTTTCTTTGTCATCTTTATCGTCATCGTCAGAAGTTTCTGTTGCATCAGAATTTTCTTTCTTTTCGGATGTCTTTTCTTTCTTGTCTTCCTTCTTGTCTTCCTTGTTGTCTTCCTTCTTATCTTCGGAATCATCACCTAAAAGATCTTCAGAATCATCATCTTCAACAATAGCCCAAATTTGGTTATCATCTTCAAGACCTTCATTAAGACATTCAAGAGTTTGATTTTGTTTTAATGTCAATTTAGCTTGACTAAAACCAGGAGTACCTACTAAATCGTAAGTCTTAATAGTAGATAATGTTACACGACCTTCATTAGTAATAGTACCAGCGCCACGTGAAGAAATATATAATGGAAGTCCACCTTCAACAATAGCTTGAGCAATTTTACCTTTAGGAGTATTAAGAAGAAGAATAGTACCTGTAATAGTTCCATCTTCATTCATTTGTATACTTTCAATTTTGTGAGATACATTCTCTAAATTGATATTCATTGAATTTGGGTGTTCCAACTCACCAGGACAACCTTCAGTTTCAATTACATGTTGTAATGATTCAACCATTTGTGCATAATTATCTTTATCATATACACGATTGTTCTGATTCTTTACACCACAAACTCCAAATACTCCAGTAAGACGCATTTGTTCATTATTGTTTGATTCTACAACTAAATCGGAAACTTTACCTAATGTTTCATAGACCAAGCAATGTTTATTTGTCATATTTTAAATGTTCTTACAAATATTTTTGGTATTTTATTAAAAATATATTTTTTTCAAATAATATAATAATTTTTATTAATTTGCTGTAATTTCTCTAATAATTAAGTTATCTTTATTTTGTTCAACTCTACAACTATATGTTATAGCAAGAGATTCTGCCACATCAGGTTGTGAAATAGTTATATTATTTACTGTTATTAGTTTATTTGTACTTTCATTCAATATACGTAATGAATGATATGTTTCTAATGTAAATCTACCATTTTCACCTATGATTGACTTATACCAATTATTAAATAATAATAAATAATTTGAATAAACTATATTATGATGTAATGTTTTTATAACATCTTCAGTTAATTCTTGTTCATATTTTATTTGATATCCGTCATTAAATGTATATAAATGATCAGTATTTCCAGTTTCATCATTATTTACAGTTTCATGACTAAATGTATCATCTATATCAATTTGTAATTCACGTATTGTCCATAAGTCACATAATACATTAATTAAACCATCATATTTATATCTATTTATAAGTTCATTAACATTCTTATTTATATATTGATTAGGATACATTGTTGTTGGAATAATAGAATCATATTTGATAATTGTTGGGAACATAATATTATTTGAAGGATAAATCATTTTTGTACTTGCATTATATGATAATTGTCTACCAAAGTTTCCTAAATATTCTGTTCTTGGTTGATTAAAATGATTCGATACATTTAAGAATGATCCTTTTTCTAATATATATCCATAGTATATTTCTGCCATTTCTTGTGATAATATACTATTGCTTAGATTATCAAACTTAATACCTAATGATTCTACCTTTATACCTTCTGAATAGTTAGTTGGTATTCCATCATTAAAGTTGAAACATATATTAAATACTGGTATATATGTATTATTTAATATGTTTTCTGTTAAGTCAAATAATACTGGTTGATTATCACTATTTGTTATTATTTTTGTTGTTAATAATGATTGACTATGTATTTCTACATTAAAATTAAGAATAGTCAAATTATTTGTTCTATTAGATGAAGATATAAATGTATGATCATTAAACAAATATATTCTTTTTGCAGTATTTTCACCAACAATAGCATATACATTAAATATGTCTATTGATGATATTGATTTATTTGTGTCAATATCAATAAAGTTTTCAGGATATAATGAATATATGTCAGTTTGATAATTACCTAACTTATATATTTTGTCATTTATAACTGAACTATCAATTGTTGTCAATTTTTGTGGTAATATTTTACATTTATTAAATAATTTATTAATATTTGTTAGTTTAGTCAAATTATCAAATAAATTACTTGGTATATATCCTTCAAAATCAGAATCACCAAAAATACCTTGAATTTCACTTACATTTTTACATTTTTCATTAAATAATGTTGGTGGAATTATAGGATATCCGTATTGTACATTATTTGTATAATTTTCGTCTGTAAATTTATAATTAGATATACTTACATTATATTTAGTATCTGTTGTGTGATTAATGTCATATTTGTAGTATACTGGTTTTTGTAAACTTGCATTATTATATGTTTTATGTGTGCCTATTATTTTGACATTATTAAACATATTTGATATATTTGTAAATTTGTTGTCATCAATATCAAATATATCTTCAGGTAATGGATAACTGTTAATACCATTAAATGTTGAATTAGCAAATAAATTAGAAATATTTTCTATATTCTTAAATTTGATAATTGTTTCTTTAGATATACATATACCAACTTCTTCATTATTTTGTAATTTGCCAGTACAATTAGAGAATAATCCATTGACTTTTGTAGTTGATTCAAATGCATTTAAGCTTTCTGGTAATTTAATTAAGCAATCATCATTAGAATTACTATTAAATATAAATGTTGTTTTACTAAAAAGATAACTTAAATTACTTTGTGTAGCTAAACTATACCATAATGTATTCCAATTATCTAAGTTACTATAATCAATTTTCTTGTAGAAATTAAATATATTACTTATATTAGATTCATTATATTTGTTTTGGCTATTATTGATTAAGTTATTATATTGTCTACCATAACTTATAAATGATGCAATATCTACTAAATTATCAATAGGAATATATTTTACCATATCGACTGTATCTATTGATGTAAATGATCTGTAAATAGTTAAATTATTATTTACATTAGAAAGTCCAATATTGTTAAATCCTTTTACAAAAGATGCAGATATTAATGAATTATTTTTTACTGTTGATTGTATTAAATTATTAAAACTACATACAATTGTTGTTACGTTATTTTGATGTTCAGTAAATAGGCCATCTAAATTAGTTGTTGCATTATTAAAACTAATACCACTTATAGATGTTATAGTATCATTATCGTCATCATTAAACAAGAACTTATGAACATTTACTTCTGTAAGTAATTCAGAATCATTATACATTTGTGTTCTTGTATTATATGAAATAAATGGTCTATTATTACCATCTAATTCTCCAGGTGATGTAGAATATAAGAAATTAGATATTTTATTCTTTATATATTTTAATGCATCTTCATGTACATATGTTAACGTACCAATTATGTTATCAATATTTAATACATTTGGTGATGTTATATTAGCAGAAACTGTAATATCACCTTCATTGTTAATACCAAATAATTTATCATCAATAACATTATATCCAGTACCCCATAACATATTTTTACAACTTAACAAATTAGTATATCCGGCTAATGATAAATGCTTATTACTTGAATATTGCATTGTTAAGCCGCTGAATGTAAAGGTTATGTTTTCTTGTCTATAGAATGCATTTTCTAATGATACAACATTTTCTTTACCATCAAGATTTGTAATTAAATCATATAAGTCATCATATGATAATGCTGCTTGACCAGTATGATCACCATAAGATGAGAATTTGCCTATTTCAAATATTGATGCTAATGATGTATTAGGTTTTTTAACTCGTAATGTAAAGTTTTGTGTGAAGTTAAATTTAGAATTATAGAAAGTACCAGCTGCATATCTATTATTGCTATCTGCTCTATGAGTAATACATAAGAAATGATTATCATTATCTTGTATATAATTTATATTACGTAAGTTAGTATTAGCAAATGCATAAGGAGATAATGTTATTTCCTCCTTATCTGGCAATATTATTGTATCTATGTATTTAGTACCTTCAAATGAAATTTCCTCAAGTTGATTAACATTACTTAAATCAACCTTTATATTAGAATCAGAAACTTGTTCAGATGATTTACCACAAATAGTAAATGTAGGATATTCTCCATCTTCTAAATATCCGCAGCAGCTAATGATTTTAATTGACTTAACTATGAAGTTTTCTTCTGATCCATTAATTAATGTAATATTCTTTATATTTGGACAATTTGAAATTGTAATTTTTTCAAAACCAACTAATGTTATATTAGATACAGTTAAGTCATTTACTATTGTAATAGATGCATTATCAAATTTTGAATTAGTTATAGATATGTTTGAAATATTTGAATTTGCAATAGTTATATCCTTATTCCAAATAGATAATAATTCTATACTCTTTAATGATGAACCGCTAAAGTTACATGATCTTAAGTTATTGCAATTTTGTACTACAATATTGTTGTTTGGTGAATTAATATTTTGAGCATTTATTGTAGTTATGTCCAAACCTTTTGCAGTAAGTCCACATTTTGAATTTGAAATATTGATTGTACGTAAATTAGGGTATGTATTAACTGTTTCATTTTCATTAACTAAATTCAATTGACATGCTGCTTCAGGTGATGTTATTTCAATAGTTTTTACAGAAGGTATATTAGGTAACTGTAATTCTTTTAATACATTATTTGTTACACTGATATTTTCCAAGTATGGACTATTAATATATAACACACCATCACTATTAATAAGAGTATTGAATGACGCAACTTTTGTCCATGAAATAGAACCACCAAAACCAATTGTTTGCGAACCACTATCATTAGGAACGGTAAATTGATATTCGGTTTGTGGATCAATACATATAAATTGTAGGTAACGACCTTGTGAATATGAATTATATATTGGACTATAATCTAATGCATGTATACTAATAGTACCAACTTGACCGCCAGAATATTTTTGATAGCCCATACCAGTACCAAAAATACTTCTAATCATATGTACATCTTCATTTGTTGGTAATGCATATACAATATTTGCAACATCTTCAAATAAAGGATCATAAATGTTTACGCCGTTATTTTGAAGATCTTTCCATGTATTTGTACTAATGTCATAATGTTTATAGTTATTTGTCTTTACATTAGTTATATTAAAATATGCATCAAGAATATGGAAACGTTTATTTAGCCAATCCTCTAATGATGCTAATCCTCTGCCATGGAAAGGTGTTATATTTGTTACATCAAATCCGGTAGATGTTTTTTGTAAATATTTAAATCTATAGTTGGCATTAAAGAATAATCTATTTATCTTATTTAAGTTTCTTCCAAAATAATTTTCAATAAAATATTTTGAATTTCTAAGTTCACTATGATTATCTTTTCTTAATGTATACCAATAATAACTTGGATTTGTTTTATATCTGCTATCTTCTTTATTGTTATAGAATACTTTTGCATATTTAGCTATAGCAAATAAATATGAACTTGGAATATCAAATCCTAATGGAATGTTACCCCAATCCTTTTCCATTATATTTATCTGAAACTGAGAAGCTTTACTTGCTAATTCAGTATTAGGATAGAAATCTCTATATATTACTGCATTATCATCTTCCATTGTCCAATAATCACTAAACGCAAATGGATGAACATATACACCACCATTATCTCTACTAAATGAGGTGTCCATATCATAGAATGCAGTATAGAATGGACCACCTTCTCTAAATGATTTGATGTTCATATTCTTTTGAACAGAGTCAGTTAATCCAAATGCCATACAAAGAGTATAATATTCAACAAGACTAGTATAATCTAACAAATAGAAATATTTACTAAATAAAGCATCAGTATCTTTATATTCATATTCTTCTTGTGTTTCCTCTTCATTAAATATACCAACAAAATGTCTAAATGGATCTTGCCAGTTACTATTGATATTATCTATTGCTTCTCCAAATATATTTGACAATTCTTCACTATATGTAAAATTGTTGCCAAATCTTGTAAATTGTTTTTTATAATTAGGAACGCTTCCTGTAGATCTTGTTATCCAGTTATTACTTCCTGGTACATAGTAAGGTCTATCTGATAAATGTGCTTTATAAGACAAATCATATCCATAATGATTTAGTTCATCTGTGGACATATTTTTTTCCAATAAAGTAAATAATTTACCACCAAACAATGAGACTTCTCTAACAAATGTCTGTATTTTTTGTTTTTGACGTTGGATATTTTCTCCCTTAGGATAGAAATCACCAAACATACCTTCATTATTTTCTCTATCTTCAAATAATATTGTTGAATCAAATTGAGAAAAGTCATAGTATGGATTACCACCTTGAATTTCAGCAACACATAATCCATTCATTGGCTGGTAATTTTCAATATGAGTCACATATACTCCAAATCCATCATATTTGCCAGTTTCATCTAATAAATTAACTTGTGTTGTACCATCTATTTCATATAAATTGTTTAATATAGCACCAATATTATAATATCCTAAGTTAACAACAGAATCACGACCCAAGTTACAATTATATATACCCATATAATAGTAATGTATTTTGTCATTATTATCTTTATCTGGTAAACCGAAGAATACCAATAATGGGAAACCTGTTAAACAATTCTTTATATATCTCTTGTAAGATTCTGCATTAGTATGAATATTTCTGGAATCACTAAATGGTGTTGTATTTTCATTTATAAACAAACCTGCAGAAGTATTGTTAGCATGAGTTGAGTCAACAGCATCTGCCTTAAATAACAAAAGATTTTCGGGTAAGAATGAATTATTAGCTTCTTTAGTATTATTATGATCAAAATTAGGAGTAAATAATGTTACATATGTATTATCAATTCCTTGTGGATTTTGCATTTGTAATGTAAAGTTTTTGCTCTTAAACTGGCCTGTTGAAGAACCTTGTAACTTGAATGTTGAATTTACTGAACAGTCAGTATCCTTTCCATTACTGTCTATATATGTAAAGTTTGCTATATTGATTGAATCAACATTTCCTAATGCTCCTTCTGAATAACTTTTACAGAAATAATCTGTCATAAATTGTTCAGGCGTTCCATCATAATTCATATTAAGTATTATCAAAGGAACATTATGGTTTATTCTACCATTATCTAATAATTTATCTTTTAAATCTTTTAATGTATTAATACCATCAACTTTAATTACTGTAACTGTTGATGATTGATCAGTTATTTCTTCATATTTAAATTGCTGAACAATATTCTTTAATGTAACAAAATAAGATATTTCATCATTATCAATATCTGAACTCATATACTTATAATAATATTGAGTTACATCAGCATCAGTAATTGATCTATTTCCTTGTGTTATATCTGCAAAATAAATATATGCAACATCTAATAAATTTAATGAATAATTTCCTTCAAATACATTTATGGATTTTAATACCATTTTTTGTGATGTTCCAAAATAACTTGAAATACCTTTTTCAATAAATCCATCAATGTATACTATCATTTCATATTTTCTTTGATCAACATTTTCGGTTTCTACGTTTCTGATCAAAATATTAAATAAATGATACTTTGAATTATCCATTACATCAAAATCAGTTTCCTTTGGAATAAATATCTCTGCAGATTTTTCACCAATTATAATCTTATTTTGTGTAATTTGTACTTTTACATCACCAGCACCGTTATCAAATATTAATTCAAATATATTAGATAAATCAGAATTTACTTCACTATATTGTATACCAAAAGATAATAGTAAATCAGTATGTGTTGTATCTAGTTGTATATCGGATTCTTCATATAATTTAATTGATGAATTTTCTCCAATCATATTCATTTGAATAAAACCTTGACCAATAAAGTTTCTGTTAATTGATTGAAGAACATCTAATGATATGTTTTTGTATGGACCATCTGTACCTCTAAAATATGATTCATTTGTTACTAGTAAGTCATTATCATACCAATTTAATTCACCACTATCAGGCGCTAAATATATGTAGTATTCATATACCTTAGGAACTTCAGATTCACCAATAACTGAAAAATCTAATTTATATTCTTCAAAATCTTGTGTAGTATTTACTAATTGTACAGATACCATAGAAGGTATACCCTGACGTAATGTTAATCCTGAATATACATTTTTACCATTGTTTTTTATATCAACCTGTACAGTTGATAATGTAGTATAAGCAGTTAATGATAAACCTATATTTTTAGTAGTAAATTTATAAGCACTATCTTTTATATCACCTGCACTCTTTCCATAAGCTTCATCACCCTCAATCGCTGCATCAATTTCTTCTTGAGTATATCTTTGTTGGCTTCTATACATTGTAGCATTTTGTATAGTAGGAACAATTTTAAGATATAATCCTTCTGGAATAATTGTTGTATTAATAAAGAATGATGTTTCATTATTACCGTTATAGTTATATGATAGTTTACATGATATAGAATAAGTACCAAATATACGATCATCACCTAAACTTAATTCTAATATATCCCATAAATCAATATATGTATAAGGATTATTTGTTTCTGGATTATATGCATTATTTGTTAGTTTAATATTAATTGGTGCATAGTTTTTTTGCCCTATAATATTAATATTCAATTGAACATTTGTAGCATCAACATAAATATTGTGATTGATTCTTAATTTTAATCCATTTGTAAGATTTTTATAAAAAATAGTTGTAGGATCAACAAATTGTTCATTATTGTTATTCATGAACGCATATGAAAGATTATGAGGAAATAATATACATTTAGTTATTACTTGTTTTGTTTCATCTTCAGTATTGTTTTTGACATCAACACGAACATCATAGTTATTTGTAATAGATACTGTAGATTCATATAAATTATTTTCTGCACTTAATATGAAATTTTTACCTTGTTGTTTTCCATTTACATAAATAGCACAAGTATATGTATCTGATCCAGGTCTATTAATTGATAACTTGATAGGATATTTGTTGTTGTTAGATTCAGATAATATAATAGTACTGCCTGTTTGTTTATTATCTAATGTGCATAATATAGACCAATTTGCTCCAGTACCGCCTGATCCATTACCACCTTTAGAACCAGTACCACCATATTTATAAATCCATTTTACATATGATTTTAGTTTATCAATATCACCACCAAATTTAGTTAGAATATCTGTTATGTTTTCAGAATCTGTATATTGACTTAATAAAGCTAATTCTTCTTGACTAAATTTAATTCTTTCACTCATATTTAATCCTTATATTTGATTTAATATTTCTTATATATAAAAATAAAAAATGAGCCTTCATTGAAGGCTCATTAATATAAAATTAAAGTTATGTAACTACTTATTATTTTGTTGTTTTCAAACCAGTACTATCTAATACAAATAAGTAAATATTATCTGATGTTACTAAATCAGGATATAAAATAAATTCTTCATTATTACTTACATTAAATTCATCTGTTGTACCTTCTACATAATGTAAATTTATTTTACTGCCATCATATGTATCTGTTTGTTTGAAATTGCCAGATTTTGAATTATAATATGCCCATAATCCATTAATTGATGTTTTTGCCATGACAAGATATTCAATTAATTGGTTATTTAAGCCTTTATTATAAGCTAATTGGGTAAATTCCATTTTCTTACGACTATTAGATATATAATCTATTCTACCTAATTGTGTATAATATGTATTATCTCCAATTAAATCAATAATTGTAAACATTGGCATTTGTTGATCAGAACTTGGCTTATCAGAAGTACCATCAATATAAGACTTTGGAATAACCATTGAGAATTTTTGGAACTCTGAAGGTAATTCCTTATTTGATGTAAGTTTATATCCTGTTGCTTGACACATTAAATATGTAACAAATGAATTATTGTCTCCTTCCTCAGCATCAATAAATGGATAAAAACGTAATGGCGCTTGATCAGATACTTTTATTTTAATAGTCTTTTCATTATATGTAAATTCATATTCATTTACATTTATATCTAATAATTTATGTTCTGCTTGACGTTTAACTATTGGGAATTTACTTAAATTAATTGTTCTTTCATTAACTTCACCAGAAATTTGAATATTTATTGTCCATACAGCAGTATCATCCTTAAGTGATTCTGGCATAGTCATAGCACCATCTTTATATGACCATTTTTGTTCACCTTCTTCTGTATATAAATAATTTTCACGAGCAGGATAAGTACAAGCATATGTATGTTTATGACCACCCAAACATAATGTTATATGTCTAAATTCAAATAGTCTACTCATCCAATGCATACCTTTACCCTTTTCTGATTTATCAATTTGATTTGTATGAGAACCAATTAATGCACTGGCATCTGATAAACTTCTAAATTTACTATATTCATTAGTATTAGCTGTCCAACTTAAACATGCATTTGTTACAACAGTAAATGGCATTTCATGACAAATTGGTAAGTATGTTTTATTGTCATTTGTCCATTGATATAATATTTCATATATTGGATGGAAGTTTAATTCTTCAGCTACATATTGTTGAGGTGTTGATATTGTATAACCTGTATAAATATTGACTGCGACATCATCAACCTTCAAGTTAAACCAATCTCTACAGTTAATCATTGTAATTTCAGAATTAATAAATAATAACTTAATTTGTTTATCACCATTTAATACTTCCATATAATATAATGATGGAACATATACACCGTTAATTATTGGTCTATACTCATCAGTTGGAATTTCATAACAGTTAAATAAATGGAAGAAATATCCATTAGACTTACCGGTATCATCACCAGTGCCTAATGCATTTATATTAGTATCACATAAGTCATTATTACCGACAACATTCATTTGCTCATATTTGTTAAATAGATAATCTCCAGCAATAAAATAATCAAGCCATTCATTGACACGAGCACCTGATTGTACGCAGTCACCAGTATTAACAATTATTGGCATAATATTTTCTTTGTTTATGTCTTCAGTAATCTTTTCATTTAATTCCTTAGCAGCAGCTGCCCATACTTGATATTCAATCCAATGGAATCCTTGTTGGTCGGTAATTTGATAAATTCTTGGTTGATATGTCTTAGGATATAATGTAAATGATCTTTCTTCAGATTTATATGATTCATCTATATTTCCAAATTTATCCAAACGACATACAAAATATTTATATGTTGTTGGCTCACTTACTCCATCATTAACAATATTTACAATACATTTATGAGATGCGTAAGGTTCGTTATTTCCTGGGAATGTATTATATATTCTTGCATATACAGCATTATTTACATCTACTGGGAATTCTTTACGATGCATTTCTGTAGAAGCCTCACTTATTTCTTCAGTAATTGTTGTATATGATTCAAATATATGCTTATTATTTTCTTGATCAATAATAACTACTGCTTCATTAAATAATCCACTTGACACCCAGTTAAAACAACGTGTAGTATATGGATCAATACCGAATGAACAAACTATTGCATTTGGTTTAGATTTATCAAGCTTTGTTTTGTCAGTAATTACATTCTTATGTTCAAATGAAGCCTTAGGTGTATAATCAGCTACAGCTTTTTTGATTTCTGGTGTCTTAGGGAATTCTATATATTCTCTATCAAGATTTAAATATTGGAAGTCTGTACCACTATTTTGCCAACGTGTTCTTGAAGAATCAGATGTAGTAAATGAATTAAATGCTTGTTTGGCAGGATCAAGTTCAAATGTTATTTTATATATTGTATTTGATGATATATTAAAGCTACCTTGTGATTTTGTTGCAGCAATCCAGTGTCCTTTACTACCCCAGTCACCACCAATATAAAATGCATCTATAAAACCTTTAGCTAATACCCATGTTCCCTTACCACTTAACTTATATGTTGAATCAGGACTTGCAGGTTTAGTTTGAGCAAATTGTGTAGCTGGTGTTATAGGATTACCAGCTACAGTATTACCATAAGTCAATGCTAAACCTAAACTACTTCCTGCAGAAATACTTAAATCTAATAACTCTCCGTTATCATACCATTCTTTATCATAAGTCTTTACATCTATGAATGTATTAGGATCATCAATAGTTGAATATTGTTTACAGCGAATCAAATATGTTCCACCAGCAGGAATAAAACCGTCTAATGCTAATGACTTATATGTAACTTGATCAGCTGTAGTTTCTGATGAAGCATTCTCAACATACGAATAATGTAAATATGATCCGTCAAGATAGAAATCTTCATTAGATGTATTCATAAGTTCAATATATGCATGAGTACAACCATGTATTTTATCAGTTTTTAAAGGAACATATGTCGCACCGATTTGAATTCTATCTGCATTCAATTTCATATCTTTTGTAATATCAATATTCTTTTTTGTAGCTTTCAATATTGATATGAATGATCTATCAGTTTTATAGTCATCAGGAATATCATCATAATATGACTCACCGTTAGTTTTTGTCATATATTTTGCCATTGAATTGTCATCTTGTTCTCTAATATCAAATTCTCCATAAGGTGACATTGTAACATTAAATGACTTTCCTGTATCACCATTGATAAAGTTAATCTTTTCAATTGCATTAAGAGAATCACTAATATTAACTTTATTTGACATTATATATTCCTTAATATTAGCAGGATCATATTTTAAGTCTTCAGGTTCTAGATCACTATTAACAAATGTAATATTAATAAGACCTTGTGCTTCAAGTGCTTTAAGTATTTCGTAATTTTCCATAATATCTTCTTCAGGTGTGGTGTCTTCACCGCCCTTACCTATATTTATCAATTTTCCATTAGTATATATATAAAGTTTCTTATTTGCTTCACAGAATATAAGTTCATTATTTTGAAGTTGATTAACATTTTCTTCAATCTTCTCAAATGTTGACATTGAACGTATAGTAATAGCAGCTGTTCGATATTTATAGTCTTCAACATCTGTAGGTGTAGCTGCTTCAATTGTACTTGACATATCTTGATACTTACTATAAATATCAAGTTTATATATATAATCTTCAGAATCTGTGTTGAATTCAATTTCAGAAATATTATATATGTCATCTAAATATATAGGTGTTTCTGAATTGTCATAATCAACATGTCCTTCTGCATCTATATATCCGTTAAACAAATCAGTGCCAGTTCCCCATTCACTTACAGATATCCATATAAAATTATTGCCAACTAATGATTCTTTATATTCAACCTTTTTAGATACAATAACTAAGATATTATATTTATCTGGAGCATATTGATATTTTACTATATCATTTATGTTTACAATAATTTCTTTATCTTCAGACTTAAATATAATATTTATGTTCTTTGTTGAAACTGTCAAATATGCATATTGTTTTGGATCTTTTAATGTTTCTAATATTGTCTTACCATCACTATCTTCTGGAACTATAAAAGATATAGTATTATTATATGAAAGTTTATCATTTGGCAATATATGATAGTTTTCAACAGGAACAATATATTGATAAGATTCTTGTGAAAGGTCTAATCCATCAATAAAAGAAAGTTCAGATTCATCAGTAGCCCATAATGGTTCTTCTTCAGGAATGTCTTTGAGCTCATCAACAGTCTGTGACATTCCAAAATTTTCATCAGTATATGAATTAATACCAAATCTAAAAGAATTTCTTAACTTAGTAACTTCAGCTTGTAATGATCTAATAGCACTAAGCATTATTCTTATAATATCACTTTCTGGTATTGATGATTCTCCTGAATGATTTTTTATATAATCTAACAAATCAGCAGTTGTAGATATTATCTTATCATTCAATTGGGCATTATTCCAATCAATGTCAATAGCATTTACAATTGGATCTGGTTTAGAAATAATGTTGTCTTGGTCATCTACAACATATTCATTTCTACCGAGTTTCATACCCAATAGTACTTGTGGAGAATCTATATTGTTAAATTGTATATCTTTATCTTTATAAGAAGGCATATTATAAAAACTTATTAAAACTAATATAAATTATTATATATAAAAATAAATTAAAAAAGGAAGAACTTAAGTTCTTCCTTTATACTTCACATTTAGATTTTTAATTATTTCTTAACATTATTGTTGTATTTCAGAAATAGTTTTTTGACTATCTTCTTGTTCTTTCTTTCTTATACGCTCTGTAACTTCCTTAATAAATTCTCTTGAACCACGTACAATCATTTGACCATTTAATTGTTCTTTATCCTTTTCTTCAAATGTTTGCTCACAATTGTCTTGCATTTCTTTAAATATGTTCTCTAAGTTAGCAGTTAATTGGTTTAACTGTGACTGCATAGAAAGCATTGAATTTTGTAATGAAGTTAATGAAGTATATAATGCACCTTTACCTGAATTTGTTGTAATAGACATTATTAAAGTATCTTGGGCCTTTTCATTTACACTCAACATTTTCAACAAACGTCTAATATTGTCAATTTCCTGTTCAATTTTATTTGTAATATATGGATGATTGTCAATATACTTTTGATCAAAATAATATGCAGAAAGTTTTTCAGCAATTGTAGTTGCTCTTTCTTCAGTTTTTCTATCAACCTCATCCAAATCAATAGTCAATACAGGAATTTGAAGAGCTTCATCATTATCAGATAATTCTGGTAAATCAGAAGACAAAAATAAATCTTCTATATTACTTGTTTTGTCTGACTTATCTTCAGGTGTACCATATTTAAATTGATAAGGTCTTCCCATAATTTCATTTCTTATATATTATTTGTATTTAAAAATAATTAAAAATTGATATGAGATGAGTGTATAGCTAAATGTGTATCAAAATCACCCCATTCCCATAATATTTTATATCCTAAATCATTAAAGAACATTTCTAATTGATCATGTTTTTCTACTGTCATTCCAAAATAGTCAACAGGCCATAATTCAAACAATATATTAGGATAATTATTTCTAATGATTGTACCTATACCACCTATAAGCACTTTATATTCCATTCCTTCAACATCAATTTTTATAAAGTCAATATCATTATTAATACTAAATGAATCCAATGTTTTTGCATTTATATCAAAATATAAAAAATTATCATTAGTATCATAACTATAATTAGTTTCAAATCCATCATATTTTACTACTTCAGATTTATCGGATAATAAAGTTTGATAAATTGTATAATCATTTACTTTATGATGCAATAACATATTCATTTCTGACATTACTCGGAATTCATTATTAGGCTCAAACATATATGAATATTTATATGGTAATAACATAGAATAGACACCTAATGCGCTACCAATATCTATCATTTTTTTACTAAAGTTAAAATAATTTTCATCATTGGATTTAATCTTATTGATAATGTTTACTTCATCACAGTATATTTCATTATCCCTACACATTAATGCATAAGCTTTATTACTAATAAAACCATTTTCATTTAAGTCTATTGGATCAACTAAATAGTCAGGTTTAAATGATATTTCATTATATTTTTGAATATCTCTTGCATAAAAGTCTTGATTTAATTTCATATTAAATTATTCCATTCATAATATTTTTTTGTCTTTCATCAATTGAAGACTTATGCATATATATTCTATCAATAATTCCTTTAATTATTTCTACATTAATATTTGTTGCACTTGTAATGTTTTTAATTATTTTATTTATAGTAACATCAGGAACAACAATAAAATAATATTCGGCATACTCAAAAAATTTATATATACAATTTTCTATTACTTGTGCATTTACATTAATATCCTTTAATTGATCTATATGAGTTACAACATATTTATACTCAAAATAAGCATTCTTTTGATGATCGTCTAATTCATATACATTACCTAAAAGTAAATGTGCATCTATTCTATTGTCTATAATTATTGATTCTTTACATAAATTAATAATTATGTCCTTTTGCCAATCACTATAATTTCTATCTTTTTGCTGATTCCAATAACACTTAGCCATTTGTACAAAGCAATATGATCTTTCACTATCATTATCTATTGTATTTCTTAAATCATTAATATGTGTACAATAATATGTAGCAGCTGCACTATATATTTTATTAACAAAATATTCTTCTGCTAATTCCAATGCAGTACATTCATGTAAATAGAATTGACGTATTTTATCTCTTAATATTTTATTATTTGATATGTATGTCATAAATTATTGAAATAAATTATTGAATATATTCTAAATTTGTTATTAATTCTTTATTAAATTTAACTATATAAGCTGCTGCATCATTTTCTGAATATGTCAAATAACAAGTATCATTATATATAGCCAATCCACATCCAAATTCTGTAGATATTCTATTATCATACATAAATAATCCACAGTTACCTATATATTTTAGATCATTATCAAACTTAAGTATAGTATGTAAATATATTGATGTTCTAGCATTTGTCTCTTTTCGTAACTGTATACAATCAACCAAATGAACAAAACAATAATAATTATCATCTATTTTTACAAGATGTGAATCTCCTCTATAACAATTCCAAGCATTATCTCCAGTAAATGTTATCTTTAATTCCTTTTCATCAATATTAAAGTAAGCAAATTCAATAGGTGAACTCCATTTAAGCCAATTCCAAGGTTTGTCAACTATAGGCATCCAATTTTTTTCAAGATATGCACTATCATCATCTGCGGCGGGAATTCTTACGCGTTCAGTTTCTGTCCAAGTATTGTCTATTTTTTCTATTCTTGACAATTCCATTCTGCCCTCACCATTGTCTTTTATGTCTCTTCTAACACCGCATAAATAGATATTTTCATCCCATTTAATTATTCTTCCATCCTCAAGTCCCCAAAAGTCCCATACAGGTTCATGAAGATTCATCATTTGTACTTTTGATATATCATTTATTTCAAGAGTATCTATATTAATAGTTCCAAAATAATTTTCAGTCTTTAAATGATAGCTATCTTTACATACATATGCTGTTGGCTGGTCATCTTGTGTAAATTCTCTATATCTACTATCAAATAAGTTATAATTAACTGCTCTTACATTAATATATCCTACACCATCATTAGTAATCCAAATTGAAGGATTCATTGATGCTAATGTCTCTACTTCATCATAATTTATTTCTAATGGTGCAATTTCTGCTCCATTTTCTAATAAATATTTTATAAATCCAAATCTTTGTATTATGTCATTCATAGTTTTTAATATTTTAAATTTAATAATTCAAATAATGTTTCTTTGTCTTGAGCATTTATATTATTTGATATTATTTTCATTGTATTATTAATTGATGCCTTTACTTTGTTTGTTGATATTCCTTCATTTTCTGCTATTTCCTGTATAGACATTTCAAAAGGATATTCAATACCAAATCTTTTCTTTATGATTCTTCTGTCTAATGGATTCAATTTCATGAAAAGCTTATTAGTAAGATCTTTAAAAAGATTATTTCTTTCATTAGTATCCATTGTCTCATCTTCAATCAAGAATTCTTCATTAGCTTGATCATACATAGTATTGTCTGTATAATTGTCATTAGTATGAGGGTTTATAGAATCTAATCTAATTATATTAGCAACCTTCACACCTTTATCTAATGCAGATTTTGGTACATGAACAATATTGGAAAACTTATTAAGTGTTTGTGTTATTGTTGCTCGAATCCATGAGAAACCGATTGATGAGAATGAAGCCTTCTTGATATTTGTGTTTGTCCATTCAAAGAAGTCATTTTTTGAGTTAAAGCCTTCTTTAGGAATCTTCATTAATGTTTGATCAAGAAGCTTAGTATATTTGAAATTGTCTTTTATAATTTGTGATGCTTCTTTATATGTAAAAGAATCTTTAGGATATTGTGAAATGTTATCTAATATACTTTGTCGTAGTTTTGACTTTTCTGTATCAAATTTATCCCATGCAATCATTAACCCCAAATTACCTGTTTGAATAAGATCTTCTAATGGCAATCCAAGATTCTGATATCGCTTAGCACAATCAATTACTAACTTAAGATTGTTTTTAATAAATATTTCCTTATTTTCTGGTATGAATTCAAGATCTTCACTTTCATTCATTGGGTGTAGTATATATTCCTTTTTGACTTCATTAAAATATATGTCTATATTATTGTCAAAAGATTTGTCAGGAACATATTTCTTTACTAGTTTTGTTCTAGCTTCACGTTTTAGTGTTTTCCAGAATTCTTTACAAATATTATCACTCCAGTCATCTATAATATCATCGCATGATTCTATATAAAAATCAACTATTGACCTTTCACTACAATCCTTTATGTTCTTTACATCAAATTTAATTGTATTAATAAATTCTGTATAAAAATTATCGTCAATAATTTCCGAAATAGAATCTAAAAATTTTTTTATCTTATCTTCTGAAGTTTTTGATAGGTTATTACTAATTCTTTTCACTTTGATATATACAGCATATCATATATTTTTTATTTTATATCTTTAAAAGATATGCATTTTTATATCATATTAAAATTAATATAATATTATTTTTTAATTAAATTTAAAAAAATTTAAATTTTTTTCATATTTTTTCATATTTTTTTAAGAAAGTTCACATTTTAAATTTTTTATATCATCTATTACCCATTCAGATATATTTTCTTTTGTTGTTGTCCAATTCTTAAGACGTCTTTTAATATCGTTACAATTCCATCTATCAATACAATGTTTACATATATTCTCATCATAATCATTCATATATTGTTCAATTTCACTATAGTCATTTACTTTAGTGAGATCTAAATAAGCAAAATTTTCATCATACCCTATTTTATGAGCTTCTTCAATACCAAACTTGTTGATAAAATGATTCATATATCCAAGATACTGACATACATATAGTTTTTGATCTTTTAATTGTGTACACCAATATTTACTTAAACAATCTCCGGTATCTTCAATAACATTTTGTGTAAAGAATTTATTGAAAAACTCACAACCATTATTGAAATCTCCGGAAAAATTCTTAAAATATAATGTAGCATGAATTCCGTATGTATTGAAAAAATCTCTTATTGTTTGTTCTCTGTTAAAGTCATAGCAAGTAACATTAATACTAATATTATATTGCTTTATCTTATTTATTAATTTACCAGTATATAAATTAAGATTAATACAATTAGACCAAATTATGACTTTTCCTGTAAAATATTTTTCAGCAATATCTATTATTTCAGGCAATAATGGATTAAGTGTAGGTTCACCACCAGTAAGACATAATTGATCTACATATTCACCATTGTTTGTCTTATTATATAGAATTTCAAAATCTTGCTGTGCTTGTTCTAATGTTCTATCAGTATTTCCCTTAATATTACTAACTAATGATGCAAAATGACCGCATGAAGAACATTTTAAGTTACATCTATCTGTTACATGCCAATCTATGTTATGAAAATGATTCATTTATGAAATATAAAATTTATTTTTAATATATAATTAAATATAGTAAATATACACAATTTTAATTTAATAAATATGAAAGATACTGTTAAAAAAGCTTTAGAAGCCTTAGCACAATCTAGAGGTATTGATACTTCTAAATACACTGATGACTATGTATTGTTTCAAGATTTGACAGGTATTACATCAGCAACAGATGAATTTATTGAAGAGACATTAAATGCAGATTGGTATGTACCTGGTGGTATTGTACGCCCTGATGAAGCTGACAGTGCTGATTCTACTGATCCAAAACCAGAGCCTACTGTAGATCCTACCCCAGAGTCAACTGTAGATCCAAATCCAGAGCCAACGCAAGAACCTACTGTATATCCTAAGCCAGATCCAACGCAAGAACCTTAAAAATATTTTTTATATATAATAGATGAGAAACGAATTAAAAAAAGCTTTAGAACAAGTTGCAAAAGCCAGAAGAATACCTACAGAAGGTCTTTCAGATATTGAACTATTTCAAAGAGTAACAGGCATTAATGCTGCAACTGAAGAATTTATTGATGAAGTAGAATTTCCTGATTGGTATGTACCCGGTGGTATAGTAAGACAAGAAACTAAAGATGATTCTACTACAGAAACTGATGATATTGAAAATGCAATCGGTACTAAAGATCCGGATGAAATTGCCAAATATGACAAAGATGGTGATGGTACTATAACAGAAAATGATGTAAAAGCACAATCTTATATTGAAACATTTGAAGAACCTGTAACAGTAACAAGTGCAGCTGACCTTTCTGCTATTGAAACACCAGCCGAAGCTGATGTAATAGTAACTAATGAAGAAAGTATGAAAGCACTTACTACAGGAACAACTTATAAGACATTAACATTAGTTGGTGGTAAACTTGATTCAACAACTGTAAAACTTAATGCAAATGAAAAATTGACATTAGACGGTGTTGAAATTAGTGGAGAAAAGGGAGAAACAAATGGTAAAGTAAACTATTCAGCCCCTGAAGTAGAATTCAAAAACATTAAAGTAGAAAATGGTTCAACTGTATATAATGTATTTGAAGGCTCTCAAGTAACTAATGATCCTAACTATACAGGTCTTGAAAAAATGACTGTAGAAAATGTAGAAATTGATAATCCATCACTTACTCATAATGTTGTAAATGTATACACTCCAGCTAATGATGCAGTAATTACTATAAAAGATTCTAAATTCAATTTGACTGTAGACACTTCAAATGCTTTACGTTTATCTAACTATTTGAATTCAGATAATGTAACTGTTAATTTTGAAAATGTAGAATGGACTTATGAAAATGGTGTAACTGCTGATGATTGGAAATGGGCAGGTCTCGTAATCTATCAACCAGCCGGCAAGGATGTAGCATTAACAGGTGACTTAACTCATATTAATACTTGGACATTCAACTTCAAGAATTGTAAGTATAATGGTGTAAAGGTTACTGCTAATAACTTCGGTGAACATAATCAAGTAGGATATACTTATAATGTAAACAAATCAAATGCTGTAGCTGATTTGTCCGAAGCTGCAACATTTAATTTTGCATAAATCTTTTTTTATAAGAATATATAATGAAATGGAACTTCAAAGAAGTTCCATTTTTTTGTTGAATTTAAACAATCTATTTAACTATAATATTTATATATTTATTTTTTTAAAAAATGAATTTTCCAGGCTTTATATCAGCATATAGAAATGAAAATGGATTTATAGAGTTATATATTTTCAAGGGAATATATAATGATATTGATATGTATGAAAATATGGATGATGATAAAATGCCACAACATAACAAAACAATAAATGATGATGGTAGTGTAATATATGAATTACTAAATAAGAAAATAAAAAGAATACGATGTGTGCTTAAGTCATCTATTAAAGAAATAAAAAATAAAGAAATTAATATAAATATTTAAATTTTTTTCAGAAAATTATTATTTTTAATTAAATTCAATAAAATATAAATGAAGCAAGTAGTCAATACATATAAACAAAGCAATAACCAAACATTAAAAAATAATGATTGGTTACAAGACGCGTATATATGTAAAGAACCGCTTGCTATAATATAAAACAAGGAAATAATTAAACACAACATATTATATGAGCAGACAAGCGGTTAAGTAAATAAAACAACTTAATCGCTTATTTTTTTGAAAAAAGTTTTGCAAATATTTTTTTGAAAAAAGTTTTGAAACTGTTTAAATTTACTTAAAAACTAAACTATATTTGAAATATAAATATTCCAAACAAGGAAATTTAAATATTAAAAAATAAAGAAAGAGTTCTTTGAAATAAAAATTAATAAATATGCCCCTATGGCGGAATGGTCTACGCAGAGGACTTAAAATCCTTCCTTAATTGGGTTCCGGTTCGAATCCGGATGGGGGTACTGAAAATTGATTATGTGAAGCAGATTGGATGTGCTACCAGGCGAGTGCCGAAACGTTTGAAAGTTTCATGACGATGTAAAACTGAGGAGTAGGTAATCTTGGGCTACGTTGGTTCGAATCCAACCATAATCACACAAGTGATATACTCAATGATATAGTATTTGAATTAATCACATTATTTAAGATCTTTGACTTATTGAGAACTATATAATAAAACGCAGCTGTAGTTTAATGGTAGAATATTTGTCTCCAAAACAAAAGGTGTGGGTTCGATTCCTTCCGGCTGTGCTAAATAAAAATTAAATTGGGCTATGGTGTAATGGTTGAGCACGCAGGTCTTTGAAGCCTTCGGTCTGAGTTCGAATCTCGGTAGCCCAACAATTGTACAGAAGAATTCTTTATGGATTGGAGATAATAGGCGTGGAATGAAAAGAGATGGTAGGTCGCCCCTAACCTCTGCCACCGTTGGTTCAAATCCAACCTGTACAACAAAATAAAATATAGAAATTTTTAAAATTTTTCTTAGTTAATTTGAAATTTTTTAAAATTGAAACTATATTTAAATATCAAATGGAAAATAAAAATTCCAAATGATTACAAAGTTCTCGTTCTTTGACATATTGATACAACAAATTAAAAAGAAATCAAAGTAAGAATCATTTGTTTGATGGAAGCTGTCACGGCAATTATCCTGATATAAAGATGATTATAAATGTGAATAATGTCGACATCCCTTAAGAAAGGAAATGCCAAATCCATCTGGCTGAATTCAAATGATATCTGAACAAAATATATGAAATTTATTCGTGAGAATGTATTTCAAAAAACAATATTGAAATTTATTCGTGAGAATGTGTTTCAAAACAATAATTGATACTGGAAGAGGTTAGGTGAAAAACCACTGCCAATGAGTCGTTTGCGTCTTTGAGGTATAGTTCAGTAAATATATTTAATGGGCCCCGTGTAAGGTGCGGTATGACATTAAACAACAGAATTTCCTTTATCATTATGAGATTATTTAAGTATGGTGTAGGTTAGAGTTACTTCAATATAAAACTGGTCATTTTACACTTTAATCGCTTGTTCCTACTTAATATTTAGGGCCTTTAGCTCAGTTGGTTAGATCAACAGAATTTCCTTTATCATGTTATAATACTCTGGTAGCTCAGTAGGTTAGAGCAGTACTCTTATAAAGTAAAGGTCGCCAGTTCAAGTCTGGCCCAGAGTACAAATATGAAATTATAAATTACGAACACTTAGAATTTATTAAAAGTAGTATTTTGATTGGGTTATGCTTCCTAAGAATATAGACAAAAAGCAATTAATGCCACAATGGCGCAATTGGTTAGCGCAGGAATCTTATACATTCAAGGTTGGTGGTTCAAGTCCATCTTGTGGTACTTTGTGTGCCATGCAAAATTCACTTAGTGTAGTTGAGAGTTACTTCATTAATGTTTTTGGTTTAATCTTATACTTTCAATGATTGTTCTAGTGAATATATTTTGGGGATTTAGTTTAACTAGCGAAAACACGAGTTTTGCAAACTCGAGATTCCGGGGCAGCACCGGATTTCTCCACTTATTTTAAAAATGTTTTGGTTCCATGGTTGAATGGTTTACAATGCCGCCCTGTCACGGCGCGCGGTGCGGGTTCGAATCCCGTTGGGACCGCAATCGGCTTGGAAAGAACTGCAAGTTTCATTAGCGGCAACTAATCAAACCCATAGAAGCATAGCGTCACGTATTCTAAACAAACGAAGTATTTGCCGGTACTTGTATGTTCTGGTGTAAAGGCAGCATACCGTCGTGAAGAACGGAGGAAAGGTTCGAATCCTTAAACATAGCAATCTTATAAATGTTTTATACATTTATAAATTTTAATGAAAGAAAGGGAAGATGAGTAGGTTATAATTTATAAGTTTAATAACCTTGAAATGATTGTCGAGATGATTATGCATTTCTAAAATTTATTATAAAAACTTATCGTAATTAAGTACTTACGTAATTTGTACTTTATTTATTTATGGGAAACTATTATACATACGGTTTCCCATTTTACTGGGAGGGTAACCGGTAATTGGTAGCCGCGCGGACTGTAAATCCGCTCTCTCTGAGACTGGGGGTTCGAATCCCTCTCCTCCCACAAAGTTGAAATTTAATCATATATAAGTATGAGTAGGGGTTGCCATTAAGTTGGAGGACCGAAAAGAGGGATATAATGATTATCTTGCAAGAATTTCAGCTTTATTGCTTCCGTGGCGTTAATGGTTGTAGCGTTCCAGACTCTTAATCTGTGAGGTAAGGGTTCGAATCCCTTCGGGAGCACATAGAGTGATTAGCAGCTAATTATGGGCGACAATGGCTTGCTTAGCCCAGTGTTCAATTGTACAGTTGAATCTAAAAAAATCGAGGAGCCTCCAATGATCTCGTAACTCAGTTGGTAGAGTATCACACTTTTAATGTGAGAGTCGAGGGTTCGAGTCCCTCCGGGATCACATTAAAATATTTTAAATGACTTTTTGAATATTTTAAAGTTGTTTACAATATTATTATATATAATTTATAAAAATGGTCTTTGACATATTGATATAATAAAATGCCGAGATGATGGAATCGGTAGACATGACAGACTTAAAATCTGTTGACCATTGCGGTCGTGTGGGTTCGAGTCCCATTCTCGGTACTATAAATCATTCGAGGTTCAAGAATTGTAGAATGATTTAACTTAGGGAGGTAGTTCAGTTGGTTAGAATGCTAGTTTTGGGAACTAGTGGTCGCGCGTTCGAGTCGCGTTCTCCCTACTATAAAAATATCTAAGGTTTCAGAAAGTTGCCTGTAAATTGAATTTTATATTGGGCTATGTTTGGTAGTGGTTCAACCTCTAACTCTTACAAAGTTAGGACCCCAGTTCGAATCTGGGTAGCCCAACAAAAATATAAAAATCAAACTAATTTTCATTATAAATTATTATTTTTAATTATATAAAATTAAGTTTGAATTTAACATATTTATGATTTGCGAAAATTGTGGTAAAGAACATGATGGAGGTTATGCATCTGGAAGATTTTGTTCTAAAAAATGTGCTCATTCTTATGTTACAAAGTATGATAATAAAAATGAATTAAAGGAATCTAAATGTATTGATTGTGGGAAATTAATATATATAAATAAAAGATCATCTAATAAATGTAGATGTGATAACTGTCAAAAAAATCATATTATGCCATCACAAATTAAAATATGTTCTATTTGTGGTAGTACTTATATTAAATCTGATGGTTGTAAAAATGAATTTTGCAAAAATCATAATTGGCAACAATTTAAATCTTTAATAAAATATTTTGGATTTGATAAAACAAAATTAGGTACATTAGAAGTTGAAAATGAATTTAATAGAATTAGAGATATATTATATGATTTATATTGGAATAAACAATTAAGTGCAAGTGATATTGGTAAAATTTATAATTATAAAAATTCACATAATATTATTCAAAAAATATTTAATTTTTTAAATATTCCAACAAGAAATTGTAAAGAATCCATAATTAATGCATATTTACAAGGAAAAATGAATCTAATTAATAATGTTTATGGATATAAAGATTGTTGGCATATAACTTGGAATAATAAAGAAGTTTATTTAAGAAGTTCTTATGAATTAGATTATGCTAAAGAACTTGATAAACAACAAATTGATTATAAAGTTGAATTTAAACATATAAAATATTGGGATTCACAAAAACAAGAATATAGATGTGCAATACCTGATTTTTATATTCCTAAAGATAATATGATAGTTGAAATTAAATCATCTTGGACGTTAGATAAGCAAAATATGATAGATAAAAAACGAGCATATTTAGACTTAGGATATAAATTTAAATTAATTTGCGACCACAAAGAATTAGAAATATAATATTGCTTCGGTAGCTCAGGGGCAGAGCATCTGACTGTCTTTTTAATGGCAGCTCTTCATGGAAACATGTTAGATGAAAATTCCGCTAATTCGGTGAATTTAGTATTTCGTGTAAGTACTGTGACGCCGAGCTAAATCAAGGTAAAACTTGTAAATGTGTACAGACTATAGACGGAACACCTAAACAAATTGCATGGTGATAACATAGTCGAGACAGCAACAGAAATGGTCTTAGTGATAAGATGCTGTATGTAATCAGAGGGTCGGGATATCGTAATTCCCCCGAAGCGCTAAAAAATAACAATAGATATTGGTAAACATAATGATAATTTTGCTAATGAAAAATTTAATGAGTTTATTGAATATTTAAAGGAAAATAACTATTTATAAAATATAAATACTAATATATCGCGGTCTAGTCTAATGGTAAGATGGTAGGCTCATAACCTACAGACAGAAAATGCTTGTCCAGGTTCGATTCCTGGGGCCGCAACTATAAAAAGGCGTCTTAAAAATGGGTAAGCGGGTTCCCCTCTGGAGTATGAAAGTAATCCGTTAACAATGTAATATATGAAATACTAATTAATCTCGTGGAGGCAGACCACTTCGACCGGAGTAATTAACCGGAAACATGCATAGTATTTCATATTAAATTTTAAGTTTCAGTTGTTGTAAAGGAGAGTTACTTCATTAAATAATAATTTTAACAACAGTAGTTTTAGAGACCGAGATTTATGATAGCGATTATAAATGTTAGGGAATTTTTATACTTTCTTTGATTGTTACACTGAAATTTTTTGCCTCCTTAGTATAAAGGTTATTACACATGATTTGTAATCTTGAGATGGCCGTTCAATTCGACCAGGAGGCTCAATAAAATGTATATTAAAATAGTTCATGACACTGGGGTCTAGGTTAGAATCATGTCCTTTGCTATTAGGAATGAAAACCATAAGCGGTAATGATGAGTTTTGGTTAGACTTAAATGAGGAACTGAATAGCAATCTCTACCAGAATATACATTTTTTACATATTGGGATGTAGTATAAAGGCTAACACGTCAGATTTTGGTCCTGAAGATGGCAGTTCGATTCTGCCCATCCCAACATATTTTTGCCGCAGTTAGCTAATTACTAACACCTGGAAACGTACGGAGCTTACCGATAAGATACGTGGAGGTTCAATTCCTTCAGCGGCACAATTGTTGTATCAATATGACATAGTTATTGAAGAGGTGAACTTTATTAAACACAAAAAATATGAGAAGACATTCTCTTAGAGCATATAGCATATAATTCCTAATGCGCCTGATGAGGAGAATTATGGTTGAAGTCCATTTATGCTCACAATATTTAAGTCCCATTGGTATAGTGATTGTGCCGCTGCTTCTAAACCAGCTGAGACGGGTTTGATTCCTGTATGGGGCACGTTTTGGTTAAAGTTCCTAAGCAAAACTCCTTTTGGTGGAGGCTAACCATATTTTATTAACAAATTTAAATTTATAAAAAAGTTATGAAACAGCATTGGTAGATTGATATTAGAGGTTTTCCGTAAATAGATTTTTTATAGAATCTGTGCACCGTTGTTATGATGTTCATTTTGGGTGAACAGAGGGATTTTAGTGAACATCAAATCATTATAAAAAATATATAAAACTATTTACAATTATTTATAATTATGGAAAACAAGAAATTTTATGGAATGAAACCTTCATATAAGTTTATGAAGAAAGAACTCAAAGGAAAAAATAATGAATATACTAGTTTTTGGTGTCATGGAATGAATTTAGTATATTATTGTATTAAGCATGATTTTAATGAAGAACAAGTTAATGAATATCTTGACAAAGAAATTCAGAAATGCAAAAAATATTTGAATAGTCATTGCCCATGTATATACCATTCTATACCTTATGACATTTATAAAGATATTATAAATACTTCTAAAGATGACTTTAAATTATATGTAAATCGTAATCATAAATATGACTATGAAAATCATAAATATACTGATGAAATTGAAGAATATAATTGGTATGAATGGGTAAACAGATCTATAAGATATGATTCTGATGATAATAGATATAAAACATTCTTTAGACAATGTTCAGAACATTCAATAGCATTAAATGAGTTATTCAAAAGAAGAGGATATTGTAATTGTGAAATAACTCTTAAAAAAATGTATAATAAAGATAGTGATCTAGATACAGTTTTTGTAATATTTAGGAGAGATTGTATTTGTAGTAATGAAAATGATTTTAAAAAAACTTGTTTGAATTATTGGCATTTCATTAAACTTCTTGATTATATATCTGAAGAAGATAAGAATGATATTGATATTGATGAATTATATGCTAAGAAAACAACACCAGATAAATTAGAAGATAGAACAAGATTTAACTCTGAAATAAAATATGCTAAAGAATTAAAGAAACAAAAAACAGGAGTATGGAGATCAGTTAAAGGAGTATTAACGAAGTTATATGATAAATATGGCATATTTAGATAAATCAAGTATTATTCATAATGAAAAGGAATATCAAATATTTCTTAAGTCTTATGATATTAAAAATGAGTATCGGAAGTATGGTTCAATTTCAAATATGATAGATCCACCTACACATTATCCTTGTATATTAGTTTGGTATGAAGATGATAGTTATGGATTAACTTATTGGGGCGAATTTGTATATTTAGATGATTTTAATGAAGAAAATTATGGAAAAGAATAAACTTTATATTTTAATAGATAAGAATTTAGATCCTATCTATGGCGCAGTTCAGGGCGGTCATGCTGTTGCTGAATGGTTATTACAACATTGGTAGACTAAACATAATAATGATTGGAATGAAGATTTTCCAGAATGGGATTGGAAGAATGAATACTTAATATATCTTTCTGTAGATATTGACAAGTGGAAAGAACAATTGTGGAGATTTGATCCAAGTAAATATAAATGGGTATGGTTTGATGAACCTGACTTAGGAAATAAGACAACAGCAATTGCTATATATGCAAATGATTTTCCAAGTTCAATTATTCAAAAATTAAATAGAGAGCAGTTACTTAAGTAACTGCTCTTTTTGATTTATACATGATCAACATAATTTTTATTTAAATTGAATTACTTAAATGTTATAACTATATTTAATAACTGAAACATTTAAATATTTATATATATGTCAACTAAAGAAATATTTGATATTCTTAAAGAAGCTGCAGGATTTGAATTAGATGCAGATAAATTTGGAACAGGTTCTATAGCTAAGACATTTAAGTCAAAATCTGGACAATGGCCAAATAATGATGTTATACAAGAATATATTAATGAGCATTATCCAAAGTGCACTAAAATGCTTGAATCATTACCTTGGACATGTAATATAAAATTTCCAAGATATCCAAGCGAAAATGAATATCCTTCTGAAGATGGTATATATATTACTATGATGGATTGTAATGAGCATGAAGTCTGTACAAATAAATTTCATGATGGGCATTTCGCATGGATGAATAAGACACATGTCAAATGGTGGATGAAACTACCAGAAAACTAAGCAGAATCTGTATTACACCATATTTTAAAATCCAATGAATTTGATAAAAAATTTGTTGGATTTTTTGAATATTATTAGAATTTATACTATATTTGATTATAAAATATAAAATATATAAGTAGTATGGGAACAGTTCATTTTAAACTTGGTGAAAATCTCGGTAATATTCTTCTTGAAATTGCTCAGGATAATATTGTTAATGGTGAACCGGAAAGAGCATTTGAAACTTATACTAAAAGTTTTAATGGTATGTGTGAGTCTTATGCCCTTCAGATTTTGAAAAACAAGTTTGTTGTAGAAACATGTGAAGATGGTGTAAATATTAATCTTACTGATGATAAAGAAGCCATTGAAAATAATGCTTCTAACATTTATGATTGGAAACATATTATTGAACATAAGGATGATGATCTTGGTGAAATTTTAAAAGCTATTTACAATGTTAAGAATGAATTTAACAAACATTGTAGATGGGCTTCCATTGATAATGTTAATCTTACTGAGGTTGTAGAAAGATATTTTGGTGAAAACTGTGAAGCTGAAGGAATTGGAGTTCATAATTTAGCTGCTCACTGGATTGCCTGGGGTCATCTTGGTATTGGACTTGGAAACGGGGCAAATATTTGGCAAAGCCTTGTTGGCGATGTTGAAAGTGATACTGCTGAACATTACGAATATACTTTATATTATATTGTTAAATATGTAGAGCTTATCAAGAATCTTCATAAGGATTTTGTTAAGTTTGAAAAGATTTATAATTGGCTTTATAAATATCAATTTATCTCAAGAATTAGTTTCATTGAAAATAGAATTGAAAATATTTTAGAAGAACTTTGCAAGTTTGGAGATCAAACTAAAGGATATCATAATCCTATGTGTGATACGGAACTTTACAACTACAAAGCTGAATTGTTAGATGATATTAATAAATCATCTTGGGGTAAAGAATATTTTGAGAATGGTATTTTAAAGAAGAATATTATTGATGGATATGATGCTGGTTGGCTTTCTCCAGATGGTGATTTTTACGGAGCTTTTGGCGAAACAAGCTCAATGATTCATTTACATCTTGCAGAACAATTATTCAATAAGAAGTTAAATGATGAAATGACAAAAGATGGAGTAAGCATTTGGAATTCAAATTCTCCGGAACAATGGCTTAATACAAATGGCTGGATTAAGATTCACCATAATGAAGTATATGGTAGTTTTATTGGTGATAAGAATCCAACAAAAGATTTTCCATACAAGTATGCTCCAACAGATGTACAGGTTAAAGCAATCTGTTCATATATTGATTTGAATTGGCACGGAAAACTATATACACAGCCACAAATTGTTAGGCATACTGAACCTATTTCAACCTATAAACTTCGTCAAATGGATGAAATTCAACTTCATGAATTATTTAAATTATAACAACTATGAATAATATGATCAATAGAGATTTAAAAATAGAATTTAGAGCAGTACCATACTCATCTTCACATGTTTTGGAATATAGATTTTCTCCAGATCAAGATTTGCACTATTATAAAGAACATAAATGGTTATGGGGATTGATTAAATTTAGAACACCACATAAGTATAGTACATCTTGGAAACAACCTGTAAGATTCCGTAATGCTATAAGTTCATATCGTTATCCTGAAAATGACTTGTGGAATACTGATTTTCCAATATTTATTCATTCAGAAGATGAATTAAATAAGTTTAAACAAAAATTTAAGACATACGGAGAATTCTTAGATTGGTATTGGGAAGAAGATGCAAAAGAACGACAAGAATATAGAGAAGCCAGAGCAGAATACTTAAAGAAAAAACAAATTTGGTATTAATGAATTAAAAAAAATTAAATTATTTAAGTTTTTATACTATATTTGATTAACATAAAAAATAAAGAATATGAAAGGTATTACAAAGAAAGTTATTGAACAGGATTACAAGACTATACATGATATGGTTTTGAAATACAAAGAAGCTATTTATGAAAATCAAGATGGACAGCCAGCACATTTCGACAATCAATCTAAACTATGTAGATTGCTAATAGGGGATATTAGATGCGGTTTGACTGTTGTAGAAAATGCATTTAATGTTCTTAATGATATTGACATAATTGAAGACTAAATATTGTTAATACATAAACTTATAGAAAAAATGGATAATCATTATAATAATCATTATAATTTTGGAATAATTACAGACAATAATATTATATTGTTTAATAATGGCATACATGAGTTTCGATGTTCAATGTCTGATGCATTAGAAGATGTATATGTAACTATTGAAAATGGTATTTTGGAAATAAAAGCAAAACGTGTTATTTATGATTTTTATAATGATGAGGGATATCGAATTTTTGAAGATCAATGGAAACATACACCACATCAAAATGAAATTCATGAAGGCAGAAAATTTCCTTGGACAAAGAAAAAAAGATTTGTATATGCTGGTTATGTAAGGACTTATGAAAAAGAACCAGTAGAATTAATAATGAGTAATTTTAAAATTGAAATATACGATTAATTTATACGATTAATTATGTGGCATTTTATTCTATCAGTATTATTTATATGTATTGGTTTCGTTATTATAACTCTAGAAACGGATAAATATTATAAACCTGAAAAGGCATTTATAAGTACAATGTGTATTTGCATAGGTACAATATGTATGGTAAACTTTATAGGACAAAAATATCCTAAACCTATAGATGTATATAGAGGAAAAACAACTTTACAAATAACATACAAAGATAATATACCAATTGATACTGTAGTAGTTTTTAAAAAATGATAAAACATAATGTAATATATCAAGCTATGAATACTGAACAAAAGGCAAAAGCCTATGACGAGGCTATTAAAAGAGCAAAGTACTATCAGAAAGAGAATGGTTCTGCTGTAATCTCCGCAATCTTCCCTGAACTCAAAGAAGAATCCGAGGATGATAGGATAAGAAAAAACATCAAAATTGCTCTTATAAGCGTGGAAGAAGAACTAGCAGACTTTTATTCTACACACCATACGTCGCAAGAAGAATTTCTTGCTTGGCTTGAAAAGCAAAGTGAACAAAAGCCTGATGATTGGGGCGAAGAGGATAAAAAAGAATTGGAAGTCATTATAGACGAATTGACAAAATATGTTATGTTTAATCAATATGGAACATCACTGTCAGTCTATGATATTTCATGGCTTGAAAAACTTCCATCAAGATTTATTACTCAGCAACAGCAAAAACAAGAATGGAGTGAAGAGGATAAAATAGATACAGAAATATTGAATGCTGCTATTTTGTTTGTCGTGAATAATACTGATGAATTTGCTTGTAATGGTGTAAGTAAAGAAGATGTTATTAACTGGCTAAAATCACTTAAACAAAAAATAAAAGAAAAATAAATTATGAAAACTATAGAACAAAAAGCTAAAGCCTATGATGAGGCTTTGGAAAAAGCACGTCAACTATGTGGTTATCCTACGACTAAGCCGTTTATAAGCGACTTGCAAGACCTCTTCCCCGAACTTAAAGAGAGTGAGGATGAGAAGATAAGGAAAAGTCTTATTCATTTGGTACATTTATATGGAGGTGAGTTTGGAATGATTGATGCTAATACATCTGTAGAAAAGGCTATCGCTTGGCTTGAAAAACAAAATGAACAAAAGTCTACCGACACTTGTGATTCTTCAACTATAAATGGTAAAGAATTTCCAGCAAGTGAGAAACGAGATTTTAGGTATTTTATTAAGCCAAAGTTTCATGAAGGTGATTGGGTTGTGGATAATAAGTCCGGAATTACACAACAAGTTCTTGATTTTAGAGGTGGAATATATACTTGTACATATAATAGTTTTACCATAGATTGTGAAAGTAATTATCACCTTTGGACAATTAAAGATGCAAAGAATGGTGATGTACTTCAGCTTGGCACTGTAACTGCAATATTTAAAAAGTATATTGGTCAAGAAAAATGTATATGTTATTGTTCTATTGATGAGGATGGAGTTTTTGAAATTCCAATTGAAGATGGAGAAGATAACATCTATGGTTGTACAAATACTACCCCAGCAACAAAAGAACAGCGTGCCCTATTGTTTGCAAAAATGGAAGAAGCAGGATATGAATTTGACTTTGAGAAGAAAGAGGTAAAGAAAATTCATGTTATAGATGAAGGCAAAGCTGAAATGGACTATTGTTTCACTAAGATGATGAACGGAGAAAAGGTAAGTCCTGCATGGAGTGAAAAGGACAAAGAAAGATTCAAACGTATTGCTTCCTTTATGTGGCAAAATAGGAAAGGAGATACTGATGAGATTTTTCAGCAAGAACAAGATGTAAAATGGTTAAATTCGCTTATATGTGAAAATAGTTAAAAATCATTTAAATATTTTTCAATCTATAATCTATTTTAATTTATAAAAATATAATAAGTAAATAAATGAAAAAACTTTTATTTTTAGTTATGTTATCCGTATTTATGATTGGTATGAATTCATGTAACCGTTGTAATAAGGATAAAGAAAATGATAATGCTCAAGAACAAGTTGATTCAACAGATACAGCAAAGTTAGATTTTGCTCGTCTTGTTGCAGCAGATCGTCAAGAAATGTTTGTTATCGCAGGTGATGATTACCGTTGGTATGAAACATGTATGAGACTTAACAATTATCTTGATGAAGAAAATGATGGTACTTTAGCAGAACTTGTTAATGTATTTCAAGCAGTTGTTGCTCGCAGTGAAAGTAGTTTTGATACTAAAGTTTACAAGTTCCAACATTTTAGTGACGGTACTAATCTTAAAGATTCTATTGCTGGATTCTGGGTTGAAGATGAACCTATGAATGATGATGCAATTCAACTTACATATGAACAAGCGTATGAAAAGTTAATGGAAACAAATATTCCTAAGCCACATTCACGTTATGTAACATTACGGAAACAAGTTGGACCTAAAGAAGCAAATCCTCAATACATTTTTGGTAATGTACGGGAGCAGGTTTATGTAGATGCAGTTACTGGTGAAGTACTTAATTATAATCCTGCATTTGGACCTGATTTGAATCTTGGTACTCCTCTTGGTGAGTGGCCCTAAATAGTAGATGTGAGAATAGGCCTCTGAGTATGTATAAGGGTAATTCTTTAAGAAATAGCTCGAGTAAAGTTAAAGAAGTAGATTGGAACTGAAAGAGTTTCCTCAGCCTTATGAAAAGAGTTGGTTGGATTAAATTCCAAAATGTGAAGAGCAGCAGATTCCGTAAGGAGCCATACGGTGGAACACAACAAAAGTCGTAAAACAGCGCAAGTGCCTAATAGCGGGTTGCCAAATTTGGTTGCAAAAGTCTGTACCTCGCAAATCTTCTCACCATAACATGCAGTTACTTTAAGTAACTGCATTTTTTTGTTTAAATTACTTAAATATCTAAGTGAAAATTTCTATATTATATTTGTAAAACTTAAAAAAATAAAAATATTATGTTAGTTAAAGTTTCATACGATTCCAGAAGAAAATGCAGAGAAACGTTTCCTATTAAAAGAATTGGGAAACTTATTAATAGTGCAGTTTCTCTTCTTGAATTAGTACCCGTAGAGCAAGTTATTTCTGAATGTATTTATGATCCAAATAACAAGGAGTTGTACAATATTCTTCTTTATTTGATTAGAGAAAACTGTACTGATGAAAAGATAATTAAAGAACTTGAAAAATTTGAATATTATAAATAACTTATTTAAATGACTAAAGAAGAAATTATAAAGAAGTTTCCATTTATGTTAGATGGACATTGGTATGGTGAAATGGGGGTTTGTACAATATGTTCTTATTTTGAAACTTGTGATAAGATGCTTCCGGGATTTATTCATACTAGAAAATGCGGTGGACCATTTATAAATAATTGATAATATTAAATATTTAATGAAGGGATCACTTAAGTGATCCCTTATTTCGTTGAAAAGAGTTATTTAATGTTACTATATTTTAATTATATATATACTAAAAATTTTAATGAAAAATTTTGATTGGCAAGAAAGTAACATGTGTAAGTTTAATGGGTGCATCTATTATGATTTTGAAAATAATAAATGCTCATTGACTATATGTAAGATGCTAAACAAAAAATAATATTAAGTATATGTTATGAATTTATGAATTATTATGAATTATTATGAATTATTATGAATTATGTAAATAGTTTATCAATATATGGGTTTATGAATAAGAATTGTCAAAAGATTGATAATTCATTGTCATTTTGGAAAACCAAGTCACATTCACAATTAGTTTCATGTATAGAACCTCTTGATGTTATTCCTGAAAATGTTCAAAAATTATCTTATATGTATTTAGACAAAGACCCAGGAATTAAAGGTACATATATGACAGAACAAATTACTTCAATAATTGACAATACATTTTTGAAAGATAATTTGACAAGAAAGAATCATAAAGAGATTTTTGAGACATACAGGAAATATCAATCAAGAATAACAGTTCATGAAGACTTAGACTATATACAAAGGCATTATGATGATATTATTGAAATGATTGAAGAATGGAGATATGCAGACTATGGTGGAATGAAATATATGTGGCAAGAAAGAGCTGGTGTTGATAAAGCATTTTTTAAAAAATACTTAGAAGACATATTTTTACAACATCAAATATCAGTATATATATTTACTCATAATGAACTTGACAATAAGATAATAGGATATTCGGTTATGCCAAATATTTATTCTATCAACAATCATCATGTTCCTGAAGTATCATATATGCTTCGTAAATGTTTGTTAAAGAATGATAAAGTAAATTTGCGAAATATAACTGAATATATTGATTGGATTACTTTCTGTAATACAATGAAAAACCTAAACATAGATATTTTGGCAGTAAATTGGGGATGTTCTGATAAAGGTGTAAAATGGTATAAAGAACATAAATGGCCATTGTTATATAAAGAAAATAAATACTTTGTAAACATTAAACTATCATGATACAATTAGAAATTCCATATACATATGAAAACTCTTCAAATCCTTGGTTGATGGATAAAATGGATGATAGCGATGTACTAGAATTTAACGGTCATAAATATACTGCTGAATACTTATGGACGTTAGATATTGAAGGTCGCAAGAAAGCCTTACAGAATGTGTTTCTCTATTATAGGGATCACGGTTTTCCATATCCTAATATATTTTATAAAGACATAGAAAAGGAATTTGAGAAGCTCATTCGGTATAATGTAAATAATGTAATAAATAAAGATGGATATATATCTAATTCAAGTAATATTTGTTTAAATTTATGTAAGTATTTTTGTAAAGATTATTTCTATAAAGCATCGGATGGTAATATGTCTGTTGAAGATGTATTTTATAATGATGAACTATTTATAAAAGTATTGAAAAACAGAATGGGATGGAATACAACTAAAGAAGGTGGTATAGAACGCCCATATTTATTTCCTATATCTGATAAACAAATATTAAATGGAATACGTAATTCAGGATTAGGGTATGGTGTTTCAAACTTTAGACCAGTAGTTGCTAAATATATGTATGATCATGCTTTAGATTTAATCTTTGATTTATATGATTTTGATATAATTGATCCATATATATTTGACTATTCTGGTGGATGGGGTGCTAGAATGATGGGTGCTTTGTCTATATCAAATTGCCATTATGATTGTACAGATCCATTGACACATGAATGCTTGAAAGATATTGAAAAAACATTGTTGCACCATAATCAAGAAGTAAATGTATATGATAAATGTTCGGAAGACAACTTCTTTATGAATGAACAATTTAAGGAAAAATATAATATAATTGGTTCATGTCCTCCATATTATGATCAAGAAATCTATTCAAAAGATGATACACAAAGTACATCTTCAAATGACAATTATGTGGATTGGCTTAATAACTATTGGAAAGATACTATAAAAAATTGTCATTATATGTTAGACAAAACAGGCATATTCATATTAGTCATTAAAGAAAAACATGTAAAATATGAATTAATGAAAGATATGAATGACGTTATAGTAAAAGAAGGATTTGAATTGGTGGATGATAAACAATATAAATCAAATACTAATCATCTAAGCGGTAAAGCAAAAACAGGTAGAACATCTAAAAATAATGAACATATATTGTTTTATAAGAAGCTTTAGCTAATTATTTCATAAATCCATTCTTTTAATTCATTTATATTCCAAAATTCTAAGTAGTTTAAATTATTTTGTTTAGCTATATTTCTCTTATTTACATCACGTATAGTCCAACAATTTATAGCATTATTGTAGAATTTGGTATTTTTACTTTTCCAATGTTCTAATATTAAATTATCTTCTTCTGTTCCTTCATAAGGTTTTCCGCCATGTGTCCAATGATAGTTACATTCAATATATGTATCTAAACTTGGAATATAAAAGTCACAAGCAAAAGGATATACATTAGATTTATATTGATAGAGTGCATCAGGATATTTTTCTTTTAATAACTTATATGATTCTTCTTCAGGTTTTGATGTATTAAATGTATGATTTTTGCGTTTTGTATCTAATACCTTTTGTATACATTCTTCTGAAAAACGTTTTTGTTTAGATATTTCAGATTTTAAATAATTATCTACTCCATATTTTTTTATTAGTGTTTGTTTTCTTTTTTCATTAACTTCTGGTGTTTGAGCTGCTAATATACCCTTTTTATGTATTTCTGGTATTTGATATGGATGAATATATCCTGTTCTTTCTTTTAATGTATTTTGTATTTTATTTTTTACTACATCTGAACATATAGGGGCTGGACCACCATATTTTTTAATATTTGTTTGCTTTGTTTTTTCTTTAATATCTTCTCGTTGAGATGAATGTTCAACCCCATATTTATTTATATTATTTTGCTTAACTAATGTTTTAAAATAATTTGTTTTAAACATTAAATCACCAAACTTTTCTATAATAGTATTGTTAGCCTTTTCTCTATTTGTAAAATTTTCATCTCCGTATCTTTCTAATTTTGTTTGTTTTGTTTTTTCTTTAATATTATCATTTAATAATGGAGAAGTTGTTCCATATTTTTCTAAACATGTTTTCTTAACCTTTTCTTTAACTATACTTGAATTAACAGGATTTTCAACACCATATTTTTCTAAACATGTTTTCTTAACCTTTTCTTTAACATTCTTATCTAATGTTGAACATCTACAAGAACAATGAGATCTATATTTATTTTGTCCTAAATAAGTAACTTTATTACCACATACAGGACATACTGGACGAACTTCAATATTATAATATATTCTATAAATTGTTTCAGTAAATGATTCAGAATCTTCAAATCTATTTATTAAATATTTTTCAATTTCTTCAGGATATTTATGTTTGTTTAATTTTGTAATATTATTTATTTCAATTTTTTTATTTTGTTTTATAAATAATTTAATTATATCATTATCTGTTATATCTTTCATTTATCTTTCCTATATTAAAATGTTTAATTAAAAATAATAAAAAATTCCCGAATTACTTAAATAATTCGGGAACATATTTTAAATTATTTTTGAAATTTTTTAATTCTTAAAATGTTTTACTCGGTCATGGAATTCCTTCTTTTTACCAGCATTAAAGTGTTCTACTTGTGTACTTAAATATCCTGTGACTCTTCCAAGTTGGTCTATTTTTTCGCAACCACACTTTGGACATTTGTCTAAACTAAGATCCCATATACGTTCACCGCAATTATGACATTGTGAAATCTTTACATTTATTGCAAAATATGGTATATCTTTTTCCATAGCATAATCTACTAAACTCTCAATTCCATCAATATTATTATATGGAACCTCACCAACTTCGGTATAAGTGATACACCCGGCGTTTGAATACGATGTGAGTTGGCTTTCTATATCAATCTTTTCAAAAGGATCACATTCATGGTATACAGGTACATGCATTGAATTGGTAAAATATTTCTTATAATCCTTTTCTTTGTCTTCATTATAGAACCAAGTAACATTTTCTATATCAAATTCTGGAAATGCCTTTTGAAATTTTTTAAACGCTGTATGACAAAGATTTTCTGCTGGTGTATAATAAACTCCAAAATTAAGTTTATATTCCTTCTTAAATTCTGATGTCCTATCAAGCCAAAGTTGCTCAATTTGCTTTGCATATTTCATACCTTCTTCACAAGTATGGTCAAATCCAAACATAATAATTAATGCTTCAGAAAGTCCAAGTTGTCCAATTACAATAGTACCATGTTTAAGAGCTGAAATAATACCTTCATCTTTATGATATCCACTCATAGTATGGTTTTCATACATAAATTTTGCTGATTTTACGGATTGTGAACAAATGTGATTGAATCGTTCGAGAAGCATATCCTTTGCCTCATGAAGTTTCTTGTCAAGTAGTTTTATGAATTCATTCCAAACTTGTTCAACTAATTCCGTAGATTCTCTGTTTAAATATTCTATCACATTGTCTTTTGCAACCTTTTTGACTGTCATTGCTGCTAAAGTAGGAAGTATGATAGTTACTGGGCAAATATTACCACGACCATCCTTTTGAATAGCTGAAAATACATCATCAATCTTATCAAATTCACCATCAATAGCATGTTGAACGTTATTCTTAAAATTATCTAATGCATTAATGTCTAATAGATTAACTGTACGACATCCCATAGTATTAAAAAATTCTATTTGGCGTTCTGTTTTATCAACTTCTATATATGATTCTTTATTAATAAATAAACCAAGTTTTTCCATAAAAATATTAGGATTTTTACCAACTTGATTATATAATTTATTATAAGTTTCAGGATCTAATGAATCAATAAATTCTTGTTTTTGCTTTCTATCTTGTTTAAGTGCATTAGTATTGTTACTCCAATCTGCATTTGCATAATTAGGATAAATACGCTTTGTGGTTGATTCTAATGCAAGACGTTTCAAGTCATAGTTAGGTGTTCCTGGTTTATCATTTACGCCTTTTTTATATTGAAATATACCACATGGGAAAATACTTGTTACACCATTTTCACCAAGACCCTCCATAGATACTTCTAAAAGAGCTTTTGTTACCATACGACCTGCTGGTAAAGTACAAGTACCGTAATTAATACTTGTGAAGGGTAGCTGATTCCCGCTCCTTGATTGTAATGTATTTAAATTGTGATACATCCCTTCAACGGCTTGATGAATTTCCTTTTCTGTCATGTCCATTGCATACTTCCAAGCGTCTTTATATTGTTTATACTTAGAATCTGTAATTTCTATATCTGTTACTTTCATTTTATATATTGAATTATATTATATATTTTTTATAGATTTTAAAAATGTAAATGGTGAAACAAATCTTTCATTTAGTTCCTTAATAACTAATTTAGTATGTTGAATTAACTTTTTTTCAAACTTGTTCCATCTATTGTTTATTTTCTTTATAATTTCATTGTTAGATATATTAGGATTAATGTTTTTGATTAAGTCTTCATAATCAATATTATTCTTTTTAATTGTTTCTATTCTATTTTTTGTAATTTTTCTATATGAATTACAAAAATCATTTACATATTGTTTATCAGTATTTTCATTTAGATATTTAATATTGTTTTTAACTATAACAAATGTTTTATATAATGGATTCTTAAAAATTAAATTAGCTTGTTTATCTGATTGGTATATATCATAACTATCATTATTCAATATATTTTTAAATTGAGCAATATACGCATTTTTTTCAATATCAGATAAGCAATATATAATGTTTTTTACTAAAATATCCATATCTGTATCATCCTTTTCAATAGTAATTAATGATTGATAACCTGAATTCTTAATTGCTCTATATATTGTATTTTTATTGCCTTTATTATATGCGGAAATATTATCATATATATGTTCAAATTCATGTGCTAATAAATCTGTATAATTATCCTTTTCTTGATAAACAGTTTTTATATATAGATCAATTGTTATTATATTGAATTTTTTATCATAAGGATTATAGTTTATATTAATTCCTGAATTATTTTCTTTGACAATATGATAATTTGCTTCATCTTTATTGTAATTCCCTATAAAAACATTTATAATTAACATATTACAAAATATATTATAAGGACATTCATGCGAAAGTATTTCTATTATATTATTACCATTATTTAACTCTTTAATAATTTTATTTGATAAAAAATCACAAATTTCATCTATTTTGGGGGGCGATCCCTTTCTTTCAAAAATCTCATATATAAATTCTTGTGTAAATTTATTATAGATATTTTGTTCATATATATATTCTGAAAACTTTTTCATATTTAACTAATAAATTATTGTTGATATTGGATATTCAAAATTATTATAGAAAATAATTCTTGACATCATAAATACTAATGTATGATATTTTGCCATCCAAATATTTTTTATATTATCAAAATCAATTTCTGTAGATGATAATAGTTGTTTTCTTTCATTTAATAATTTTCCATAATTAGTATTTTTATCTATACATTTAACATTACAAATTATTTTTATAAACTGATCAAATATTTTACATGTTTTAAAATTATCAATATTTATTAAATTTAAGTAATAATCAACATCTAAATTAGATTCATATATATTTATTTGGTTATCATATTTTTTATATGCACAATTATATAATGAATGAAATTGAAATTGTTCATTTTGATATTTTTCAAATTTTATATTATATTTATGTGTGACTGCTTCATATGAATTAATTAGTAAGTATTTTATTATATAATCTAAATCAATAAACTGGTAATCATTAGTCAAATTAATATAAAAATATAGATTATCAATTAGATGATCATCGGTTATTTTGTTATAAGTATAGTTTATTGAAAATTTTTCTGAATCAAAATTAACTATTAAGTACAAATGATTAAAATATTGTTCATATATTTTACTATTAAAACAATCTTCTTTAGTTATTAAAATATTTTTTGAATATATATGTTTTATACATAGTTTACATAATTTTTCGCAATATTTATAGTTAAAATAATTGTAATAATCATAATAATAACTATAATAATTATCATTAATAGTATAAAAACATAATTTATATAAGTTAATAGAATTATCTAAATTATTTATTAAATATTCATAATAACTTATTGATTCATCTGTCTTCTTCAACATATACTTTATTATCTTCTATTTTAACAATTTTGAATACTGTTCCACCTGCATACCAACCATTACCGATCTTTGGATAGCGTTTCCATTTCTTTGCTCCTTCAGTAAAAGTTTTATCTAAAGATCCATTAACATATACTTCCCAGTCTTTACCGTTTTCTGGCTTGACTGCTTCATTTATATATTGTATTAATTTTTTCATATTAATCTTGTAATATTGTATTAACTATTGCATCTATTTCTTGATCAGTTTTATGTTCAACGTATTTTAGTCCATCCTTAAAATGCTTCATAAATGATTTACGAACATAAGGTACCATTGTCCAATCAATATGAGTAGCACCTACACCACCAAATTGTTGTAATGATTGTAATTGGAAAATAACAGCAACTAATTGCATGGCGGTATTTACTGAATTAGCTCCTCTAACATCTGTTTGTCTTGTCTTAAATCCTTCTGCAAGTAGCTTATCAAATGGTATGCTTAAACAGTTATGATCCCCCGTCATATAATGATCTAAATCCATTTCCTCTTTATATTTCTATATAGAACTGACTATATCATCTTCCATAAAGGAAGTTGCGCACTTCGAATAGTGTTAATCTCTATTCTACATCCTTACACTCATCAGGATTAGTCGATACACCTTTAAATTTATCCTTTTCAATAATTATTTTTAAGTTTTCAAATTTTTTATGCTTACTAAATTTAGGTTTCCACGTATTATTAATTATTTGATAAGAAATAGTTCTTGATAATCCTAAATTATTTCTAATCCAAGAAAACATATCTTTTCTATATCTTGTTTCATATAGAATAGTATCATCTAATTTACAAATAAAATTATCAGGACATTGAGCATTTCTATTATTTAAAATTGCTTGAAGAGATAATTTTCTTCCTTTTAATTTTAATCCTATTTGTTTATGCATTTCTTTGGCTTTTTCTGTTTTGTTAAAATTTTGTATTGCATTTCTAAGATTTTCAAGATGTTCTTGTGAAAAATGTCTTGAAACTCCTTTATTTGCTTTACTTATTCTTTCAAGTTGTTCTTTAGTATATACATGATGCCACATTGGATTTTTTTCACCTGTTCTTGTTTTTGCAAATTCACTTAATTTTTTTCTCATATTTTCACCATAGTTTCCATGGTTTCCACCTCTACCACCTTCATGAAAATTTGCTTTACATTCGCCTCTTTCCCAATACTCATGTATTAATTTTCTTTCTAAATCCCAAGATTCTTGCTCATAAAGATTTTCATACAATTTTTTAACATCAACATTATTTCCCTCTTTTGCAATTATTGACTTAAAATAATTATTTCTATGAAATTCAACATCTTTCCATCTATCATAACATCCTTTCCCTATATAAAATATCTCATTAGTATCTATATAGTACCAAGCATAAATATAATATTTGTTTTCTGTTGTATTCATATTATTTAATAAATTTATTTGGCTCGGTATTTCCAGCTATCCAAATTAATGGACCTTAGGTTCTCTTAGTCAGTGTATTCGTGAGTAGATCATTCTCCTTATTTAACTGATACCGATAGCAGAAGTTTAACTTCCACACCCCTTTAACATAGGTTCACGCAATTATTCAAAACATATTACTATATTAGGCCACAATTTTCTTATGGATATATATCATATTTTCTTCGTGATTCTTTCGTGCCATCTTTGACATTGTCTTTAATGCAAGATTTTTAGCAACAGCACCTGCAGTTTCTCCTAAACGACCTCCAAAAGATGCTTCATCAAGATTTGCATTTTGATTTTGTACATTTTTTGCAGAAAGCTTATCATTAATTTGTTTCATTAAGTCAGATTTTTGTTCACGAATTTCTTCACGTTTACGTCTATAATTAATGAATGATTCAACAACTTCATATTTGTTTCTCTTAATAAGTTCCTTTTGAATTACATCTTGAATTTCTTCAATAGGTGTTCCTTCACCATTGTTTTTTATAATAACCTTTTCAACTGCATCTTTAACTTGTTCTAAAAACTTCTCAGGAACTTCTTGATTGACTGATGTAAAGGCTTTTGTAATAGCATCAGCAACTTTTATAAATGAATATTCCTGAGGAGTACCATCTCTTTTGATTACTTTCATATAAATAGAATTCATTATATTTTTATTATAAAATAGTAAAATTTTTGCATTATATAAAATAAAAATGAAGGAATATTAGACAGTCTAAGCTGAATTTTATTCCTTCAAATTTATAAATATTTTGCCTTAGACTATATATATTAAAAATATTAAAATATATCTAAAGTCATAAAATTAAATTATATTCAAATTATATAAATATAACTTTTATTTTTTCCAGTAACTATAAATATTTTTTTCTACCTCGTAATTGTCAAATATAAATGACTTCCTATCTTGTATGTTATTTGCCCAGTTCCACATATTTTTCAGGCCTTCTTCAAATGATATGTCTTCTTTATAGTCTAATATATCTATAGATTTTTTACCATCAGGATATGCAAAAAATACTTCATGACGTTTTTCAAGATATACTTTATCATGATATCCTGCAATATTCATTAATATATCGGCAGCTTCATTTATCGTATATTCTTTAAGACCTCCAAGATTAATAATTTGCTTACTTGCTTTATCATATACCGCAGCATTCCATAAACAAGGCAAACAGTTATCAATATATGAAAATGCTCTTACTTGATTACCATCTCCATATATTGAAATTGGCAAGTTATGATTTATTTGATTAATCCATATACCAAGTACATTACGATACTTATCCCATATATTTTGATTTTCTCCGTATACATTATGGGGACGAATAATACACCAGTCTAATCCATGCTGTATACCTGCAATTCTAATGTCTTGCTCACAACTATATTTTGCTACTCCATAAGGATCTATAGGTGCAGGGGTATCATTCTCTGTAAACATAGAATTTGACATATTTCCATGACCGTATACTGACATTGATGATGTAAATATTAGTCGTCTTACATTAAAGTTTATACATGCATTTACTACATTAGCTGTTGCTACCATATTATTCATATAATTAAACCTACGAATAAACGGTGATAATCCTTCAGCAGCATACGCAGCAAGATGATATACATATTCTATATCATATAATTCAAAAATATCTTCAATATCATCTGTTGCTAAATCTCTATCATATAATGTACATCCTTTAGGCAAATTGTCTAAATAACCGCCAAGTAAATTGTCTATACCTATAACATTATATTCTGGATGTGTGTTTATTATATATTCTGCTAATCTACTACCAATAAAACCAGCAGCTCCTGTTATTAAAATCGATTTCATTAATTAAGTGTCTCTATATATTTATCATTAAATACTATATTCTTATAATCTTCCATTGCCTCCTTAATACAATCATCCATGTCTAAATATTTATACTTTCCGATTCTTCCACCAGGTATGATATTTGGATATGTCTTTTGTAATAATTCGATATATTTAGTATATAAAGTATTGTTTTCTTCGTCATTAATAGAATAATATCGTTCCTTTTCTGGTGTCCAATCATCAGGAATCTCAAGCGTCTTAATAGTATAATTTCCTATAAAAGATTCAACAGATTCAGGAGTAAACCAAATATGATCAATTATTCGTGTTCCTTGTTGGTTGTCTATTAAATTTGTAACAGCAATACCTTCAGATGATTTATAATCAAACTTATATAAATTATGTTCGAATCTTAAACTACGATATTGTAAAACTCCTAATTCATAGTCAAGTAATTCATCTATAGCTCCACAATATATTACTTTACTATATTTACTTAATTCTTCTTTATGATCAAGTATATTATAATTTAGTTTTACATCAATGCCAGACAATATGTTAGATATCATTTTTGTATATCCGCCTATAGGAATACCTTGAAATATGTCATCAAAATAGTCATTATTATAATTCATTCGTATAGGTATTCTATTTATGATAGATGCCGGCAATTCTTTAGGATCTTTATTCCATTGTTTTTGAGTATATTTCTTTATGATCTTTTCATATAATGTCTTACCAACCAATGATAATGCCTGTTCTTCAAGATTAGTAGAATTTTCAATATTTAACTTTTCACTTTCAATAGTTTCTAATATCTTTTTACTATCTATTGTTCCAAACACATCATAAAATGTATTCTTATTAAATGGTAAATGATATATCTTATTGGCAGAATCTATAGCAATTACAGAATGTCTATAGTTATTGAATTCTGCATAATTACTTACAAAATCTATTACAGTTTTGTCAGATGTATGAAATATATGTGCACCGAATTCATGAACAGTCATACATTTTCCATCTTCAGCATAGAATGGATTATCATGGCACATTCCACCAACATATTCATGCTTATCAACTACTAAACATTTATGATTATTGTTTGTCAATAACCTTGCTATTGTTGCTCCATATAATCCTGCACCAACAATCAAATATTCATAATTATTATCTTCATTCATTAGAGTTGTCGTTTCTTTAGGATTTCAATAAACTGATCTTCAGTAAAAGTACAACCAGCTGCACCTTTATGACCTCCACCATTATATTTTTCTTTTAAAAATTCACCACAATGGAAATAGTCATCATTATTGATATTGTACATAGACAATACCCAATTTCCATTAGATTGATGTTTAAATACAAGACCATTTCTAATGTCTTTATTTTGTAAACATTTGAACATTAATGAATTTGATTGCCCTTCATGAAATATTGCACATGCCTTTCTATAAAATGGCCTTCCTCTGTCGGCATCATCAACCACTATATTCCAAGAACAATCTCCATTATATTTAATAATATTTTCTATAGTTATATCTTCATAATCATTAAGTTCTTGCCCGCGTTTATACATGTTACCAATTAGTATATTCTCAAATTGAATATCTAATCCATTATGATATATTCCAATAATATATTGAACCGTTTCTAATACTTTATCAATATTTAAGTTAAATTCAACAGTAGTACCTTTATTTATATGTCTTACCCATTCATGAGTATATCCTTCATGTTCATATGACCAACTGTCCCATGCAGAAAGTATTCTAAAAAACTCAGGAAATTCTCTGTGTAATTCAGGAATAGGTTTATTTGCATCTATTTGATTATACTTTTCATTAAATGGATCATAAAAATATTCATAAGCACATAATATAGCCGATTTTGAAGTATTTCGAACACCTTCACAATCAAATCCATTCTTTACTTTTAATGATTCATTTATAATTGGTGCATGATGATCAAACCATATCATATTATGAGCAAATTCATTATAAAGATCATGCATATAATCTGCAGTAAAAGATATATCAGTCAATATAATAGTATTATATCTTTCATGAAGTTTCTTTGGCGTATTGTTTTTCTGAAAATAATTCATTAAATTATAATCGGCACCAATAAGATTAATTTCATCTCTTGCTATATCATGTGTTATAAGATAATTAAGTATTATTGCTGCAGAAAATACACCGTCATTATCTTCTTTATGATATATTAATAAATATTTTTTCATACTATTTCTATTTTAATATTATAAGTTTAATTTAAAATTGATTTATTGATAGAAATATTTTAATATTTTTATATATAATATATAGAGGGTTTTTTCATGAATTTAGTTGTATCATTAAATAATATTGATGAATTAAAAGATATTAATATTGATGAAAATATTAAAGAAAAATTTGATAATATTTTCTATGTTTTCAATGATAGTCAAATAGAAAAACTTAAGTTATTATATCCTAATGATATTATAATTGTAAATAAGAATAATAAATTATTTAATAATAAAGTTAATATAAGTATTCTTATTCCTGTATATAATTGTGAAAAGTATATTAAAACATGTTTAGATAGTTGTCTAAAACAAGATTTTGAAGGAACTTATGAAATTATTATTGTTGATGACGGGAGTACTGATAATACAGTAAATATTATTAAATCATATAATGACAATAAAATTAAATTATATAAATTAGAGCATAATGGTATAAGTAATGCTTTAAATTTTGGATTGTCTAAATGTGAAGGTGAATATATTTGTAGAATGGATGGAGATGATGAAATGTATGTTAATAGATTGACAATACAATATAAATATATGTTAAGACATCCAGATACTGATATATTAAGTAATGGATTGCTGTGTTTTGATGAAAGCTTAACATATATAAAAGATAATATCTCTATATGTAATTTTGATAAATCCAATCTATTATTATTAGATATTGTCAATAATTGTGATATACACCATCCTTGTACATTTATAAAAAACAATATTAATGGATTTTATTATGACAATACTTATGATGGATTTGAAGATTATGAGTTATGGTTTAGATTGATAAAATATGGATATAAGATATCTTCTTGGCATATACCTGTAATTAAATATAGATATAGAGAAAATTCAAATAGTCATAATATAAATATTGTAAATGATGTAAATAAATTAAAAACAAATATATTAGAAGAATCTAAAAAAATAGTTGGTATTTATTATATTGCTACAGGTATATATAAAAACAATTTTAAAAAATTTTTAGAATCAATACATAATTTCTTACCAATATATAATAAAACAATTATATTATTAACTGATGGCTTGGAAGAATATAAAAACTATAGTAAAGACAATATAAATATTGAACATCATTATATTGAAGATCATCCATGGCCAATAGTTGCATTATTTCGTTTTCATTATATATTAAAATATAAAACAAATTACGATTATATATTTTTTATAAATTCAAATGCAGTAATTAAAGAAAATAAATCAATAAATTGGTTTGATCAAAACAAAATAAATGTTACCAAGCATTTTACATATCGCTCTGGCGTTTTAACTACATATGAAATGTTATTACCAAGTGATGATAACCCAAATTCAACTTCATATATAGGAAATATTGAATATACATATTGTCAAAGTGGTTTTTTTGGTGGTCCAAATAATTTAATTTATGAAATGTGTGAAGATATTGTAAATATAATAGATATTGACTTAAAAAATAATATTATTGCAAAATGGCATGATGAAACATATTTTAATAAATGGTTATATAGTAAAAAATATGATAATAGATTAATTAATATTACTGATGTATTTTTTACTAAAAATTTTTCACAAGAGAAAAAATCTAATTTTATTTATCTTGAATATAAAAATGAAGATGATAAAGATTTAAATAAAAAGAAAAAGTTAGAAAATAAATTAAATTATGGACAATATAAAAATGAACATAATTATGATTTAGACAAAAATACATTAAATAAAATTTAACTGATTTTTTACAATGTTGTCTAAAATTAAATATTATAATAAATTTAATTAAAAATCATGAATAGTATATATTTTTTTACAATAGCCACAAATACATATAAAGAATACTTAAATAAATTTGTTAAATCTTTAGATAATTGTTTTCCTGATAATGATAAGAAATTGATTGTAATAAGCGACAAGGATTATATAAATAATATAAATAATATTTATACATATAATTATCATATTTGTGATACTAATTATGCATTATGTGCTTTACAAAAATATACATATATTTATGATTCTATACAGTATCTTCAATTAAAACTAAAAAAGAATGACTTAATATTCTTTTGTGATGTTGATTCATATTTTATAGAAAAATCAAAATCATATTGGAATAAGATATATAATTCTATAATAAAATATGATATCTGTATATCTATTTTTCCATGGAATTATAATGATACTAATAAATATAGAGTAATGAAAAAATATAAAAATATACCATCAATTGCACAAATAAACAAATTTAGATATAATCTTTTATGTGCATCATTTTTAATTGCTAAGCCATTTTGGTTTAACAAAATATATAAATTAGTTGATTTATTAACAGCGTATGATATGGCTAATTTACAAAATGGTTGTAGAATAATTCCAGAATTACCTGAACAAGAATATTTAAATAAAATTATTCAAGAAAATATAATAAATACAAATAATATATGGGTAGATTATTTTCAAATTATAAGTAATGATATTTTTTTACAAGAAAAGCATAAAACATTAAATGATTTTTTAGAAAATAATGAATATATATTTTCTATTAAAGATTATGATCCCACTATAAAATTAAAAAATATAAAACGTAATCTTTCTAAGAGTAATATAATGCAGTTTATAAAAAATGAATCTAACAATAACAGTAATGATAACACCTGATATAACTTATTATTTTTGCTGTCATAAAGATATTGACTTAACATATATTAATAAATATGTAGATAATATTGATGATAATAGAATAAATATTATTTGTAATGAAGATAATAATATAATAACAAAATATAATATCATTAAAGAACCTTATAATGATCTTCAATGTTTTTATGGGGAAAACTCTAGAATGATTTATATATATAAATTATATAAAGAAGGAAAAATTAAATTAAGTGATTATATATCATTTAACCAATATGGATTGTTTTTTAATTTTTACATGTATGATAGAATGTGTGGATTATTAAAGTATAATGATGCATTAGTACATGGGCAATATTTTAATAATATATATAATAGTTATAATAGTTTACATAATGGCGAAGACTTATTAGAAATTGTTAATTATATATGTGAAAAATATAATGTAAATAAATATTATAAAGAATATTTTTTATATGATGCAAATTATCCAGGACATTATAATATATTTATACTTAAAAAAAACATATTTATTAAATATATAGAATTTATAATTGATATATCAGATTATTATAAAAGAAAACATAATATTAATACACAAAATGATTTAAGAAAATATATATCAAATAATGCAAATAAATATTATAATGAAAATAAACTTAATTGGTATTGGGGAGTTGATAATCAAATGAGATTATTTGGATTTATATCAGAAAGAATATTTGGATTATTTTTGACAATAAATAAAATAAATTATTCTACATTTCCTTATATAGATATACAATATCTATCAAAAATAAATAGAAATTAATTAAATTATGACAGATAATACATTAATAATAAGTTTAACATCATGGACAAAACGTATTGATACTGCATTTTTTACATTAACTAAATTATATGATATATCATTAAATAAAGATGTACAAATTATATTTAACTTATCACAAGAAGAATTTCCTTATGGTATAAATAGTCTCCCATATTGCTATAAAGAGTTTTTACAAAAAAGTTCTATAATTATTAATGTTGATGAAGGTAATATTAGGGCGCATAAAAAACTTATGCCAACATTAGAAAAATATCCATATAATGATATTTTAGTTGTAGATGATGACAAATTATATGAGGAAGATATGATAGATAATTTTTTACAAGCTCATAATAAATTTCCACATGATGTTATAGTTGGTAGATCTCATTTTAGAATATATGGTGAAAACAATAAATTTATATCTAAACCAATAGTTTATGATTTAAGTAAAATATGGGAAACACCATTAAGTCCATTATTTAATTGTAAACAAGCATCTGGATTAGCTGGAACATTATACCCCGTAGGTACTTTTACGGATCCTTTATTTTTCGATAGAAAACTAATGATGGAAAGTTGCTATTATAGTGATGAAGATTGGCAATGGTTTTTTAATATAAAAGAAAATAGAACATTAAGAACAAATTTTAAAGTAAAAGTATATTCAGGAAATAATGATGGTGATGAATATGCATTATATAATAATTATGGACAATCTTATTATGAACAATACTATTACAATTTTCAAAAAATCTGGTCAGATTTTTATGATAGACTTAATGAATTAAATGATCAGTTTATAAGATATTATCCTGAACTTTCTGTGTAAAATTATTTTTAAATATATAAATATACAAAACATAAAACATGCAAAACATATAGAGGCAAATATATAATAAAATTATATACTATATGTTTTAAAAATGATTAAGAATATTTTGAAATTTTGTGGAATTGGAAAGGTTATGAAAAATGATGGATTTTGGACAAAGTTAGTAAAGGAAGATACAAATGTAAGTGTAATGAATTTCTTCCTAATGGCCACTTTAGCCGTTGGTGTGTTATTGTTGTTTATTCCTGCTGTAGGTATGATTGTTGATATAATATTCAATCATACTATAACAATCAATATGTCTGATCTTGGTGTATATATCGGTGCAGTTGCTGGTATATTCGCCGCAGGTGGATTATCTTCAGCATGGACAGAATTTGCATATTCTAAGTATAATGTACCTGTAATTACTGAAGAAGACATGGCGCGTTCCGAAGTTGCAGCTCAACAAATTCGTGATGAAAACAATAATGGTATACCTGATGAAGAAGAAGAAAATAACGAAGATATAGAAAAATGCGAAAACTAATATTATTATTTGTTTCTGTAGTTTTATTAAGTTCTTGTGACGAAGGCAGAGATCAGTATAACAATTGGTTGACTGGTAAATGGGAATTTAATGATAAGACAGAATATATAAATTTCTTTGATGATGACGTCTTCATAATGAATGATACAATACAAGGTTCATATGAAGTACAAGACGGTGATGATAAAGATTTATGGTATTACTATATTTCTAAATCTGGACTAACAACTGGCTATGGCATAATGTCATTTAGTGATGTTTCAAAAAATAAAATGACTGTTTATGGTATGCCTTTACATGAAGAAGAACAAATAGAAATATATCGAAAATGAATTAATTATGTTAGGATCACATGACAGTTTTACATATTTAAAGACAGGCAATATACTTATAGATGCTGCATCTAGATTTTGGAGATGTCAAGAAAAGACAATTGATGAACAATATAAGTGCGGTGTAAGAGTATTTGATGTTCGTGTAATTGATAGTAATGAGGATGGTTTTATATGGTGGAGAGTTGGTCATGGACTTGCAAAGGTAAAGCAAAGATTCATTAACCTTGAGAATATATGTCTTTACTTTAAACAACAATATCCAGAAGCAATTATCAGAATTATTCTTGAAAGTGGCGGTAATAATGAATCTATTGTAGAAAGATTCAAGAATGAGTCTGAAACTATTCTGAATAAGTATAAAGAGATAATATGGGAGATAGTTATTAAAAAGCCTTGGATATATATTTATCAAAGTGGAATGTTTAAGACAATTGATGATGTAACTTGTAAGCTATTCAATTGGAATCTTAGTGAAAGTATATGGGATAATCTTAAACATTTTGAAATAACATCATCTTCTATTAAGACATGGGCAAAGAAACATAATCCAACAAAAATTACAAAGAAAATGAAAGAAGACAAGAAAATATTATATTTTATGGATTATGTAGGAACATATCCAAAACTATAAAACAAAAGGAAGTCTTAAGACTTCCTTTTTTATTTTGTTATACTTTTGCACCACAATACGGGCAAAACTTAAATTTTTGATTTAATTTTCTTCCACAATTACTACAATATCTTTTTTGTAAATCACTACTATTTATTGGTTTAGTAGAGCTTGGCATAATCTTAATAATTTCTGTTGCAAATGGCCAATATTCAAAATCTTTATATGTATTTGTGAATTTTTGATTTGAATGACTACCTTTTTCAATTCTACCGGTTTCTATTTTATTTGATTCTGAACTTGATGTACTTAAATAATTATTATAGCATGTAACTGTACTAGCTGTACTATATGATATGTCTGATGAAGTTGCCGTTGTGGTAGTTCCCATATCAATTGTACCAGTTGTTAATGCATTGCTATTTTCATACCAAGTAGTATCATACCAAGCAGGATTAGCCTGTGTAGAAGCCACATTAATGTTTGAAACATAAATACTATAATCATTATTTGTTCTTTCTTTAAAGAACTTAATAGTCAATTTACCATTATTCTGTATAGCATTTTGTACAGCTTTTGAATTATTTACTTTATAAGTAGAAAATAATAGTTTTGATTCGTTATCAAGATAGCGATCTAACCATACACGCTCACCAGGTTTCAAAACTAAAAGATTTGAAGTACTTTGCTGGTTTTCATTAAATGAGATTGAAACGCCAATTACATAAGAATAAGGATTAAAAATTTGAATTTGAAATTCCGTATCATCATTCATATATACGATACGTTCATTGGAAGAATTTGAATACTCTTTTAATAGAGATTTGTTGATGGCAATTTTAGCCAATTTGTCATTAGTACTTGTCATAAATTAACATAAAATTTAATATATATTTATTAAATCTATTCAAATGTTTTCATATATTTTACTATATTCAAAAGAACTAAACATTCTCAACAAATGAATAAATGTTATATAATTAAAAATAGTATAAAAAATTAAAAATGTTCACATTTCTTATTTAATTCTTTCATTTTATCAAGAACCGGTGTAACATATTTAAATTTATACATATCATTTATTGTATATATATCAGTATATACTCCAGTATTTTCAAAATATTTTATTTTTCCTTGCCAAAAATGTTCTGCGGGATCATCATATTTCATGCATTCAAATGCAAATTCTGATCTAATAGCATATATTGCAGCATCACCCATTTTTTCGCGTTTATGAACACTTGACAATTTATGCAATTCATTAGATCTATTGTTTAATACATTATCAACAAAGAAATGACTTCTATCAGATATTGTTGTATATGAAGTAATTATATCAAATTTTCCATCAATATTATTTATACAATCAACTAATAATTTTGTTGTCTTAAAAATTTGATTAATATTTAATAGAATAATCCAATCAGGGTAGTAATTATTTTCTTTTCCATAAGTATATGTTGCTAAATATTCAAGATATTCAATGTCACGTTCAGATTTACAAGCATAATGAATTGTTTTCTTAAATCCAAGTTTAATAGCAAAATCTAATAAGTCTTTGTTGTCAGATATAATATATGTTTGATTAAATAAGTTTAATTCACTAATGTATATATAAGAAAATTTTAATGCTTCCTTATTCTTATTATATTCATTAGTGTTATGTCCTCTAGCAGTTATGAATATAGGTATGTTTGAAACCATGTTCATATATAATTTTTATTTTGTATATTTATATCTTATATTCAAAACTGATGTAAGCTCAGCAGTTTGTATATGTAATTGATGAAGATTAATATTATCCATTGCAACTTCATTTTGATATTCTAATACTAAAAGCCCCATAATTAAATTATTTTTATTGTACATGCCAGTATATACAATTGACTTAGTATTATCATCTTTCAGTATTGCCATTAAAACTGGATTTTCTTCTTCAAATTTTTCCATATCAGTATAAATTACTTGTTGTGTTGGCGACTTAATAACATCAGTTACAATATTAGCTATTGAACTAAATGCTAAACCCATACAACGATTTGATAATGGAATAAGTCCTTTATCAAACCATTCATAGTTACAAGAATATTTAGCAAATGGGATGCCTGAAAAATTTTGTGATGTATTATGAAATTCTACAATGAATGCTCTTTGTGCATTATGGATATTCATTATGTCTTTAAGCTGATAATTGATTTCTGATGCACTAATCATTCGAGCTTCAAGCATATTATTATGGTTTTCATTATCTTTATTTTCTTTGTTTACCAAATAATCAACTAATTTGTCTTGCTGTGATATCATTGTTGTTATTAGTTGGTCATTTTGCTTACTCATTTGGGTGGTAAGATCGGTACCAATTTTTTCAAGTCCAGTACTTATTTCAGTATTTAACTTATTACCAAATTTTCGTAATAGAATAAAAATTATCATACATACAAATAAGCCAATAATACCTATCCATCCATATTTCTCAAATATATCAAAAAATATACTCATTATATTTTATCAATGATTATCCCATATATAATTCTTATATATTAATAATAAAACTTATAATTAAAAAATTAAATATAGCTTAAAATTCAATATAATTAGAATAACAAGATATTGAAAAAATGAAATATTTTTAATTAAATATCTATATTATTATAGATGTTTTATTATAGATGTTTTAATAATTTTATTTATATAGAGGAATATATATATGCTTAGAATTTTAAATATTACAGCACCAGACATTAATAATGGTAATGGAATTAGAGTAACACTGTGGGTAGCAGGTTGCAAGCATTATTGTAAAGGCTGTCATAACCAATGGACATGGAAATATGAGCAAGGAAAAGTATATCGTTATGAACAAGAAAATATAAAAAAGGAACTTGCTAATTGGTTAAATCGTGATTATGTTGAAGGATTGACATTATCAGGAGGTGATCCGTTGTGTCAAGATAATGATGGACTATGTGAATTGCTTGATTTGATCAAATGGTTTAGAAAAGAATATCCAACAAAGAACATTTGGTTATATACTGGATATACAAAAGAAGAAATTGACAATTCTAATAACTATATAATGAAAGAAGTTGTGAACAGTATTGATGTGTTAGTTGATGGTCCGTATATTGAAAGTCTAAGAGATATATCACATACTCCATTTAGAGGCAGCACAAATCAAAGATTAATATATATTAAGAAATAGTTATTTTTAATTAACTATATAGAATAATTAAAATGAAAAGTCTTTATACATATATTTTAGAAGCAGATAGTAAAGATGATAAGGAAAAAGATATGACTCGTAGAGGTAATATCAAATTTACTATATGGGAAGCACCAGACAAAAAGGTAAAATGGATAGAAAATAATAATAAGTATCAAAAGATTGAATATAAATATGAAGATAAAGACAATGAAATATACATTGATTTTCTTTTAGGATTTAAAGAAAATGAATGGAAGCTTTGGATTGGAAAAATAGGAGCCTTGACTTATGATGATGACCCTTATTGTGGATTTGATACAGATTCATTTAGAGATGCTATTTTGTTAGCATTAGACAAGGTTGAAGAATTTATTGATAAAGTTAATGAAGATCCTGATAATTATATACAATTCTATAAGCTAAAATAATAATTTTATTTTTTTATAATATTAAATCTTCTTAAGTCTGTAACTATATTTTATAAAAGGACTTAAGAAGATTTTTTGTATATATATGAATAAACCAGAAGTACTTATATTTCCAGATGTACATGGAAGAAAATTTTGGAAAGATGCTATTGACAAATTTCCAAAGAATCAATATCCCGATTTGAAGATAGTTTTCTTAGGTGACTATATAGATCCTTATGTAGATTATGATGGGATAAGTAAAGAGGAAGCATTTGTAAATTTTGAAGATATTCTTGAATATATCAATAATGATTCACGAATAGTTCCTTTAATTGGAAATCATGATTGGCACTATTTTGTAAGTCTTGATACTTGTCGTATTGATAAAGCTCGTGAAAGAGATATTGAATATATGTTCAAGAACAATATTTCAAAATTTAGACTATCATATATACTTGAACTTAATGATTCCAAATATTTGTTTAGTCATGCAGGAATAACACAGAAGTGGCTAAATGATATTACTGGCATGGCTACACAGGAAGTAAATAAATGGAATCCTGGTGAAGGTGAAAATTATGTAGATCCAAAGACAGATGAAAAATATATTTGGATTGAAAAAATGTCCCATATTGCCAATAGTCATGATTTTTCATTGCTTGAAACTTGTCTTCAAAAATATAATGACTATTTTTACAGTTGTCCTATTTCAATAATTAGTCATGAAAGAGGCGGTTGGTACCCTCATGGATCTCTTATTTGGGCAGATATACATGAACATCTTTTTAATGAAGATCTAAAAGGATATTACCAAATATTTGGGCATACATATTCATATCCATCTACATCAGAACCTGCTATATCTCCAATGGGGCATTGCTGGGCTATGCTTGATTGCGGTAGTGCATTTGTAATGGATATTGAAGGCAACATTGAAAAAATATAAATAAATTAATATAAATATGTTTGAAAAGGTAACACCAAGTCATCCAGATAAGATAGCTGATCGTATTGCTGGAGCTATAGTAGATTTAGCATATACTATTGAAAAAAATCCTAAGATTGCTGTAGAAGTATTAATAGGACATGGGGAATGCAATATTATAATTGAAAGTAATGTATATGATAAATTGTCAAATACTGATATACAACATATAGTATATCGTATTTGTAATGATAATAAGATTTTTGTAGACATACACAAAATTCCACAAGATACATATTTAGCTAATAATCAAATAGGTGAGATAAAATGTGGTGATAATGGTATATTTAAAGGTACACCTGTAACATATGAACAACAAAAATTGTCATTAATCACACAACTTATATATGATAACTATCCTTATGATGGTAAATACATATATAATGAAAAGGAAGATACTATAATAGGATGTCAATCACATATACAAACAAATAATTTAATTAATATATTGAAGAAATTTGCAAAGAATGTGAAAGCAAATCCATTAGGGGATTGGACAGGCGGTATTGATTCTGATTCTGGTGCTACTAATAGAAAACTTGGTAGTGATATGGGAGATTCAGTAACTGGTGGCGGTCTGCATGGTAAAGATCTTTCAAAAGCAGATGTAGCTGTCAATATATACTGTTTTCTTAAAGCACAAGAACTAAAGAATGACTATGAACTATATTGTGCAATTGGTGATGATACTATAGATGGTAAGAAATATTCTGAAATTGTTGAAATTGCAAGAGAATATATTGAAAGAATTGGAGGATTTGAAAAGTTTGCGGAATGGGGACTAATAACATATGAATCATCAATTACAAACAGATTAATAAGCAAATTAAATTCTTAAAAACATCTAAATAAATTTTCAATAATATTTAAATTCTAAAATTTTCATAACTATATTAAATCATCAATAAATTAAAAAATAAAGTTATGATCAGCAAAACAAAAGAAAAGATCAAAAGAAAGTACACGAGAACTTATAAAGAAGGTGATCATTCGGTAATAGTATCATATGATCCTACTTTATTTTTTAAAATTAACTATCCTGGTGAATACGTAGATTTTGAAGAAGTTTAAGTAAGTATATAAAAATTATTAATAAACAATTTAAAATTATTAAACTTATGGCATCAACATTTAATCTTGAACAGTTCAAAATGGGTAAGAAGGCACAGACTAAACTTGGTAATCCTGCACGATTCATTACAGTATCAAATCACAATGAACTTATTGTAGCAGTTAAGCCCAGATGGTCAGAAGAACAATGTGAAAAGTATAGTTTGGATGGAAAACGATTGCATAATCCTAATTCAGTATATGATCTAGAAATGGTTTAACTATATAAATAATTTAATAATAGTTTTTTTACTATGATGACTCATTGGTATTTAATTGGTTTTTATTTTGTCATGGCAGTATTTATCATCAAATATCTTGTATCATGGATATTTGGTGATGTTGATGTCGACTTCGATATTGATGGCGATATGGATTTTGACATCTCTTCAATGCTTTCATTCAAAGGCGTGCTTCATTTTCTTATAGGTTTTCTTGGATATTTGTCAGTTACTGCCAGATTTTCATCCACATATGTAATTGATGAACCATATAAGTTTTCTACTGGTAATTATATGGGAGCAATTATATGCGGTATTATATTTATGATAATTTTGTGGTATGCATATAATATTACTGCTAAGTTTAGTCATGAAAATACTGATATGCCCGACTTTACTAATTGTGAAGGAAGAATTCTTGCAAATAATGGTGATGGTACATATGAAGTTCTTATATTTACTTCGGCAGGATCATACAAAAAGACAGTAAGATCAGGAGCAAATGAAACTAGTATAGAAGTTGGAAGTGTTGTAAGAATATTGAAAATAAATAATGAATATGTAATATAAGATGTAATATAAGAATATGTCAATTAAAGAAGTAATATATGAAGTTCTTAAGAACAATATGGACAATAACTGTAATAATGATACCGAAATTGTTGTAGATGGTGAGAATTTTATGGGAGCCCCTATTAAACGAATTTATTATGATAAGGAAGTAAACCAATTATGTATAAAAATAAATGAAAATGAAGCGATGGATTAGTATTTGTATTGTATTATTTATATCTATTATATGTCAAGCACAACGTATATATGTCGGTAATTCTACATCATATTCAAATATTGTAGTTAATATCAAAAATGGATATGTATATACTGGAGATTCTTCATTACGTTCAAATATAATTATGCATTACAATAATGAATATTTGTATGAGTATGATTCGAATTTAACATCAGATATTATTGCAACATATTCTAATGGAAAGATATATAAAGGAAAAACAAAATTGACATCTAATATTTTATATACATACAAAAATAACAAAATATATAATGGAAATTCTACATTAAATTCCGACATATTATATATCTATATTAACAATAAATTTTATAAAGGAAATTCTACAATGGAATCTAATGTAATATTACGAACAAGTTCATATGTAAATCCTTTAATATTAGTAGTAATAAGTAATTTAATATATTAACACATTTTTTAATTTTTTAAATTTTAATTTTTTATGAGTGGTATTTATTTAACAATTGGTATGGTGGCTTTTGGCGCATTGCTATTTATTGCAACTGTTGTAGCAGTTTTGACACGCTATAGGAGATCTGCACCTGATGAACTGTTGGTAGTTTTCGGTAAAGCTGGTAAAGTAAAGGATGAGCATGGAAAGACAATTATGACACCTTCTAAGATTATTCAGGGTGGTGGTACTTTTGTATGGCCTGTCATTCAGGATTTCAAGAAGATGTCAATGAAGCCTATTCAGATTAAGGCAACTGTTGACGGTATTGATTCACAAGCAATTCAGTTGCATTTGCCAGTAGTATTGACAACTGCTATTTCTCAAGACAAGATGATCCAGCAAAATGCAGCAACACGTTTCTTGAGTGCATCACCTGGGGAAATTCAGCAACAGATTCAAGAGATTTTGATTGGTGAGACTCGTGCTATCATGGCAACAATGCTTATTGAGGACATTAATGCTGACCGAGATAAGTTCCTTGCTAAAGTACGTACAAATCTTGAACAGGAATTGATTAAGATTGGTTATGATGTAACTAACATTAACATTTCTGAAATTACTGATGATGCCAACTATATTAAGAATATGGGTCAAAAGGCAACTACACGTAAGCAAGCAGAAGCAGAGGCAGATATTGCTGAGCAGCGTAAAGTAGGTAATGTAAAGATTGCAAATACTAAGAAGGAAGAAGAAATTGCTGTGGCTGCTGCAGAAAAGGAGAAGCAGGTACAGGTAAATCAAACTAAACAGGAACAGGAAGTAACTGTGGCTAATATTAATCGTGAAAAGGAGATTAAGTTAGCAGAAGCAACTAAGGAACGTGAATCTGGTATTGCTGCACAGGAAGCTGAAAAGGCAGCTCGTATTGCTGAAGCTCAGGCAGATGCTGAATCAAATAAGGCTAAGGCTATGGCACGTCAGATTGCAAGTGTAGCAGAGGCAGAGGCAGATGCTGAATCAAAGAGAGCGGAATTTGAAGCAACACAGACTAAGAATATTGCAAAAGCGCAAGCAGATGCCGAAGCTGCACAAAATGAGGCAGAGGCATTGAAACAGACGCGTATTGCTCAGGCTAATCAGGAAAAGGAAGCTAATGTGATTAAGGCTACCCAGGAAAAGGAAGCTAAGGCAGCTGAATATGAATCAAGTAAGCGCCAGAAGAAAGCAGAGCAAGACAAATTGGCAGGTGTAGCTGAACAGGAAGCAAAAATTGATGTTGCAAAGGCTCGGGCTAAGGCAGCTCAGGCAGAGGCAGATGCAGTAAAGGTCGGTGAGACTGCAAAGGTTGAAGCAGAAATGTCAGTGGCAAAAACTAGACAGGAACGTCAATTGGAAGTAAATAAGGCACAAGCAAAAGCAGCAGAAGAGCAATTGAATGCTACTGAAATTGTACCTGCAAATAAGGCTAAGGAAAAAGCTATTATTGAAGCGGAAGCCATTAAGCGTAAAGCAGAACTTGAAGCAGAAGCTGTAAAGGCTCGTATTCTTCGTGAGGCGGAAGCAGAAGCCCAGAAGACACAAATGATTAAGGAAGCTGAAGCTGAAGGTAATCGTAAGAAGTTACTTGCAGAAGCTGAAGGTGCAGAAGCTATGGCACTTGCTAAAGCTAAAGGTATACAACAGGAAGCACTTGCTCCAGCTATGGCATTTGAAAGAATGATTCAGGCAGCAGGTAGTCCAGAGATGGCAGTACAATGGAAGATGGTTGATCAGTATAAGGGTATTGCAGAAGCTCAGGCTCATGTATTAGAGCATGTACAACTTGGAAATGTTACTGTCTATGGTGATAAGAATACTGGTGCTGATTTTGCTAAGAGCTTTGTTCAAAACTTTGCACCAGCTCTCGATATGATTAACCACGGTGTTAAGGATCAATTCCAGAGTTTATTTGGAACTAAAAAGGATGAACTTATGCCTCCAACAGATCCTACTCCATCCAATGGAAAGAATAGTGATCAGGACAATTTAGTATTTGAAGACATAGATTAAAAATACCACAAATATTGAATTATAAAAAAAGAACCTTACTTAAGTAAGGTTCTTTTGTTTTTTTAAGATAACCAATAAAATGGATATAATTTAGTATAAAATGTTGATGTAGTAGAATATAAATAAATTCCAATTAAAAATTCTATTGCTATACCGTATATTCTTTTATGATTTTCTTTAGTTGTAAACCATGTAAATTTATCGCATATTTTTTCCATATCAACAATTTCATATATATTATCATCCATAAAAACAGAAAATTCTTCAATAGTATTAATATTGTATTTTCTTAATATATGTCTTATAAATGATTCTATGAAATTAACTAAAGATTGAAAAGTATTCCAATTTGTAACATATATTTCACGTCCACAAATATATAAGATATTGTTTTCTGTTGTGATATTTTCTATCTTTTTTATTTTAGAATGCTCTTTAATTTGTTGTTGTATATCTATTGGTTGAGATTCCATAAACTCAACAAAATCATTATATACAGAAATTGCCCCATATTCATATAAATAAGCATATATAAGTTCATATGTTGCTTTCTCTTTTATAGCCTTTTCTAAAAAATTTTTATATATGTTATAAGTACATGTAAATATTTGTGTCTTATTATTTTCTATTATTTCTTTACTGTTTATAATATATTTGTCTATAATTCGTCTATATTGGCAAAAACCTATATAATCTTCAGGTCGTCCATATTTCGCGATACAATATTGTGCAACAAATTCATTAATATATTTATCCATCTTCAATATTATATCATCATTATTTACGGTATATACAAGTCTAGTGTTTAAGTATTTATAATTATTGTTGCTTACATAAACAAATGAATCACTATGTCCTATTATATATATCATTACTAAATTTCATTATATTTATATGCTCTTTGCTCATTTGCAGTCAATATACTTTCTTTATCTTTTAAGTCTTCATTAATCTCAAAAAAATCATGTAACTTTCTTGAATATGCATTATTGTCCATTTCACCTCTTACAAATAATCTGTTACAATATTCTTCCCATGATTTTGTAAGATAATGTCTTAATTTAAATGGTGGTTCTGCGGCCCAGTGTGTATCATAAAACTTTTTTGCGGTTTCAGGTAAATTATATACATACAATGGTCCATGTGGAATATTAGCAAATTCATTATCCTCCATTCTATGAACAAACAATAATGGCTTTCCGTTGTCATTCATATCTATATATCTTTTAGTCATTGGTTTAGTATATGTTTCTATCAATGAATATTCTTTACCATGTCCAGGATCTTCAATATGTCCATTTGCGGTCATTGTTATCCATCTAAACTTTATTGCATGCTTACCCTCATTATATATATTATTTATGTATGACAAAAATTCTTCTTTATTACAGTCTAAAAATTCATCAATATCAATATATAATACAGCATCATAATTCTTACTAAACTTTCTTTTGAATATATACCACATTATTGCTATTCTATATTCACCATTAAAAGCACCGTTTAACTCTTGTTCATTACATACATCTATGAATTTATACAGTTTAACATTTGGATATTGATTAGTAATTTCTTTATGTGAAGTACTATTAATGTCTTCAAATAATATAATATCATCTATGCCAATGCTTGTATAAAACTCGATGAACTCTCTTAAATATCTTTGTTCATCTTTAATCATCGTACATGTACAAATTTTCATAAAACAATAAAAATAATTTAATTAAATATAACTATATTAATTAATACAATTAATATATATTTTAAAATAGTTTTATGAATGAAACAAAAACAATGAATAGAACATTAACTTTAAGTGATGCTGACAAAAATGAACTTAAAGACAAACTTACATTTGATTTTATATCAACTAATACAATTATTTGTAATGACATAAATAAAATAAAAAATTCTATTCCCAAAAAATATTTTAATCTTATATTACTTGACCCACCATACAATATCACAAAAAAATATGGTTCAGATATATTCCGTGAACTTCCAGATGATGAATACTATGAATATATAAAATATATTATTGATCATTGTTTGAGTGTACTGGATGATAACGGAACACTTTATATATGTGGTGATTGGAAGACGTCTTATATTCAAAGAAAGGTATTAGAATGGTTTGAAAATCAAGGAATGTGTGATGTAATAAATAGAATTACATGGTCACGTGATAAAGGTAGAGGGGCATTAAACAATTGGAAGAATAATTGTGAAGACATTTATATGGTTGTAAAGGATAAAAATCATTATTATTTTAATGTAGATGCTGTAAAGATTAGAAAGACCGTATTAGCTCCTTATAAAGACAAAAATGGGAACAATAAAGATTGGACCACAGATGAAAATGGTAATTATAGAATGACATATCCATCAAATGTTTGGTATGATATAGTTGTACCGTTTTGGTCTATGGCAGAAAATACAAATCATCCTACACAGAAATCAGAAAAACTTTATGCAAAATTAATTTTAGCATCATCTAAAGAAGGAGATACTATATATGAACCATTTGCTGGCGTATGTACCGGGTGTGTTACTGCAAAGAAATTAAATAGAAACTATGTTGGTGTAGAAATGTGTGAAGAATATTGTTTGTTGGGTCTAAAACGTCTTAAATTAGCAGAAGTAAATAAAAACATACAAGGATATGAAGACGGATTATTTAGAGATAAATAATGAAAACATAAAAATATATTATTAGATGAAAACATAAAATGGAATCTTTATTAGTAAATAAAAAAGATCTATTGAACAAAATTAATTCGGTATTAGATACTCTTAATTCAATTAAAACAGATATAATGAAAGATATTGAATTAGATGATATTACAATGATTGAAGATGTTAAAGAAAGTAAATATAAGGAAACATTAAAGACTTTAACACCTCAAAAACAATCAAAAACCAAGAGGTATGGAGATGAGTATGAAAGTACTAATGGATGGAATGAAGTAGGTGATAATAGTGTATTACCTAATATTACCATGTAAAATTATCATATTCACTAAATTCTGTAATATTTGCTATATTTGTTGGCATTTGATACATATTATTTTGTTCAAACATATTAAATTGGTTTAGTTCATCATTTGAATTAAACCAATTATTGTTTATTGACTGTTGTATATTGCTTATTGCTATTTCTTCAATAAAATCTTTATATCTTGGTGTTTGTAATACTAATGGTATTTGAACAAAAGTCATAATAATGTCATCATGTCCATAAGATGCTTTATAAGACCCATTTCCATTCTTATCTTCAAATCCTTCAAGTTCATTAATAGCTAACATATCGGTTGTTGTAACATTGCCCTTTTCAAAATTAATCTTAAGTAATGAGCATGCTACTGACTTATTACCGGAAGTCATACGAACTCCAGGTATATATTTTGAATTGACATTTAGTCCCATATTAGCAATTTGTTCATCTAAAGGACCTTTCTTATATAATACGAAATTATACATATCAATACCCTCAGGCACAATGTTAAATCTCCAATTGTAGTCTATATTATAGTCATTTTCATTATAGTTAGACAATAATGTATAGAATAATGCCCCATAAGTATTCCATTCCAATGACCATAATGTTCTATCATCATTAAATAATTGACCAACTAATAGCCAAAATTCAAGTGAAGCAAACTCTAGTTCAATCTCATTACTTGACCAACGACCTACGTGAATGAACTTATCTTTTTCTGGAATATAAAATATGTTAAATACTGTACTGTCTTGACCGGAACCTTCAGCAAGATCAACTGTTATTAAGAATCTGCCAGTACGTAACAACTTAAAATCAAACTGAGGATCCCAAAACAAACATTCCGAATGAGAAAGATATATATGTGGAAATTCCTTCATAAAATCTTCTGTTCTGTTATCCCATAATACTGATGTATCTCTTAATTTACTTAAACATTCTCTTGATACTAAGCATTTATCACTTGCAGAGAATTGCGTGCCATATTGATATTGGAATGCTTCTTCTGAACCAAGAATACCTACCATTTTCTTGTGCCATGCTTCTGTTCTTTTTTCCCATTTTTTAGTTACTTTATTCCATTCTGGTACTTGATCCCAGTCAACTTTAAATGGTCCATATATGTTTTTCTTTTCAATAGCAGCTTTCCAAAGTTTATAGAAAAGATTAAATCCATTTTGTGTTGACATAATACATACATTAGCAGAACTATCAGCAGTAATAGTAGGAATAATATTGTTATAGAATAGTTCTACATCATTAGGAGGACACCAAGCAAACTCATCAAGAATAAGGAAGTTAATTGTTTTACCAAGACCTGCTGTAGGTGAGAATGCTTCTGTAGAAATTGATGAATTGTTGTCAAAAGAAATTTCTGATTGATTCCATTTATATACACCAACTTTTAAAAAATATGGAAGACACATATACATATCTTTTATCTTTGCTAATAAGTCTCTACCTGCAGGTCCAGATTTAGAAAGTATTAGGGCCATTTTATCGGTATTAAATAATATTATCCAAAGACAATAGATTGCTGTTGTAGTTGAATTATGACTTAATATTCCATTTGAATAGAATCTATGGTTTTCATCATTAACTGTTGTATCACACATTGATATTTTAGTTGATGAAATTTTTAATGAAACAATTTTTTGTAATCCTTTATCAGTTTGAATATAATCACCAATTGATAAATTTTTTACATATATTTCATTAAATTTTTCATCAAATACTATATGTTCATCCGCACAATTTAATTCATAACCATTTTCTAATTTTATTATATATTGTTCAAATGGCTTAGTTATCATTATATGAGATAAAGGTTTATATCCAGTATCTGTCAATATTTCAATATTATCATGTAATTCAATTTCTTTAATAGTTTTATAATTATCTATAAGTTTTTCTTTTCTTATATAATGATAATCTATATGATCTATTATAGAAATTAATTTATATAAAAATTCTATAAATTGTTGGGAATCTTCATGTTTCTTTTTTTCTTTATTCCTTTTATTCCTGCCATAAGTTAATCTATAAATTATTTTATATAATTGATATTTACATTTCCATATTAATGTTTGCTTACAATATAAATTATAAAGTTCAAAAATTGGTAAATTATAAATATTATCCTTTATACAATAATGATTTATTTTATTAACATGTAAATAATAATCTATATATGTTTTATTAATTCTTACATAAATATTTGACAACATGTTAAGAGATTTGCCACTTTGTCTACAACTCAACATTATACTGAATGGGTGTGTCTGAAGATGTTTTAAATAATTAATTTGATAATCTCGTAATTCAACAGGAGAAAATCCACCAGCAGGATTTTTAAGATAGCATTTAGATGCAAAATATACAGGATCTTGCATACATTTTATATAGTCGTCTATTTCCTCTTCCGTTCTTTTATATACAAGATCTGCCTTTAAAAGTTTTGTATTTTTACCAATAAAAGGATTAGCCTTAAGTGGTAATCCTTGTTTTAGTGCTTCTACGGCTTTATTTAATGAATATGTTGACCAAACTACACGTTCAGCTTCTTTACCACCTATTTGTTTTTTAACAGGATCAAATTCTCTGTCTTTACTTATATCATATTCAAAGTCTTTATCTTGTGTATTATCCTGCATATAATCCTGTTTTTGATGCTATATTTGAAAGTAATTTTAATTTTAATGAAACAAGTTTTATAGCTGCTTTTGTTTTTTTTGTTTCGGACTTTTCTAAAAGTCTTTTCTGCGCCTGTTCTAATTGATTATTGTATACACCTAACATTCTTTGTCCAATTGTTGTTCCTAAAGATTCTATTTTATCTTCATATGCTTGCTTATCGTGCTCATTCCATTGCTTATCAACTGTTTTTTGCACTTGTTGTTTAGTATGTATTAAAGCTTTGTTTATTTGATCAGATATGATATCTGGTCCTTGTTCCATATAAGATGTAATATCAGTAAGTACATTAGTAATATTGTTTACATATGAAGTAACTGTAGAATTTACTTTATTCATAGTTTTCTTCATATCATCTAAGAATTTTTTCTGATTATTCTTTTCATTTTTTTCATTTTCCTTTTTTAATCTACTTTCTGCTGACTCTTTAAGTGTTTTTAATATATCTCCTATAGATTTTTTATTGTCATTAAAATAAGAAAATGCATAAGATGAAACTGCAGATGGGAATCTTGAAATCTCAGTTGTATGTTTATTTATATAGTTTCCTAAAATTTTTGTAGTTTCTTTAGTAAGTATCATTGTAGCATCAGAAATTATTTTCTGTGCTATTGTATTAATTAATTCAGGATTTATTTGAGAAATAGTTCCAGCAGCTCCTAATCCTATAGCTGCTAAGTCCGTAGTTGCTCGTATACTTGATAAGTTAGTTATATTTTTTGTTGTATTTGAAACTGCACTAGTTACTTTACCAGCAATAAATGAATTACCAGCATCTATAGCATAATCTTTAAATGATTGTTGTTCTGCATCCGTTAATGAAGTATTTGAAAGTGTAAATAGTTTCTCACTCATAAATATTCTATATTAATTAACTTTAGTATTTTCTGCAATTATTGGATCTAAATCAGAAAGTGCACTTTGACATTCTTGAAAACCTGGTATTAATTTTGCGGTATGTGAATCAGATGATGCATCTTGTTTTAATTTATTAAAACCCTTATGTAATTTTTCCAATATTTCTTTTAATGAATCACCCATAACTGCATGTTCATAATTACCATCCTTTTTTCCAACTTTTATGTGTGACCCATCAATATCAACTTCACCGCTTCCCCCTAATAAAGAAATATGACCATCAGGATGAAGTTCTATATGATGTTCTCCAATTTTTATAGTAAAACCATTTTGATCATCATATGTTGACATTGCATTTAATGAACCGTTATTATGTGACATAAATATTTCAGGATTGTCAGAGTCATATACAGATTCTAAAAACTCTTTACTTATGTCATTAAGTTCAAAAAATGGAAAATACCAATATTCATTATAATTAGACTTATTGATTAATACCCAAACCTTGAATCCTACAACTGGCTTAGAAAATGTTTGGCTTCGATTCATAAATATTGGTCTAATCCATGGCATGTTTTCTATAGACATTGTATTATGATCCACTAAACCCGGAATATCACATTTTATACGTCCAAGTTTTAATGGATCATCTGTTGATTGTATTACAGCAGGAACTAATTCACAATCTTTCAATTTCATAATTATTTGCCTCTATATATTAAACTAATAAAATTTTTATGCTTCAGTGGTTTCGGCAGATTCAGGTTGTACATCACCCATCATTTCATCATCAATTTCTCCGCCGCCTTCTTCTTCACCACCGCCTAATTCATCTGTACCTTCTGCTCCTTCTTCTTCACCGCCACCTAATTCATCTTCACCTTCTGCGGATGCTCCGCCTTTATTCTTTTCTTCTAACTTAAGTTTTTCATTAAGTTCAAGATCAGCTTCAGACATCTTAAGATATTTTTGAATCAAGAACTTCATAGCAAAGAAAGGTATATCATTACCTTCTGAATCAGTCTCAACTAACGAATCTTTCATTGTACTTATAAATTCAATACGTTTTGTCATAATTTCAATATTCATCATTTCTTCAAATTGATTATATGAATTCCAACGTAAAGAAACTGAATCTAATATTCGCTTGTCATTCTTAATATCAGGAATAGATAATGTAAGTTGAATACGTAATGGCTTAAGCAATATATAACCGAAAGTATTGCGAAGACGATTTACAAATCTAGCAAAATCAATTTCTTCTCTTAATGCTTGTGTAGGATCTGAACCAAACCATGTTGCTTGAGATTCTTTGTCAAATCTATTAAGAGGAATTTTTGACATTTTATATAATTTCTCTGCAAAATACTTAATTTGATCTGAATCATTAAGTGTAGGACCAGAATCAACAAGCGTTTCTATTTCTGGCTTACCGCTCTCATTTTGTGGAAGCCAATATTCTTTGTTGAATGGTAAATTTACTCTACCGTTTACTTTTATTTCACCAGTATCTTGATTGAATGATATATCTTCTTTGTATCTGTTCATTGCAGATGCTAATGTTTGCATTCCTTTTGCTCTATTCATACCGCCAACAGGAATTGTAAACATTGTCTTAAATGAAGATTGCGTAACTGTCCAAATAATTTGTGCTTGCTCAATAATTCTATATATATTAAATGGGCGAATAAGACGTTCTAGATATGATTGTCTATTTGTTACACCAGAATCTTCATATTTAATATATATGATCTGTGAATCTAACAGTTTACGTTCTCTACCAACAACACCCTTAAATTGAACCCAATATATAATACCATTTTCAACTGACTTAGTTAATGTATTTGGGTCTAGATCAACAATATTTATAATTGATTTTGGATATTCTATGTTATCATATACTATTTCATATGCAAGTACACCTTCAATAAGCCATCTCTTATAAATATCCCAAGCCCTGTTTTTCCAGTTCAACAATAAATATATCTTATAAAAATTAGCATTAATGCATTTGTCAATTTCTTCTGCATTCTTTTCATTAAGATCTTGAATAAGTCCATTGTCTAAGAACGGTGTACATATATAAGCTTCTTCATCATCATATACAATTGACTCATTAGACATCATATCTAATATATCCTCAAGTTCAGGTTGTACTGCAAGTTTTCTTAATATTTCTCGTTTTTGGTCAAATGATTTTTCTTGGAATGTCTTTTCTTCATCAGGTTTTACTTTCCAATTGTTTAACCAAGACCCATATAGATTTTGCTGAAGAACTGCATCATCTTTAGGTTGCAAAAACTTGTCTGCTGGAATAGCCATCATGTTCTTAAATATCTTATCATCATAGTCCATTCCATAATGTGACAATGATGTAAGAATCTTAGAAAATCTTGTTGGCTTTTTAATATTAGCTATAGACTCGTAGTAGTTTTGCTTTACAGCCTCCATTATAGTTTGTTCATTTTCTAATACATTATTTAAATTACCAAAATTCATAATTTAATTTGTGCTTATATTATATATTAAAAATAAATTTATACTTAAAATCTTTTGAATAAGTTATCATTTTATTTCAATTTTATATTAAAAATATTGGATTTTTAATTAATATATTATGGAAAATATTGAACAACTCAAACAGGATAATTTAAAATTGACAGAACGTCTCAATAATGCTGCAAAATTTTTTAGAGAGCAAAAGGCACAAATAGAAGCTTTAACTAAAGAAAATGAAGAACTAAAAAGCAAACCTAAAGATAATTATATTTCTCCTGAAAAATGGAATGCATTAGTAACTGAAAAGGAATCACTTGATAAGCAACTTAATGAATATGAATTGAAACTTCAAAAGTTAGAAGGAGATTATAAAGATCTTAAAAAAGTATATGAAGATGAACAATCTGAATATGAAAATAAGATAACTTTACTTGAAGAGGATAATATTAAGTTATCAGAAAAATCTAATTTACTTGATAAATGTGAAAATAAATTAAAAGAAAAAGAAACATTATATAATGAATTAGAAAAAAACTATGAATCTTATAAGAAAACACAATCTGAATTAGTAGAAAAACTTCAAGCAAATTTAGAAAAAGCAAATATTGAAATAGATACTTTAGAAACACAAAAGGCAGTACAAGCATCATTACAAAAACAGTTAGATGATCTTCAAGAAAAATCAACAGTAACATTACATGAATTCAAAAAACTTCAAACTGAATATGACAAATTAACAAATGAATATAATAAATGTTTTGAGGAAAAAACCAAGTTATTTGAAGAAAATAATGATTTGTCTACAAAATTAAATAATATAATAGAAAATTCAGAAATAAGAAATGAAATACTTGATAAAATTGTAAGTTTAGTTAATGGGTTAAATAATGTCAATAACAATCAAACTAAAGTAACAAAAAATAATAATAGCGAAAGAATAGGAAATGAATATGTAGTTGATAATCCTGTTATGAATATTTAAAAAAGAGGGCTTAAGCCCTCTTTATATGTTAAAAGTTTAAGTATGATGTATGTGGAGTGTTATTTATATATTTTTCGTTTACATTACTACTGCCGTTAATTGTATCAATAATATCTTGCTTAACTTGAATAGGAACATTAGTATTGTTATATTTTGATACAATATTTTCTAATTTAACATTATCATCATGTGTTATATTTGAATTATTTATATATTCTTTAATAGTATTCATATCTTTACTATTTCTATACTTAAATGATGATGCATAATTTATTGCTGCCAAAAAACCAGTATGTCCCTCACCTGGATTTGAATAATAAGATGTTATATAAGAATCAATATTATCATATATGCCAATATATACATCTTTATTTGTTCCTGTAGTTTCAACAATTATAAGATCTTGTGCATCTATAAAATTATTAAGAGAAATATAATTATATGCATCATCAATACTTGAAAAAATATGAGAGTTTAACATAAATTTTAAGAATAAAATTTTATTTATATATATAAAAATAAATTATAAAATAAATATGATAAAAATAGATAGTTGTATAATAGTCAAAAATGAAGAAAACAATATTTCACCTTTATTGGATCAATTATTACAGTTTTCTTCAGAAATTCATATTACAGATACTGGATCAACAGATGCAACAGTTAGTATTATTGAAGACTATGCAAAAAATTATCATAATATATTTGTAAATCATTTTGATTGGATATATGACTTTAGTGCGGCAAGAAATTTCTCATTAAATTATGATAATGATACATCGGAATTTAAATTTTGGTGTGATGCTGATGATCAATTAAGTGATAAGCTTCTACAAATGCTTATTGATATAGCACAAAATGGTGACTATAATACAATGAATGGTGCATACGGAATAAGATATGTATATTATACTGGAGACAAAAACCCATATTTTAGAATACCTTTATTTAAGACAAATTCCGGTTTTAAATGGAATGACCCAATACACGAATATCTTTCATTTGATCAATCAACAATACATAACTATAATTACTTTACCGATGATGCAGTAATTATTCATAAACGAGCTGAAGGCGTAACTCATAATGATAGAAATCTTCAAATATTCAAAAATGCTGAAGCTGAAAATAAGCCGTTCACTTCTAGAATGTATCATTATTATGGTATGGAACTGTATCAAGCAGGTGATGAACGTGCATATGAGATACTTACAAAGTCTTTATACTGTGAAGAACATATAGATCCACAAAATCTAGTTCGTTCATTATGTACAATGTATATAATTGATAAAGATAATAATGGATGGATTAATGAAGCATATAGAGTAATGAGTAAGGGCATTTGTAGGGGTGATTTATTGTATTATATTGGAAATTGGTATATGAAACGAGAATTGATTGAACTTGCGAAAATGTTCTATAAAAGTGCATTAACATTTAGAATACCAAAATCATTAACATTTGGACTTAACAATATGGACATAACTATAAATCCATTATTGCAACTTGGTGTTATATATGCAAATTTTGAACATGATTTCAATAAAGCATTAATGTGCAATAAATCAGTATTAGACTATGATCCTAACAACCAAACAGCTAAGTCAAATATTGCAATACTATATAAGCTTATTAATGAACAAAATATTAAAAATACTGAAATGTAACTGAATAATTGTTGACTGTTTTATTTTTAAATAAAATAACTAACAATAAATGCAAGACAATAATGAAATAAACATAAAAAAGGATTTAGCAAACAAGTTATGTTTTGGTAAACCTGAAAAAATAGTAATTCAATATTCAAATGCATTTATGCCAATAAATTCAAATACTGAAGAAGTTGTTCTTGATGAATTGACAAATACACCTGACTATGTAGGTACTGATGGTAGTATAAATATATATATTAGTGATAATGAAATAGAGACAGATTCAAATAAGTATACTAATACTACTTCAATATATGACAGTTTACAGAACATATTTTCAACTATAAATAAGACTATTGAAGACAATTATACTGAAGATGAAATTAACAATATAATTACAATGATAAAGTCAAAATTGGATGAAAATGGTGGATCTAATACAAACAACTATTCATTTCTATTGGAACGAAAAGACAATATACGATATAGTAAAAGACTAATTTCACGTTTATTACAAACAGATTTTTATAATATGAACTAATGAATAACTTACAACTATCTATAAATATAAATCCTAATATTGTATTATATAAAGATAGATATTATTTAGTAATATCTAATATATTAGGTTATCAAAATAATCCTGCATATGCTTTATTTGTATTAATTAATGACAAAGTTATGCAAGATGATAATGATATGCAAATATTTCTTCATTCATTACAAGGATCTGACTTAGGTGAGATTTCAAATATTATTGCAGAAGGTATTGATGAAGAATTTATATTAGGTACTGACTATTTTGTGTCATATTCTTTATGGAACTATCTTATGACATATGATAATGATACAAAATTCAAACTATTATCATCTAAAGTAAATGATTATAGATATCCTGACTATTTAGACGCACAATACAATAGAATAAATACTGAAGTATACGGAGATATTCAAGATACTAATATACGATATTTCTATTTATATAACAAGATACAAGATTTTGAATTTACTAAAGAAGAACTTAATAATTTTGCATCAACATTCTGCAATATAATTCTTGAAGAAACTACATTAACTAATATTACAGACACAACTAATTTAATATATAAATATGTATTAGAATTTTATGCAAACAAAGGTAAAGACAATACTAGTGTAATTCTTGATCTTATATTTAGTAATACTTCATTGTTATCATATAATTCTCCTGCAAATTCATGCTGTACTGTAAATAGTTCTACTGCAGGGAATTCAGGTAGTAATGGAACTAATACATCAAATATTCTTAGTCAACAATCATCTATAGACACTACAACATGTAAAGAAAAATATGAGCAGGCAATGTTCTTATATCTTATACAAATGCTTAGTGATCCAGATTTTTATTGTGATTGGTTCTATGTATATTCTGATTTAGACTCAAATATTTCTCAACCTAACTTACCAATGATTGACAAACTTAAGAAATTATTTGAACAATTCAAAGAATTAGGATATACATTGTCTTGGGATAAGATAACTACAAAATGTGGATGTAAGACAAATTCATCTTCATTATTAGACAAAATTAATAAAGTTTCTGCAGACAACTATACTATTTTAGACAATTATTATAAAGTACTTGAATATGCAGAAAATAAAGAAATATGCAATAACAAAAATAAGATAAAAGTATATGGTACAGCATTTGCAAACATCTTACCATATATGTATTTTGTATAACTATGGAATTAAAAGGAAATGATAAAGGAAATACATGGCAGGAAAGAAAAATTACAGTATCATGTGCATGTTGCGGTAATTCATATGAAGCAAAACTTAGTGAATTGACTATGATAAATGATGCAAGTTCAATATATAACTTTAGCTGGACTTGTCCAAATTGCGGTTTACTAAATAAAAGATAAAAAATAAAATTTATATATAATATATTATGAAAAATTTAAAAGACTATATTTTAGAAAATTCAAAGTCTGTTGAAAATCAAAATGAAATAAATGAAGCTTCTACAGAAAAGAAGATTACTTTTGATTTTACAGGACTTGAAAATGATGAAGAAACACTTAAGTCATTTGAAGGTAAAGATTTTTGTACAGTTGAAGATAACAAATTAACAGTTACAGTAACTGCTGATAATTGCGATAAGTTAGATACAGTACAAGACATTCTTCAACAATATGCAGAGACTTTACGTAGTTCAACAAAGAATTCATCTGATGAACAATATGCACAAAAGACACATAAGTTCGCTGATAAGGTTGCAGAATTTAATGATGTATTAGATGAATTTCAAAACCCAGGTGAAGAAGAATAATTAATGAGTTATTAGCCAATCAAAAATAATAAGCATGAAAAATATCAAAATTGTTTATATTGCAACAAACAAATATATTGAGAGATTTAAGTATTTTCTTGAAGAACTCAAATATTTTTATCCAAATGATCATAAAGAAGTAATATTATTAAGTAATGTACATGTTCATAAATATGATGATTATAATCATAATAATGTTTCTATAAAGTTTTATATGATTGATCATTATCCTTGGCCGATTATAGCATTATTTAAAATGCATTATATAAAGAAATTCATAAATGAAAATGATGATTTTATATTTTATTTTAATAGTAATGCATATCCAAAAAGATATTTTGATGATCAAGATCTTTTGAATGATGATAGACTTATTTGTTTTAGAGTAAAAAAGGAAGGATATTTTAAAACTTGGAATGACTTAAATCCATTTAATCAAGAAATAAAATATGTTCAGTCTGGATTATTTGGCGGTAATTATAATTCTATATTAGAAATGTGTAATTATGTTACAAATCGAGTAAATGAATTACTTCGAAAAAATATAATTGATAAACTTCATGATGAAACTGCACTAAACTCATATATATCAGTGTTAGATTCTTCAAAATATGTTATTAAAGATTGGTATGATATGGCAATCCTTGACTATGAGCGATTTAATAGTGGATTAGGATTAGATAATAAATTGCACACACATTATGGTATTTTAGATAGAGTAGAAATCTATTAAAAATAAATTTAACTAATAAGAGAAGATCTTAGATCTTCTCTTTTTTGTGATTATAAAGTATGTGCATAAAAAATATAAAAAATTACAAATATGAAGTATATTAAAATATGTCACAGAACACCATTCTTCTTTATTCTGTTACATTAAAATAGTAAAACAATATATTTATATATTTAACTATTTTCTATGAATCTGGATGTATTTTTCTACTTGTAATACTTATTATTATAAAGTAATAGTTTTGTATTGTTTAAGAAGTCTTCATCATTCATTTCAAAAAAGGTTGTTTCCTTAAGATTTGAATAGTCATATTTTATATTTTCAAGAAATTCGGTAATAATATCTATATTTGCTAAATCAGATACAAATATATATTCATTATCATATAATTTAAATGGTATATATTGATTTTTATATATTATTATAGAATCAAGTATGCAATATTTGTTTATAAATTCATTAAGATCACTTTTACCATTGTTTAATTTTTTGTCAATTTCTATCTTAGCACTAATAAGATCTTCTATATCATTTATGTTTATTATTTTCATACTATTTTCATATTATTTCATTTGTATTATATATTAAAATATATTTTTAATTATAATTTATTTAAAAAATCTTATGGCAAATGATAAGTTAAATAGTACTAAATCAATAAATAGAATAAGAAATAAGTGGAAACGACCTTGGAATATTCAAAAATTTGATGATCTTTATAATAGAGATGAGCGTTTTTTCAGTATACTTATAAAGGGAGCAATTTCATATCTTAACAATCATATTAAAATGTATGATACAAAAATCAATCATTTCATATTGAATACTGGATCATCATATATGTATGTTGAAAATAATGGATATGAATTTTCTTGGAATGAGACAAGTGGTGAAGACTATATTTATATGCAAATGCCAAGATGTATTGTTGAGATAGGATCTATATCTATTCCACAAGAAGAACTGTCACAATCATTTGCTCGTGGAAACTATGAAAGACGAGATGGTGAAGTAATAAAAGAATATAATGCAGAAATTAAACGAATTCCAATAGAGGTTGAATTGTCATTACATTATGTATTTGGTACATTTAATGAATCTATAGTTGTATTACAGGAACTTATTGACAAAATGATATTTCAACAATATTTCAACATAACATATCTTGGAAATATAATTCGTTGTTCTATTGAGTTTCCAACAAATACACAAATACAATTAAATAAGATTGATTTTTCGTCAACAGATGTTACTCAAAAAAGTATAGACATTACGGTTACTATATGTTCAAACTATCCTCTTATTAATGAACATTCAGAAATACCTGGAACACAAATCATATCTAAATTTGGAGGATTGATAAGTGATAATTCCGAAAAACATATTGTCATAACTATAGACGGTGTAGAAATATATAGACATACAATATTTATAGATTGTAGAAAGTTTGATTTGAATAATGACGGTAAAATAGATGAAAATGAAATAGAAATCATAAGAGAATTTATTGAACGTTTTGATACTGATAATGACGGTGAAATTACCACACATGATATACAAGTAATAGAAGAAGATTTCATTAATAATGTATATAATATAAAATATGATGTATTGAATATTGGAACTGTCAATAATCAAAATCTTGTAATAATAAAACATCTATTTGATATTTTAGATATTAATAAAGATGAAGTAGTAAACAAATATGAGATTACAACAATACTTAAGCATATAGAACTAATATCAAAATATGATTTCAATAATGATTTGAAAATTGATTATGATGATATAGTTGCAATATTAAACTACTTAATTAGTCATGAAAATCTTACATATGATAGTTTATGGGAAAAATTAGTAAGTTTTTGTGATATGAATATATTTGTTATATCTGAAGAACTTTATAATTATATTTTAGAAATAGTAAAGACAAACATAACCGATGCTAAAATTGCTATTGAATATTACATTAATCAAAACAATATAGAAATTGATAATGACATATTAGTTGAATTATATAAGATAATAGATGAAATGATTGAATTCAGTATATATGACATTAATAATACTGGAGTCATTTCAAAAGATATTGCAGATACTATAATGAATGAAATATCTGAATATTCTAACAAAGAAATTAGCTATTATGTATCTTCAAACATAATAATTCATAGTAAAGACCATACATTATCTGACAGTTCAATAACAGATACTGAAACAATGAAAAACTTCTAGTTCTTAGAACTAGAAGTTTTTGTTTTTATTGTATTAATGAAGATGGCCTTACGCCGTTCATTACATTTTTAGAGAAATTATATCTTAACCGCATATTATTTATATTATATTGGGCTGTTATTCGTTTTCCTCGTATAGAAGTAGATGGACCGTTCTTCAAATCTTCCATTTTCTTATAGAACATTGCAGAACCAGTACCTAAGTCACCATGTTCACCTTTTAATACAGTTCCATCTCCACGTGTACCTAATGCTGCACCTGCTCTATACGAAGTACCAAGCCATTTTTGTAATATATTAAAACCAAAATCTCTAAAATAGTTTATTAAATTCTTTTCTGGTTTTAACAGTCTAAGTTTTTCTTTCATATAGTCAGTCAATATTGAACTATTATATTTACGTGTTCTTCTATCGGCACCATATATATTGCCTAATGCAAAGTTTTTATCAGAACCAAGTAATTTGTCTACATGAGTATTTATAAATTCTTCAGATGCGGTAACAATATTTTTTACGCTTGTATCAAAAACTACTTCATTATCAACATAAATGCCATTTGATCCAAACATAAATCCCATGATTTCATTCATTGTATATTCATAGCATCTGTCATATGTTATCTTTATTGAATTCTTACCAAATTGAAATGGATTATCATTAGTCATTTCTCCTGGTGCATAAGATCCTAATGAAGAAATATCAAATTCACAATTTAATAGTCTGTATAACTTAAATGACATTTTATTGTCCTTTTGGGATTCATTGGACAAATCTTTGTATTGTGTGCCTCCTAATATCTTACCATCTTCTCTGTTTTTGTTTGGTGTATGCAAAATCTTTATTGGTGATTGCATAATGACAATGTCCATATCAAACTTGCGTAGGTTTTCTGGAATTATTTCTTTGCAATTAATATCATCAAAACAAGCATATTTATATAAAGAAAACAATGTTGTCAATCTCATATCAATAGCATCTTCCAAAAAATCTATTTCTATTGATTTTTCTTCACCAAATTTAGCAATATATGGATTACCCGCATTATTGAGATTTTTTATACTTTTAAAGAACCAAGGAGCTCTAGTATTTATGTAACTTAATAATCTTACAAATTTGATTAATGCTATACCTTTATTTGTTAGACCCGAAGTTTGATATCTTTTTTCACATAAATATAAATATTTTAATGCACTATTGATAGCTGGCCAAGAATCATTTGTCATTGCATCATCACCGATAAATGATGAAATGGGAGATTTCATATTAAGAATACTACCAAAAAGCCCATACATTGTATTAAAATTGAAAAATATCTTAAAATACATCCATGATGGACCTGCATAGTTATTTCCAAGACCCTTTAAGAATAGATTACGTTCATTAATAAAATCATCATACCCCCATAAAGGCAACTGCAATCTATAGTTCTGATTGTCATAATAATTAGAAAAATTCCAATTAGATTTTGCATTTCTATTTAATGATGTATGTTTCCATCTTTCATTTTGTTCTGTAATTCTAGAATTAGAACCAAAAGAATCTGCAATTTCTGATACAGTATTTGTAAGATCATCATTTTTCTTATCATTATAATAAAATGACATTACATCATCCATCAAATCATCACCAGCATTATAAGATTCTCCAAATTCTGATGACGGCATCAATATTGATAATCTAGATTCATTTATTCCTTGTGCAATTCCTGATAAAGCTGAATCTTTTATTAAGTTTCCAAAATCTGACCAAGTACTCATGTTCTATTATAATTTATTTAATTTATAAGTAAATGTATTTCTTAATATTGAATCATCTATTTCGGTATTGTTTTTTACATAGTCAAAATCAACATCATAAGACATATCATTTATTTTTGAATACATTTTTACTTTACCATGAATATAATCTATATCTGTTATGTAACTATCATTTTTGTTTTCTTCAGTTACTTTTATGTCTTCAATATTCTTATTATTGTAAAATTGATAATTATTCCAATATGGTGTCAAATCAACAATTCTTTTATTAAATGGAAAATATTTATTGTATATTATGATTTTTGATGCTTTATAATATTCTTCATTTTGTATTTCAACTATTCTATGAGTACTTAAAAAGTCATCCAATAAATTTCTAAGCATGATACTTTTCAAGTTGTCATTTGTTGATGTTATAAGAACTGACAAATAATCATATATATTACTATCAATTTGTATGTCTTTATTTATGTCTATTATCCATTTACCTTCTTTGTTATATCCAATATGATAGTCATTCTTTATTGTATCTTCATATATAAATACAAATTCATCATTATCTATATCTTGTTCCGAAGCAATAAAGTCAGTTTCTTCTTCATTTATGACATATATAGAATTTTTGTACTTTATTATAAAATCTGAAATATCTGATATTTGCCCTATATCTTTACTTTGCAGATTACTTTTGACAGAATATAACAATACAATCATATTAAATAAGATATATTTCAAATAGTTTTCTTGACTTTCTTGATTCATGTCTAACTCATCAAAAGCATTTCTAATGTTTATAGTATCATCACTTTCTAATATATATTTTACTAATCTATTAAAATATGTCTTATGATCTTGTACATCTCCATTAAGTATGTTATCAATTTCTTCTTCATCAAATATATGAAAACCATCCTCGGTATATTGACTTTGAACATACATAACAAAATCATCTATCTTGTCATCATTGAATTCAGTCAAAAAGTTATTGAATACATTTAATATATTATACAAATTAACGCCCATAATAGTTTCATATATATGACTATCTAAAAATCTTTGTAAAGCGTCTTCATATAATTCAGCATGAACTATATCATATTTATTGTTTATATAGTCATTGAACTTTACTGGTCTTGTATTATATATCAATTTGTCATAATTCATAATTTTATTTTAATGCATTAAGATTTATTTTTGGCATTGTATGTAAGTTATCAATATTAGATATAGGACCTCGTTTAATTAAATATAAATATTGATTTATTTGATTTGATTCATATGAATATGTAAATTTCATGCTATCAATATAGTATATGTCAGATAATGCAATATTTGGCATTGATGAAGATGATGAATAAATAAATTCTGCCTGATTCATATCTTCAATTCCTTCTAACATATTGTCTGATTCTAATGTTCCACCTTCTTCTGCAACATTATTTGATCTATCAATAAGTAATCTCTCTATTGTAGGATTGTCTTCAAATATTGCAACATTTACAAGTGTCCCACGTTGCAATCCAAAATTTGGTTCCTCCAACAATACTTCTAATATTCTTTGTCTATGCTTCGAAAAGAATTTGTTTCTTATTATCTTTTGCTTATTTATTGGTAAATCATTACATTCAATAACAGTTTCTAATCCTTGTTGTTTAGCATATTCTTCAGTATGTTTTCCGTCAATTGAATTTTGTATGACTTCAATATCGTATCTTGACAATGAATTATTTCCATTATTTACATCTAATAAGTTAAGATTATACATTGTCAATGATGTACCGCTTATAAGATCACTATTGTTTACTTGAACATTATAACTGCGTATTTTTAAGTTATTTGCTGCTTGAGTATTATTATAATTTGTAAGTGTTCTATTCACATATCTTGTCTGATTTTCTGGTACATTAGTTGTACTTGTTGCATTAATGCCGACAAATGAATGAATTGCTAAGTTTTTTGGATTGACATTTTCTTCATTAAACAGCCATCCAACATTAACTAATACAATATATCCATATAAATCAACCCAACAGTCAAATATGTTTTGTTCATCTATACCTCCCCATTTTATATGTTGTTGTATGAAATTTGTATATGTTTGACGTTGTATTAGTCTTGGCAATCTGTCATTAATGTTTTTACAATGATCTGTAGAAGAAAAACCTAACTTACATTTTTTTGCTATTTCATGAAGACATTCCCAAGTATTTGGCTGTTTGTTTTCTCCGGATGTACAGTCTTTTCCAGAACAACCGGCATATGTTATTTCCTCTAAATACATTTTTTTGAATGCATTTAACTTGTACGTACCAGAGTATAATATTCTGTTTCCAATTATATTACATCCAGTAATTTCAAATTCAAGCTTTATAGACTTATATGTATTATTTACTTGTGGGACTAATATTACTTTTATTGAATTATTAAGTTCTGGTATATTCGTTGCTTTTATAATGCCTTCTGAATCATCCACAGTTATTGATATTGATGGTAGAAAATCATTATAAAAAATCGACATTGAAATAATTTGATTATAGTTTATTCGTCTATCATTAATATTGACTAATGGATATAATATTCCTGAAACTTTTGTAGAGTCTATTTCTCCTGCCGCATCTGTAGGTATTGGGGCTACATCTTGTGTAATTGTTTCAGCAGAATTATTTGTTTCTTTTACTTCATTATTTCCATCAGACACACTATATATATCAGCCAAAGATATGAATTCTATCTCTGGATCATGAAATATTATAGGATCAGTAAAGTTTATTGGCTCTAATATTTCTTCATTTAAAATATTTTGACTATTATCTGGCATTAATAAAATACAAGACCTAATGATCTATCTATTACAAAATTACTATTTCCAACAGTAAGCTCATTGGGTGTTCTTTTTTCATTTGTCTTTTTTCTATTATCATTATACGTCTTTTCGTCTATAATAGTATCTGATTCATTAGCTAATATTGATGGTGTGTCTTGATGAATTAGACTTTCTAATATGTTTTCAATACTTGGTATATAAATAATCATATTTTCATTAAGTTCGAAAGGATTGGATATACCATTGAACTTACATATTATATCTCCATATTTATCATCTCCAAATATTGCTAATGATATTAAGTCAGGACGGGCAACATATTCTTTACTCACAACAATGACACTAGTTTGTGGTGATTGACTTAACTTATATGTTTTAGAAAGTAAGTCAATATATTTTTCATTATTTTGTGATAAATATGGTTTATTACTTAATATTTTATAATCTAACATGTATAGACAAAAACATTTTTATATATATTTAAAAATATTTATTTATATGAAAATAGAGGACCCTTTAATAAAAAAGAGCCCTCATATATTAATATTATATAAAATTTATACTTTAATTAAGGATTCAGTGTAGGATCAAGTGGTTCTTCCGTTTCCTCACCAGATTGTTGAGTATCTGGTGTTATATCACTACCATCAACTACAATACTTTCATAAAGTGCTTTTACTAAAAGACTTAATGATTTAATTTGCGCCTGTTGTTCTGCTACAACTTTAATAAGATCACCTGTTGTATTTATACCTGTTATTGATAGATCTTCTGATGTACTTTCAGATGCTTGTGAAACCGCACTTTGTAAATCTGCCGCATTCCAGTCAATATCTACTGCATTAATTATTCCACCAAATTCTGAATCTACTCCTTCTTGTCCACTAACAAGTATTGGGGCAACACCAATTGCTTGTCCATCTGAACTTTCACGATATTTATTAAATAATATTCCGTTTTGTGTAAAATTTTTCATTTTTGTTTATTTTATTTAATTTAATGTAATTATAATTGTACCTCCGTTAGCTACAGCTGATCCTGTCTTATATACTTTATGTTCAGGTATACTTATACTTGTAATTTCAGATACTGATACTGTACCTCCCATAACTTTTTCTCTAACAGAAACTGTTTTATTTGAAGGAGCTAAAATGTAAACATATGCTCTTGTTCCTGAATTAGTATATTCTTTTGTTGTAGGAATAACATTAGTAGCATTATTGGCTGATGTATAATTATCTGATGTAACTTCTTCAGTACCTACCGAAAAATAATATTCAACTTCTGGTGTTTGTTGATCACCATATTTTGCATATAATGTCATATTTCTTTCTGGTGTTATATATGAATTCATTTCATAATTGGTATAGTTTGCATTATAATTATAACCGTCATATTCACCCCATCCTATTGGTCGTTTTCCCATATATGATGATATTAATGCTGGTAACCTTTGACGATCTCCTGATTTTACATCTATATAACTAAATATTATATCTGAGTTTGGTCCAACAAATGTTAATCTATTACCCATATATGCATAAATATTTCTTGGATTACTATTATATTCATTAGCATCAAAATATGCATAGTATGAATTAGGTCTATTTCGCCAATTTGTATTATCACCTATATATGATTTTTTATACCACATATCATCAGGTAATTTAATATAATCAATTGGTAATTCTTGATGTGTAAATATATATGATAATGTTTGTGGATCACCTTCCTGACTAGTCGTAGTAAATCCATAAATTATATGTTTATTATGGTTACGATCTTCAATATCAAAATATGAATAATCAGCAATTGTAGATAAATATTCATTATTATCTGTTAAGTTAGTAATATCATATTGACCGCTTAATGTTTTATTACCATCAGCGTGACATGCAGCCTTTACTGGTAAATTATATCTACTACCTAATATGTTTATTGTAATATTCTTTTTAGGTGCAAATAAAATATTATTATAATGTAATTCATTTGTGGTTATATAAGAATTTGTATTTACATCATGATATTTTGCATTCATGTCAAATGATGCTAAATAACTATAGCTCATTCCAGCGTTTACATTTATTTCAAACTCATTATAATCATTATCAATATTAGTATTAATATCTATAAGAGCATTTGCACTATAACTATAACTATAACTATAACTATAACTATCTATGGTTGTATAAGAATATATAAATTCTTGACCAGATAATCCACTTTGACCAACACCATGATAATATTTATCTAATATTCTATAAGGATAAGTTCCATTAGTACCATCTGGATCATTAATATAAGTACTATTTAAATATGAAAGCGGATGTCTTGAATCTTTGGAAGAATAATCATTAAATATATCTGCGCCATTTACACCACCAAAAAATACATTTACACCTGTATGATTATGTTTAATATAATTATGATAATTAATAGATGAAATTTTCACTGGTGTACTTGTTTCATCTGTTGGTACCTGGTCGCCAGATTGTCCACCAGATTGTCCACCAGATTGTCCATCATCACTGCCTTCTTTAAATGTGGCGCCTTGTAATGATAAGTTCTTTATTTTCCAAGATAAATTATTATCATCTAATGAAACAGTTTCTTCTTCATCATTAGAAAATATTAATTTAACAGTTGGTTTTGGAAATTTAATAGATTCACCAATATATAAAATTCTGCCATCATATATATCATCTTGTTTAATAATTTCGGCAGAAACAATAGTGGCTTGTTTATTATTTTCCAATTCTTTAATTCTATTATCTAATGCAACAATTTCTTCATTCATTAAATTAAATTGACTTGCAATAAAATTTAATACATCTGTTGTTGAATTAAATGGTGTAGATGTTTGCCCCATATCAGTTCTTGCAGTTACATCTTGCCAATTAATATCTGATGCATATAATATTTTATCATTATTTGCAGTATATAATGGAGAATTAATTACTGTATATTCTTTACCACTATTTGGCGTATGTTTGTTTTGTTCATTTACAATAAAATCTTCGTATTGTTCCATAACTATTCTTAATTATTATATATTATATATTATTTTCATATATTATTTCTTTTTATAATATTAATAAATGCTTTATTTGCTGTATTATTATTTATTAAGCTGTCTTTATATACATAGCATTTATATGATTTATTATTTACATTAATAGTGTCTGATGAATTAAAACTACTTAAATCTTTAACATAATTTTGTGCTATACCATTTTCTGTCATATTTAAGTATAATGAATATCCATCAGGAATTATAACTAACAAATAATCATCCTCTGATAAACCAAATGGATTATATTGTTCTTTATCTACTGATATAGTTTCATATTTGTTATTACTGTAATCCATAACAGTATATGTATTATCTATTAAATGCCATCCAGTTTCATAAGCACTTTTTATATCTCTATTATATACATCAATTGATTCTGAATCTAAGAAATGCATTATTTCTTTAATATCTATAGAACTTTCAGAATTCTGAAAGCTTTCAGAAATCTTATTTAATATATTATTATATGTTGTTTCATCAATAACATTCTTTCGTTTTGCTTCAAATGCAAATACTTTTAATGATCCAAGCCAATATACATCTTCATTTACACCAGATTCGGTAACATTAATATTTAGTTTATTTACTAATGTCTTTACTTGTCTTCCATTTACTGAATCACTATAGCTTAAAGATATTGTTAAACTTTCTTCTCCAATATAATTTGGTGTAAATTTTATTGTTCCACTTTTATTATTTGTAGATGATATTCTATATGAAATATTTCTTGAAGAAGGTATAATAGCTAAATTAGAGGCAATATAGTATTTATCATCAAATGTATATTTAATAGTGTATTGTTGTCCTTGTTTACATGTAATACTATTTATTGGTAAATTATTACTATCAAATAAATTAATATCTTGAGGAAAACGTTTAAATGTTACATTGTTTGCTGTTATTACATTAAGTTCAGTGTTTTCTAATTCTACAGAAAAATTAAGTGGAAGTATTATAGAATTATTTGTTGAATCTTCATTTATAATACATGGTAATTTTATTGTTCCGTTTCCAATTACACTTGAATCATAATTAAATGTTAAAAAATCTTCATAACTTTCTGGATTATCTTTGTTTACATATACAATATTTGGTGTTGATATTGTTTTCTTACCATCACCATTCAGAAATTCAAAAGATATATCAATTTTATTATTTACATTATAAATTATTGGAGAATTTAATAAATATTCAGAATTTGCTGCGAGTCTCCAATCTTTTATTTCGGATTCAACAAACAAACCAATTACACCATTATCAATCCCTAGTCTAATGATGTTTCCTGCAACAGTAATACTATTATTAGTATCATCTATTTTATATATTCCGTATGGCGAACCGTTTTTCCATATTACATTTGTTTCATTTGTTTCATTATCTTTATTTCCAAAAAATACTACAAATGGATAATTTAATGATTCGTCTTTTAAAACTGAGTTTTTCAAATCATCAACAAATGCAATTCTTCTCATGTCTGATATTATCTTGTTTCCTGTTGTATTATTAGCCATAGTTAATATTTAGTTCTTTATATAATCTATATATTTAATAATATTTTTTTAAGTTAACTGGTTAAATATTTTGATGGAATCCAATATCTATTAGTATATATTGACATATCATTGTTTGTTGAACTACTATGTGATATTAACTCTAATTTTAAAATACCGTCATTAAATCCATTGTTATTTATGAAATATGGTAATCCTTCAATATTATCCGTCAATACTTCATTAACCGCGGTAAATGATACAATATCATCATTTATCTTATACATAAATTCTTTAACATCATAACTATTGCTTCTTGTCTTGTCAATATACCAAGCATTCAATATACTATAGTTATTATGATCATACCAAATAGATATTGTCTTAGTATTGTTTGTTACAGGAATAAATGTATATACTGGCTCACTTTCTAATGAATGATATCTTAATTCAATATTATTCATTTGGTTAACACTTTCGGTAATTTGATCATCAGTCAAATCATTTAAGTTATCATATGAATATTTTAGTACAGGAACACCATATAATACCGGTATTTCTATATTTATAGTATGATTTTTTATTTTATTGAATGATATAGGTACAATTACTGATGATCCATCTTGACCTTCTATTGTAACTGTTTTATATTTAGAACTTGGCGTTTCTAATATTGAAAGTTCAAATTTATTAAATAATTCATTTTTACCAAGGTTTACATCATATACAATATCAGTATCATTAAATGTTCTAGATATATAGATTTCAAATTTATTAGAATCTGATGGATCATATGAAGCATTATATCTAATAATACTTGGATATTCACCATTAGTATTAGATTTGTTTATGATTATATTAATTGATCCTACACCACCACTATCATTTATTGTCCCATATACTCGGCACTCCATATTACGTAATATTGTCCCTTCAAGTATAGTATCTTCATTACTATATACATTATCATTTGTATCATATATAGTATATTCTACATTATCAATTGTTAAGTCATTATAAGTAGGAAGATTAGTATATAAATCTATAAAAGACTTAAGTGGAATATTATATTCATTCTCATAATCATCAGTATACACAATATACGTATATGATGAATTTCCTGTTTTGTCTAATTTAGTATCAATTAATTCATTATAATAAGAATATGTTTGATTTTTTATATTGTTAATGCTATTCCATATATCTGTATATGAATAATTATATGTTGATGCTAAATATGACAATTGATCATATTGGTCTTTTGGAAATCCATACCCGCCAGATATGAATTTACCTCCAATATATATTTCATAATAATCCTGTTTAGACGGATCTGAATATATAATCATAGATCCAGAATCACTTAAATAACGTATTGAATTTTTGTTATTAGTGATTATACATTTAAGTGGCTTATTATTTATTTTTGCTAAAGCATTTGAATATGTTATACTTGAATTTGCCATGTTTGCCATTAATTATTTTTTAACTATTTAAAATTTCATTATTAAATGTTTAATATTTTTAACTATTTAAAATTTCATTATTAAATGTTTAATATTTTTAACTATTTAAAATTTCATTATTAAATGTTGGTATGTATTCTTCAGAATTAATATCTATAATATTTGTAGAAACAACTATCTTCATAATATAATTATCAATTTGTCTTGTTAATGATGGTTTTAAGTCAAATGCTAATGTTTTAGTAATTTTTTTGTTGTTTGTATCTGTCAAATAATATTCTAAAAGAATTGGTATAGTAATTGATTCACCAATATTAATCTTTTTATATTGATTATTTTTGTTGTTGTCACATAATATTTGATTTCTGTTCAATAAATTAGGAATTAAGAATGCTCCTATTAAATTTTCATTATTCCATATTCCAGCATTTTGTGCAACAGTTTTTGATTGTGAATTTACTAAATTGCTTAATGATATGTTTTGATCAAGATAAGATATAGTATTGTCACTATTAGTATAAGGTATATGTTCATACTTTAATATTATGTTGTTATATACAAACTTACTAATATTGTCAGTATCAAAGAAACTAACATTATTTTCAGCAGTATATGTATTATAAGCTATTTCATATTTATTATAATTATTTTTTGTAATATTAATACTTTTCCATGTAGGTAAGTTGTTGATTTCTGATCTTTCTCTATATCCTATCAATAATTGAGAATTGTCATTTAACATAAATCCTAATATATTGTCTGGGCTTAATGTCAAATCTGTTTTATTATTGAAATTAATAGTATCTAATATATTTTGAGCCTGATTTACATTATATAATGATTCTCCAGTAAATACATTATTTTGTCTAAAGTATATCCATTGTCCTTGAACTTGTGGAAATACCGATTCTCGCGGATTTTGAATATTTTCTAACAATAAAGGAACTCTTTCGTAATTACTTATATTGTCATTAAAAAATGATTTTTCGGTATGTATCAATGGTATTTCAATATTACCAGGGAAAATACTGTACATATTGATTGGCATTGCTCCTGTATTCTTTATTACAAGATTCATATCCTTTCTAACATAATTGTCATATTGAGTATTTACGTTATTGATATTTATTGTGTTTAATGTTTCCTTTTTTAATTCAATTACTTTATCATCATATTGTAATAATACTTTATATTCAGAATTAAGTTCATTATTGATATATGTTTGATATTCAGTAATTTCCTTATCCATATCAATAAGTTTGTCCTTTAATGAGATAAGTTTGTTTTCCTCAGTATTGAATCCAGAATATATATTTTCTGGCATATGATAGTATACTTGTGAATTATCAATTATCTTATTTGATATATGTTCTTGATATCCACCGTTTATAAGTTCTTTTAAAAATGTACTATTCAATAAGTCGGTTTCATTTGCTGCTAATATAGAAGATACATCAGTAATATTTGCAGCATCTGATTGTGTATATGATATAGTTACTTCATCAGACCAAGGTGTATATAAGTTGATGAATGGTTGTCCAATACTATATTTATATCTGATACGTATTACAACATCTTCACCAGCAGAAATTGGAATGTCTATTTGATTCCATTTTATAATATTTGAATTAGTATCATAGTTTACATATTCAATAGTATAGTTATTTGTTATTGAATCAAACTTAAGATATCTTTGTTTTTCAATGTTGTTTACTCTTACCCAATCAGTAAAGATAGTATTTGAATTGTTTTCAACTGTTGTAGAGTTTTGGTTGATATTTTTATATTTATATTCTACTTCAAGACCAATTAATTGACATTTTTCTCCATAATTTTCCTTTAAATATGCAACTATTTCTGATTCAGTGCCAGATTCATCAATGTCATTAGCAGATGTAACACCTCTTACTCTATGCTTAAGTTGATCATATCCAACAATATCATTCTTTATTAAGTCAATATTGTTTATTACTGATAATATTTGTTGTTGATATTTTAGTTTTTCATTATAATAAGTGTCTAACTGTGTCTTAAGATATGCTTGTGATACTGATGTGTCTAATGAGAAATCTGTATTTACTAATTGATTATATGTAGAATCAATATTTGCATTTATATTTGACAATTCATTATTAAGCTCAATTTTTTGCTTATGTAATGCTGCCAAATTACTTGAAATCTCATCATCAACAAGATGTGAATTGATGACTGTCACATTAAGTACTTCATTATTTTCTTTTCCTAATGTATCAGTAACTAATGTCTTAATAGTCTTTCCAGTTGTAAGTTCTTTAAGTTGTGCATTAGTATATTCATCAATTTGCGAATAAGATATCTTACCTATACTATAGATAATATCTCCTAAGTTCTTGCAATATTTGTTATAATAGTCAATATATGATAGTTTTGAAGTACCGTCATTTATATATATGTTATTTAAATTAAGTTTTATAGCATTTGACCAGTTACTTCTTATATTGTTGTATACAGAACTTACAAATAGTATTATATATGGATTTTCCTCTAATGGAATGTCAATATATTTTTGTGTAATTGTTTCTGGATCTATATATAAAGTAAAATATACATCATTTTTGTTTTCTGTTGTGTCTAATATAGAATGACCGTTAGTTTCTTGTAGTTCAACTATATATTCAACATTATCACCATTGTCATAGTCAGCATATTCATTTATATTAAGAACTTTGAATATATTATACTTGTCATGTAAAGTAAGTCTATCTCCAATCTTCAATTTGTATTGTATAGAATCATCATTTACATCATAATAGTATAATGTATTTAGTCTTATCTTATATACTAATGAGTTAAGATCTTCATTAAATGTTCCTTCTTCAACAATATCTAATATATCAAATTTAGAATTATATTTGACATATTTTACTGGCATTTTTAAGTTAAAGTCATATTCAGAATAATCAGTACCTTCATTTAACAAATATAGTTTTTCTTTATAACTATTATATGTATCTAAAGTATCATCATTAAAAATATCTGTAATTAGACTATCATTATGAAGAACAATTTTCTTTACTATTACTTCATTTATGTTTTCTGGAAGATTAGCAACATTTAGTCTTATGTATGTATTTGGTGAAACAAGATCCTTAAAGAAATTGTTTTCTTTTACAGCAAAATTTGTATTGCTGTCATAAGTTATTTGAGGAATTACTGGAGCAATATCAGAATTCACCATGTTTAACTTATACATATTAGAGCTCTTAGAGAACCAAGCCTCTCCAGATTTAGGTATACTGAATAAAGATGAAATTGTTGTTTCTATTTCTTCTATTTTATCTTCCAAGTATAGAAATGAAGGTATGCGAACAGTTGTATCATCATTTAATGTAATGACAACATCTGGTGTATATGCTGTAAATGCATTATTTATTCCATTAAGTATTGTTAATGCATTTTCAGATATCTTCTTTAATTCTAAATAATATTCTTTTAATGAATTGTTTTTACTTATTTCATTTGCCATAATATATAATACTTAACTAAATGATATATTCTTTTTTATTCAATGTTTTTCCACTTAAGATTAGCTAATTGTTCATTTATAATTGCATTATTAGCATCTATATCTTTCTTTAAAGAATCTAATTCATCGTCTACATATTTCTTAAGTGAGTCAATATTTTCAATATTTGTTATTTGAGATATACTATTACGTATTTCATTCATTTCAGTATTGAGTTTTGTAACACTTAACAATAATTCATTAAACTTATTGTATAGTGTAGATTGTTGTGATAATAATTCAGCATATGTATGTTGGTTTGCTATGTCAGTACTATTGTCACTTCCATTTTCACTTTTTACTCCATAAGGAAATGGTGAAAACTTAGAACTTATTACTAATGACCATGATTCACCAAATTTAGATACTGGATCATAGTTTAGTTCTATTGTTTTAGGAAGATCATTTTCATCTGTAAAATTATTTATCCAAATACCATAAGGAATGTTTTTATAGAACATGTATTTGTCGGTATTTGTTTTGTTAGCTATTCCACTATCTAATGTAAAGTCATATTCATTAGATGCAGTATATGTTGTTGTGTTAATGTCATATATATCAAATAATGGAATGATACAGTTGAACTTTATACTTTCTGCAGTTGAAATGTCATCTATTTTATGTTCAACCTTTTCTACTTTTGTAATTATCGGATCATACCCGTTATACATATCTGTACCACTATTATCATATATTGCTGTATCTGTTATTTCATTAGAATTCCATCCGTATAATATGTCATTTGATGAATATGATGAGTAATCAAAACTACCATCTTCAGAATCAAATTTATAACTTACATATCTATTGAAGTCAATTATACAAATAGTGTCAGCATACATACCATTATAATCTTGCTCAGTAATATCACCAACATATGTAGTATCTATTTTTTGACCAAAGAACTTATAGATAGCTTCAATAAGATAGTTTAATGTATAATGATGTTTTTCCCATTGTTCATTATTTTCATTCATATAATCTCTTAACATTGCTAATTTGTTTTCATAATAGCACATTAAGAATTTTTTAAAACTATCTGCATTATGATCTTCGTCAAATGGTAAGTTAAAAGCTAAAAATGATGAAGGATACATTTTTGAAGATGTACTTAAAAATACACCTGTCAAAAATTCAGTATAATTACTAAATGTTAGAAAATTAGAATCATTACCACTCAAATAAAATAGATTAGTCTTTCTCATTTATTAAATATATATGAAATACATTTAATTAAAAATAATTATATAGATATATTTTTTTGAATTTCTAATGATTATTTTCAATATTAAAAATAAATTAAATTAAAATTTTAAAAATATGAACGTATTTGTAATATTTGACATTGAAACAACAGGATTAGACAGAACAAAGGACCAAATAATTCAGTTTGCAGCTATAAAAGTTGATATAGATACTAATGAAGTAATTGATTCTATGACACAACTTATTAAGCCAGTAGGTAATTATAGTATTTCTATAGGGGCATATTTCAAACATCATATAACTCCTGAAATACTTAATGATAAGCCTCATATGTTTGATGTTGCTCCTGATATAGTTAAATTTTTTGAAAATGCAGACAATATTCTTACTTATAATGGTAATGGATTTGACATACCTTTTCTTAAGACTGAATTAAATAAGTATGATTTTGATATTGATTTTTCAAGTAAGAATCTTTATGATGCATTTCTTGAAGAAAAACGTCGTAATGGTATATCTCTTGAAAATACATATTTGCGATATACAGGAAAGCAAATGAATGAATCTAATTTGACTGCTCATGATGCTTTGTCTGATGTAAAGGCAACTTTAGCAGTATTTAACGCGCAGCAAAAAATAAATAGCTATGGTCCAGAACAAATCTTTGGTGATGATAATATTATTGTTGAAATGGATTTTAACGGAAAATTACAGCCATGCTTTAATATAGGTAAATATAAAGGTATTTCTATTGAATATGTTTCATCAATTGACAAAAATTATATTAGATGGTGTGTTGGTGATAAATGCAATTTTATGAAATCAACTAAAGAATATCTACAACAATATCTATAAATGAATATGAAACAAAAAATTAAAAACCATTTAACTGGTATAGGTTGTCTTTTAATTGTTTGGATTATATTAGGCATATTATATATAATTTTAAGTAAAATATCATGAATTTAATTAAACAATTATTTTGCAAGCATAATTTCAAATTCATACGAAACATATATGGGGATGAAATCAATCTTCATAATGGTAATCGTTCAGAATGGAAATGCGAAAAATGTGGTAAGACAAAATATCAAAAACAATATGTAGAATTAGAAAATGAACTACATAGATTAGCTGATACATATTACATTAATCAACAAGACAAATGGATAGAGGATCATAAGTCTGAGTTAGATGATATTGTAAACAGGTTAAAAGATGCTGCAGAATCAGGACAATATGGATATGAATTTGTCATGACATGTGATGATGATTATTTGTATAGATATGAAAAATTTATTAAAGAAAAACTATATTTAAAAATAGATGTAACAACTATAAGTCAGAACAACCCAACAATAAAAACCAGAAAAATTGACATTCGTTGGATTTAATTAGTCATGTTATGAAAGTTAGAGACTACGTAAAACAATATGATATTGCTAAGAAACTTGCAGAATTTTATCATAAGGATCAAGTTGATATAGGAGGACATCCTTATATAGAACATGTAAAATATGTAAGTGATCATATATCTAACTATTTTAAACATGGGGACAACTTGAATAAATATTATATTGCTATAATATCTGGATATCTTCATGACATTATGGAAGATTGTAATGTATCTGCAAATGTATTGTCATCAGAAGGTATTTCTAAAAAAGTTATTGAAGTATTGAAGATCTTGACGCATGATAAGAATATTTCATATAAAGATTATATAATAAATATTTCTAAAAATGAAATTGCAACATTAGTCAAATTATCTGACTTATCTAACAATATGGATATTAGACGATTGAAAAAAATTGACAATAATGCAATACGAAGACTAAAGAAATATTTTTATTCTTATAAATTTTTGCTTGGTGAAATAAGTGAAGAAAAATATATTAGTGAGTTAGAAAAAATTTAATTAAAATTATGATAGACATTAATAAGAAAATTATGGAGTCTATAAAGGCTCATGATAAGGTTGCATCAGAAACATATAAACTTCTTAAGGCAAAGATTCTTGAGTTTAAGACAGCAAAGAATGCAAAGGAATATGATGATAGTGCAGAAATCACACTTATTAACAAAATGATAAAAGAACGTCAAGATAGTATTTGTATTTATCTTGAAAATGGAAGACAGAATTTGGCAGATGATGAATATGCTCAAATGAAAGTACTTCAAGATTTGCTTCCAAAATTACCTACACAAGAAGATATTGAGGCGTATCTTAATGAAAATTATCCTGAAGGTATTTGCAAAGCCCAAATGGGTGCAGTAATTAATGAAGTAAAGGCAAATCTTTTAGGGGCTGATGGAAAGACTGTTGCAAATTGTGTAAGAAATAAATTAATTTAGATATATTATGATAACAGATATAGTTGATGTAAAAGGTGAGCAATTAAATGTAGGTGATTATATTGCTTTCGGTGAAACAACAAGTTCATATAACAGTATTATATGTACTGGTAGAATAATTGATATTCAAAAGAAGAAATATCAATCACATATAAAAATACAAGTTATTGATGATGGTTCAGGATATTGGTATAAAAGAAATAGTATAAAGACCATGATATATCCTCGTAATTATAATAATATAGTCAAAATGAACTAGTAATAAAGTTATGATAAATAGAGAAGATATACTTGACAAAGCATTTCATGATTGTATGCATGAAATGTATGCAAAATCACAACCAGAAGCAGATTATGATAATCTTTTGAATGAATATGCAGAAGGTAAGATAGGTAAGGATGAACGTATTTATGATCGTCATTATTTGTCTATGGATGAATTTTTATATATTCGTGACAAATATAAAGATGCATATAATATTAGATCACATTGGAATGATGATGTAGAAGTTGTTGAAGATTACTTATTAAAGGGTGGATTGAAAGACTATTATGTTCCTGGGAAAGTAGATAAAGACGGATTTAAACATCCTGCATATCGTAGTACTAAAAAAGTTCCACCTATTCAAGAAAGTATATATAAAATTTTATCTAATAGAAAACCTGATGAAGATAATAATATCTTAGCTAAGAAGATTGCTGATCAGGTTTTAGAAAATATTAAAACATGCAAAGATTTTTATAAGTTCGATAGAGAAGAGTCTTCATTTGATTGTAACATATCTCTTGGTGCATCACCTACTTCTAATGCAGAAACTGTAAAGAAATGGTGGAAAGAAAATTATAATCAAGATATAGAAATTGAAGAAAGAAATCCAAAGCTGTTTTGGTATCTTGATAATGAATATACAGATGAAGAATTAGCCTATGAATTTGAGAGTTATGGCGAAAATTGGAAAGAAGCTCTTGACAAGGAATGGAAAGAAAAAAAGGCTGAAAAGAAACGTAAACAGGATGAAAAAATAGCAATGTTAAAAAATGTAAATAATGATAAAAAATGAAAATTACAAATTACATACTTTCTAATAATGGTTTTGAATATTTGGATAAACAATCAGAACTATTAAGAAAATATCAGAAAGAGCAATATGGAATAGAAAATTATTCAGTGTTTCGCTTAAATACTAATGATGATTCTTCATTAAAACTTGATATTGATAATGGATTTAACAATAGAGGTACTGAGTGGCATTTGCATATTGATAATGATCATTGTGAAACTATTGGCAGTGCCGATATTGATACAGTTCATGAATTTAATTTGCTGATGGAGGTTTTTGGAAGTAAATTTAGATTATAATGAAGTATAAAATTAAAAGAGTTCATTATGATGATGGAACTAAATCTCCTTGGTGGACTATAGTTATATATAAAAATGGACAACCTTTTGATGAATTAGAAACACAATATTCATCGTTTTGGACAGTATTTAAAATTTGGTTAAAAGCTACATTATTTTGTTAAACATTATGAAAAAATTATTAAATAAAATTAAACTTTGGTGGAATTCATTATTCAAATATAAATTATCAGAAGAAGAATGTAAGCTTTGGAATTCTATTTTAAATAAAGATGCCATTGGTTATACTGAATGGTTAGAAAAAACTAAAGGAGATGATATTTGTGGACCTTGGATTAAAGATATAACTAATGAAGAAGTAAAGTTAATTGATAAAATTCATGAACATTTTTATGGGAAAGACTGGCGGATAGCTTTACCAATTACTACATCACAAATATGTTCAGTTATGTTAGATGATATAAAGAATAAAGTGATATATTAGTTATGGAATATAGTTCTGAAAAATACTATAAAGAATTAAATGGTAAAAAGGTTATTTGCGTAGACTTTGATAATACCATTTGTCTTGATGAATGGCCTTATATAGGACCAATAATACCTGGAGCAAAAGAAGTATTAAATAAACTTAAAGAAGCTGGGCATAAATTGATTCTATATACTCAGAGAAACTATAACTATCCTATTTGTTGTAAAGAATTAGAAGAATATGCAAAAGGTACTGGGGAGTTAACAACTGTAGACTTATTATATCCTGCATTATTAGCTTGTGAAAATAACAATATTGATTTTGATGATATAAATGAAAATCAAAAATGGGAATTATTGACTAATGATAATTCTCGTAAAGTATTTATGGACTATCTTATTGATGATCATGTTATGGGTATTGACAGATTAGAAGTCATTAATAAATTTGGGGAAGTTTGTAAAATAGTTGATTGGTTCAATATAGATATATGGTGTATGACTGAAGGACTTTATAAAGATTCCGTATTCACAATGACATATAATCATTATTTGAAATTAGTACAAAATATATCTAAATAAAATTATTTTTAAATAAATAAAAAAATAATATAAATGAAAGATCTTAAGACATATATATTAGAAAATAATTCAACACAAGATGAAGATTTAGAGGCAGAAGTTGGATTAGCTCTTCAAAATTTTGGTTCTGTTAGAAAAGGATTTAACTGGGCAAAAACTGAAGATATAATTGATGCAATGTATAATATTGGTTTTGATTATAGTGAAGGTGAAGGAAAAGATGATGAAATGATTTTTTATGGAGAATATATTGATACAAAATATCAAATTATTCTTTATATAAAAGATCAAGTTAAAGGAAAAGTTAAATTATTTAATTTTAATGTAATAGAAGATTAATATGAAAAAGTTTAGTACATTTATAACAGAACATAAAGGTGATCCAATAGATGATCAATGGTTACAAGATGAAAAACCAGTAATGACAGAGAATGGGCTTCAAGTAATTATTACAGAAATTGATATTAAACAAGTTCCAAATATTATAAAAGGAAAAGTAAAAATTAAGAATGATCTTTTTGATTATGAATGGGAAGATAATGGAACGTGTATTAAAGCAATTGATCAATATGGAAATCCTAAAAAACCAGATAACGGTGATAAATTAGTTAAAGCTATTTAAATTTTATAGACATAGTTATCTATTTTAATATAAGTTAACAATTATATAGTTTTTATATAATATCTAGAGAGTAATTAATTTTTTATTTATTAACCTTTTTTAAAAACATTTATTAAATGTCAAATAAAAGAAAAAAGATCGCATTAATAACATATAAAGACATTGAAGGCGATATTTTTAGCGGTTTTACAAGTGATAAAGAGCGTATTAAGTATATGTCACGAGCATATGCTAATATGAGTTTATCAAAAGCATTTCAAGTTTTTTATGATCTTAAGTTTGATGACAATACACTTAAGAACACAGCTATCAACAAGGTATATACTTTAGAATTAGGACAAATCTATAATGGATATGTTGAATCATTTGGAAAGAATGGTATTTCTTTCTCAATTCCTGGAGTAAAAAGTGAGATTGTATGTAAGGAAAATCTTGCAGACTGTACGGACTCAATTAATAACTATTTGCTTACTCATAATAATAAGCTTTTGTTTGAAGTACGAGAAAAGAAAAACAATACTTATTATGTATCAATCATTAATGCTTATTATAATGCCTGGGTTAAAATGATTGAAGATGCTATTAAGAACAATAATGGTATTCAAGTACATATTGATGAATTAGTACATGGAGGATATATTTGTCATGTACCTATTAAACATCTTGTAGATTTGACAGGAAAAATGTATACTCATTCTGTATTTATCCCCGGTTCTCATATTGTATTAAATATTGAAAATGACTTTGAAAAATGGGTAGGTGAAGATGTAATCATTGTTCCGCAGAAGTTTGTAGACTTTAAGCGTAACTTTAAGACGGGTGAAGTCGAAAAGTCATTGGTAGGTTCTCGTAAGAAAGTATTGCAGATACTTGGTAATAATAACTTATATGATATTTGGAAGAAGTATAATCTTGCCAATGATAATCCTACAGTAAAATGGGACAATTCATTTGACGGTATTGTTACTGGTATTATTAATTCACAGAAGAAGACAGGTATTTTTGTGGAAATCAAGGATAAGTTTATTACAGGTCTTGCTCAAATTAACGCAATTGATTTGATTGATTATAAACCAGGAGATGCTGTAAAGGTTCGTATTTCTGAATTTGAATGTAAAGAAGGATTTGAGCCATTTGTATTCAATAGAAATAATGGTATTAAGGAATGTAATATTCGACCAGTATTTGAAATCATTTAATAATAAAAAATGGAAGAACTTAAGTTCTTCCATTTTTGTTTTTATTTATTTTTCATTAGTTCTTTCAATTCATCAATTTCTTTTTGCTGTTGTTTTATCTTTTTAAATAATGCACCAACTGTTTTTGAAAGAGCTGCATTATAATTGACATGTTTTTCACCTTCTTTACCATCAACCATTTCTGGCATTATGTCTTCAATCCATTGTGCAATAAATCCAGATGATTGTTTGTCATTTTCTTTCCATTTGAAGTCATATGTTATGTCATCTCTTTCAAATAACTTTTCAACGAAATCATCAGTAATACCTGTTATATCCTTTTTATACATTAAATCAGATCCTGCAAATAAATCAGCGCCTGTCATATAAGGACCATTTGTACCATAACGATATAATGTAGTACCTATTGTTGAAGGAGTACCCATTAAATAATAAGTTGTTGATACCAAGCCACCATTATTAACTGTGGCAGCATTTGTGGTTTGGAATTCCATATTAGTCAACAATATCCAATTTGAACCATTATAAGTAAACATTAACATTTGATTTGTTGACAGTTCAGATGGTTGTTGTAAATTTGAACCTACACTATTATTATATCTACGTTTTATATTTTTTGCACCAGTATCATTAACATTTAAGGTAATATTGCCAACTGCCGCCGTATTTGTTTTTGTAAATCTCACAAAAATAACATCTCCGACAGTAAGTGTATTATATTCTGGGCATACTACAACTTTTGCTGCAGTGTTTGGCTCTGTAGTGCATATTCCGCTAAAGAAACGTGGTCTATTATCGAGTGGTGTAAGATTATTTAATGTATGATGTTGTAAAAATAGACCAATATCAAATAGTAATTGTGGTGACTCCGGTAAAAGATCCTCAATATAATTTGTACCACCTGTATTATAAATACTTAATGTAGTTAATTCTCCACCACCATCATAATAAGTTACACCGCTTGCACCGCTATCTTCACAAACAATACGACCCTTAACAATATTATTTGTTATATGTTCATTTTTTAAATATTGTTGACTTGCTGAATATTCTGGCATATAAAATAATAAATTAATATTTTTTATTATATATAAAAATAAAACAAAAAATGGAAGAACTATAGTTCTTCCATTTAATTTAGTATAATTTTTATTATTTATTCAGCAATTTTTCTTACTTCATAAACTGTTCCATATTCATAAGCTTCATTTGTTGGAACAGATTCATATCCTTCAGCTACAAAACTAACTGGTCCATTTTGTTCACCATAAGATTCGGCAGGATTAAATCCGTAGAACTTACCGCCACGAACAATTATCTTAGCATCTCCAGATACATAATCATCATCGTGGCAGTTCAATAAGAACTTAAAGTTACCATTTTGGTCTTTATTGGCTGTAGCAGCATCTGTTAATTTAAATGAACCACCATTAACTTCAATAGTACCCTTTTGAGCATATAATACATGAGTAGCAGCTTCAAAGTTACCACCATTGATAATTACTTTAGAACCTACTGTACTTGTCCAGAAACCATATTCATTAGCAGTATTCTTAACAACACCTGTACCTACTGTATCATTAATTTCTAATTGGGCAGATCCTCTCAATATAAAGATACCATAACCACGAGTATTAGAACTTGTAAGATTATGTCCATTCAAATCCCATATTATATCATCTGTTGAGAATAAACCTACAGAGAAATTACCGCTCTTTATCAAATCTTCTTGGAATGTATGTGTACCTGTTGTAGTAAGTTTAGAAATATTTGCAGCTGTTATATCATCATGTAAATAATCTACAGAATAACCTTCAGCTATATTAATTGTATCAATAATATTAGCAATATCAGATTCACGTGGAACTTCTACTTTAACATTACCTTTTGTTACATTAAGTGTTCCAATATGAGCATTTTTCTTAATTACTAAAGTATTGTCACTTACTTCAGCATCTAATGTTGTATATGTACCGCCATTTAATGTTACAGTTGAATTAGGAGCAACAATAGCAAGAACAGTTTCTTCATTATTCTTATCATTGATTGTTACGGCTGTAGCAGAATTATTTGTGATAGTAGCACCATCCTGTAAGTCAAGATTAAGTGTTAAGTTCTTAGTATTATTTTCAGTAATTATAACATTATTTGCTTTAGCTGCATCTCTACCAGATTTAACATTAGGAGAAACATTTTCAAGTGTTAATGTATCATATTGACCTACCAAGTAAACTGTTGTACCACTTGTTCCTGTTTCACCAGCTTCTGCGGGACGTTGAACTGTGACAGATACAGGTTCTTCACTTGTATTATCTAATGTCATATACTTATTACTTGTTAAAGTTACTGTTGAATTATCATCAAGAGGTCCTGTAACTACATAAGCAGCAGTTGTTTGAGGAATCACAATATTATCTACTGGTTCATCAAATGTAACTGTACTTGATTCTTCAAGTTCTTGGTTAACGATAACACTATTAACTTGTGATTCACGAATATCAAGTAATGAAAGTAATGCATTGTATTTTGCTTGTACTTTAGCAACTGCAGCTTTTTCATCTACAGCTTCCATTGATGAAGTTACAAATTCACCAATTGTCATATTATGTGATACTTCTTCAACACCTTCAACTGGTTCAACTTTCCAATCATCAGTTGTTTTTCCATAGGCTTCATCACCTTCTACGGCAGCATCAATTTCTTCTTGAGTCCAATGTACGCCTTCAACAGGTTCAACAGCTTCAACATCAACAACTTTAAGATCTTTCATTACATCTGCTAATTCTTCAAGAGTATCGAAGTTTTCAGGTGCAGTACCTACTATAGCTTCAACTTGAGATTTTGTAGCATATGTATTTTCTGCTTGTTCAATAAATGTATTAAGTTCTCCAGATACACCATTAATTTGTTCATCCACTGCAGTCTTAACAGCCAAATGAGAAATGTCTTGATGTTCTGTCAAATATTCTCCCTTAGGTTGAAATGCTGCATCTGCTTGTTCTTTAGTATATACATTATTTATCTCATCAGCTAAAGTAGCAACTGCAGCCTGAGTAGCATAAGTTTCTTCTATTTCAGTTTTAACAGCTAAATTAGATATGTCTTGGTGTTCTGTAATATACTTTGCATCTGATTCTTCTTTGGTATATGAATCACCAGCATTAGCTTTACCTTTTAAGTTATTTAATAGATCAGATGTATCTGATATAATAACATTTTCATCAAGTTCTGCACCGTTCCAATCAATATCAATAGCATTAATGAATTTTGTTGGTTCTACTATTTGACCATTATAATTGTGTGTTATTGGTAGACCTGATTCTGAAAGATATCCATTTCTTGATATAGTTGCTTCTAATGATACTACAGGAGCTTTTATATCATTGTAATCAATTCCTTTATTTTTATACTTAATAGCCATATTATTAAAAACTATATTATATTTTTATTAGTTAGTGTTTCTATATAAAGTTAATGTTGTCTTTGTTGTTGAATCTGGTGTTTCATATAAATAATATGTTTTATTGTTATATTCAGTATTTGCAATATTAGCAAATTCAATTTTTCTATTATTTTCATCTCTTACTATAAAACCATCATAATGTGTTATAATATTAATAATATGTTCACCGGTTTCAATTTCAAAAGGTTTTTCAAATATTTCTTCACTAGTTAAATCTATTTTCTTTACCTTTTCATTATTTAATATATCATCCGTAATTTTAAAATCATATATTGGAAATCCTTCTTCATTATATATTGGTTCTTGTGTTTCTGTATCCTTTCTAATTTGATTATTAATTATATTATAGATAGTTTCATCTTTACCAATATAGAATAAAACAGAATCTTTTACAGTTATATTACAAGTTGCAGTAACATTTCCTGCTTCAGCTGTAATAGTAGTTTCACCAGCACTTATAGCATGAACTAAACCATTATCATCAACTGTAGCAATAGATTCATCACTTGAAGACCAAGTTAGTGTTATTGGTGAATGATCTTCTGGTAATATTGTTGCAGTTAATTGTAATTCATCATCTTTATTAATTTCTTCATCTGTCTTATCTAGTGTAATAGATTCAACTGGTACTATAGCCGAGATATTACATTGTGCTGTATGTCCTCCATCTTCAGTAGTAACTGTTATAATAGTCGTACCATGTGAAAGTACTGTTACTAAACCGTTCTCATCAACTGTAGCAATAGATTCATCACTTGAAGACCAAGTTACATTTTTGTTAGTAGCATTTTCTGGCAATACTGTTGCAGTAAGTTGTTGAGGTTCTCCACGATTTATAGTAATTTCACTGACATTTAATTCAACACTATCTGCAGATACATTACTACTATTTACAATTACATGGCAAGTTGCCGTAATGTTTTCATTGTTATTTGCTTTAACTATAATGTCAGTTTCGCCAGCACTTATACCACGTACTAAGCCATTTTCTACAGTAGCAATTTCTGGATTATTAGATATCCAATTTACTGTTTTGTCTGTAGCATTTTCCGGTAATACAGTTACATTAAGTTGTTGTTCATCAGTTTCACCAATTGTCAAAGTAATGCTTGTTTGATCTAATTCAATAGATTCAACAGGTATGTATTGATCTGATGCACTTAATTCTATATTGATGTTATTTATTTTTTCTAAAGCTTCATCTGTTGATTTAGTGCCTGTAGTTTCATCTATAGGTTGTTTTGGTGTATAGTCTTTATTATATTTCTTATTAAACTGTTCATTCAATGCTGCAAGTTCTTCTTTCTTTTGTTCTATTTGACTATTCTTTTCTTCATTATTAGCTACTATATCATTATATATGCTATTTAATTCATTTGCATTTGCTGAAATAATGTTTTTATTTTCATCTGTATATTTATAGTCTTCATCAAATGTTTTATTGAAAATATCATTAATAATATTCTTTACATTATCTGAAGCATTTTGATAATCATTTGAATTTTCAAGCATTTCAAGTAATTTACCTTGCTTTGTCTTTCCATCATTTTGTGATCCAGTAATCTTTACCCATAATCCTAAATCATTACCGTTTTCATCCTTTAATTGATATAAAGTATCACCTTCTGTAGCATTTTTATCAATCCAATATTTGTTGCCAGTAAAGCCTTCAATACTGTTTTCAATAACTTTCACTTCAACAAGATCTCCTGTACTTTCACCAGTTGCCTTTACTTTGCCCTCTGCATATACAGATTCACCCTCTGTGTCACCGTATGAAGTGAACATATATATTTTATCATCGTCAGTATTATAATCATTCCAAGTGTTAGCGAATGCATTTGCAACTGATGAATATATGTTATATGCTTCAAAATATTCTGCGTTACCTATGATTTCTGAATAGTTAGTAGAAATTTCTTTAATTAATTTGTCTATGCCTGATGCTAATGGATTAAAAACTTTAATTATATAGTTTAATATTTCATCAGGATTTTCGGAAGAATCATTACGTTCTACTGTACCATTTTGTAATACACTAATGATATTTGATTTTACAGAATCTAATTTAGAACTTATCTTATATTTAGGAGTTAATGCTTGATATTTTTCTAAATATTCTGGATCAATATTTTCCGTATTATCAATAAGTTCTTTTAGTCTTGATTCTTCATTAATAAAAGTTTTATTTGCATCAGATTCTTTAATTAATTCAACATCTATATTTGTCTTAATATTAGTTAAATAATTTTTTTGTCTGTTGCCATATTTTTCAGATACATTATTTATAGTTTCAACTAATGTATTTTTAAAATCATCTAAATTAACTTCAGAATCTTCAACGCGAATGTTTTCTATTACATCGGATGTATCAGTTGTATCAAAATTCAATATTGTATTAATTAAGTCACTATGATCTGTAAATTCTGGATTTTCAATTTCTCTACTAATAGCATCTTGTAATACGCCAACAAATTTGCTTAAAACAAATAGTTCATTTCCATTATATCTACCACTATTATATAATGAAGCTAATTTATTGATATATTTTATATAAGTTATTTTGCTATTAATATAAATAATATTATAGTTTGTAGTTTCCATATTTAGTAATTTATATTTATATTTATATAATTAAAAATAATTAAATATAATGTCTATAAAAAACTATATTATATTATAATAATGTGTATTTAGATATGAGAAAACGAATAATTAGTAATGAATCTGGACAATTTGCAATTCAATCATATTCTGAAAACTATGGTTGGGATTTTTATGAATTAACAGATGTAATTAACATAATGGGTAATGAAATTGAATGTCCAGTACACCCTATATGGTATTATTCTTATGATGAAGCATTAGGTAAGATAAATTATAATGACGAATTGTTCCCATCTGTTATTTTGGGAGTTGATGACAATAAATTTATAGAAAATAATAATAATTAAGATATGTCAGATAAACAATTAAAAGATAGAATGACATTTTTATTCAATAAGCTCTTGGAGGCTAAAGATAAAAATGAATCTAAAAAGATATTTGCTGAAGCGATTAATCTTGGTATGGAATATCAACATTACAAAGATATAGAAGCAATTGAAGAAAACTTTTTCAAAAATATGCGAAAATAAAATTATGGGTAATTTAGTATACGAAGATATGAATAGTCATTCTGAAAGACAAGGTTGGATATGTCCTAAATGTGGCAGAGCAGTAAGTCCAGATCTTAATGTTTGTCCATATTGTTCTACCCAAGCAACTGATGAAGGTTTAGCTCCTGGTGAACAAATGATATGCGATGCTACATTATAAAACAAAAAGAGAAGTCCTAAAGACTTCTCTTTGTTATATGATTTTATTTATAATTTTATATTTAATAGCTTCTTTGGATGTTATATACCAATCCTTTTTGCATTTATATAATTCATCAAGTTTTTCAATTGGAATTTTGGTATTTTCTTTATATATATTCCACATTAATTTATGTAAACGTTTTTGTTCTTCAGCGTTTTCTTCTATATCTTTTATCTTACCAACAGAAAAACCTGATATTGAATGATACATAAATGTAGTATTAGCATATGCATATCTATGTTCAAAATCTACAGCTAACATAATAATTGTACCAGCACTCATAACTTTACCTACACAGTATATATTCACAACATATTCTGTTTGTATACGTTTTATTTCATCATATATAGAAAGCATATCGTATACATTTCCACCATACGTTTGCAAGTATATATTTATAGATGGGTGTATGGCTTGACAATCTATACCAAATAAAGATAATGTGCCAATATTTGTTTCATCAATTTCTTTATCAGCTGCTTTAATTTCATTCAGTTTATCAACTAAATTGGCCCACATATCTTCATCAACATCACCTCTAAGGTATATGTTATGTATTTTTGGATCATATGTTTTTATTGTAAAATCTGCCATATATTTAAAATTATATTTGATTTTCTGTATTAATATTATCTTTAATGTTCAAATAGATTACTTTTGTTGTTGCCTTTGTTTCACCATCACTACTATTAGGACCTCCATAACTAATTGATATATCTGAAACATCATCAAACGTATCACCAAAAGCCAATAATACTTCAGCATTTAAATTATAATCTAATAATCTCTTAATTAAATCTACATTTTTCATAGTTGTTAACGTATTTTTTTAATAAAGATATCCTATGAATTCTAAAGATCCAGGCATAATGATAGGTACATGTAATATTATGTCATTTTCATTGATTTTTTGATATCTTTTTGAAACAATTATATGCGAATATCCATCAGTATTTTTCATAGTTCATATTTATTATGAAATTCATTTATAATGTCAATAAACTCATTAGGTATATATCCATCTAAGCATATTTGTTTTGCTAGTTCATCATTTATGCTTGTATTTGGATTTGCATTACATATAGAACCAGCAATGCATGCTTCTGTATCAGCATCACCGCCTAATGCAATTGCTTTACGAATACAATCTTCATATGAATGACTTTCAAACCAGCATGTCAAACATACAGGTACAGAACATTGACAAGTACAATTGAATTTATGTGTATTATATAGTTCTTGATATGTCTTTAATTTATAGTCGCAATTATCAAGTATATATCCAATAATTTCTTCTTTTGACTTTCCTTGTCTATTCAAATATATTGCAACTGCTATTGTTATTGCTCCCTTAATACCTTCAGGATGATTATGGGTTACTTCGGCAGAAATTTTGGCAAGCCGTATGCATTCGTCTAAAGAATTTGCTACCCATGCAACTGGTGAAACTCTCATAGCTGACCCATTACCGAAACTTCCATAAGGTTCTCTGCTATCAGAATGTACCCATTTAGCAAAACTTGGACCAAACCCATAATTATATTTTTTACACCAATATTTAAACTTATCTATTAATTCATCATGTGTTCTATTTGTATGTAATAACCAATCAGCCACTGCTATTGTACATGTACTATCATCAGTAACATGTGAATCATTTGTCAATAATTCAAAGTTATAGTTTTTTGTACTATTGAATTCATAAGATTGTCCTATTAAATCACCTACTATTGCTCCTATTATTCCTATCATATTTTTTAATGTATTCTTTATATAAAATTGAATTTTTTGATGGATTTGTTCTCATCCAAGGCAAATTTTTATTATATGTCAAGTCCTCTTTTATGTTATAATCAATATCATTAATATCTTCAATAATATCTATATATGTTATTGGAAACCATGCATTATAATATATGAAATTATGCCAATTATCTTCAGATGGATCATAATAGAAATCAACATTATATTTATGAGATTTTAAATCTATCATCAATATGACTGGATTAACTATTCCTAATTGATCTTTAAGATAATTAATATTTTCAATTATTTCTGATTTATATTCTCCACATGACAAAAATACTCGTTCTGTAAATTTTCTATATCTTTTGCCTTCAAATGGTTTTAATCCCTGATTTTTTATATATTTATAATATTTTTCTTCTATAGTTATATGAAAAACTAATCCATTACATTTATCATATACAAATTTTGTACATTTAGTTCCATAATTTGGTTCAAAAGTTATATGTTTGTCTTTATCATTATATTCTGTAATATAATAACCAAAAAAATCTAATTGATGTTGTATATAGAAATCTTCAAAAAATTCTTTATAATCATTTTCATCATTAAAATATATAGTAAACAAAAATTCATTTGACTTAGATTGATTATAGTCATATTCTATATTAGGATATTTCTTATATATAACACTAATTAATTTATTAGTATCATTATGATTATTTAATGTTATCATAATTTTTCATTTCATTTATTTCGCTTTCAATCTTTTCAAATTCTTTTGCATTATCATTTAGCCAAGATAATTTATGAATATATAATTTTGATGATTGCGGAAAATTTGTCATTGAAAACATAGTTTGTTGTTGATCATTACGAGTTTCAATTTGTATATCTAAACGCCCAATATAATCTAATTGTAATCTTTGTAATCTTTTTAAATCTTCTATTTTCATAATTTAATATAATCTTCAATATTCGTATATTTGTCTTTAATTTGATGATATTTTTCTTTATTAATCATATCTTCTGTAATCCAACCATTCTTTAGGAACTCTTCCATCAATGGCCATGCAACTTCTTTAGCACTTGGGCGTGGAGATCCGGTTGTTCCCAAAGCTCTGAGGTTGAAAAAATGCGACCAATCAGAAGCAAATGCCGTATGTACTGAACAAGTCTTCGTATCTAAAGGAAGTACTAATGATGCTTTTTGAGGAGTCCAACCAAGCCGTATCAAATTAAGATATGAAAATTCACACGCTTCAAGAGCAAATATAAAATAATCTAATGCATCCCATATATCAGAATCATACCCTTCAGATACATATACACAATTTTCTTGTAATGTTCTTTGCATATTTGGATTGTTAAGTATTTCTTTTTCTTTATCAGATAAGAATACTGGTTCTATATAGTTAAGTTCACTGCCAAATTTGCTTTTGGAATAGTTACAATAACGTGTTGATTCTTCCCCTATACTTTGTACACGATGTCTGTTTATATCTCTAGCCACTGCTAAATGATATGTGAATCTTACTGTATATCTTTTTTCATGTTCTTCTGTAGGAGATGTCATCCATTGAAGTATAGAGTCTTTCAAAGATTCGGTTTTTATATGATAATTATCAGTAAAATATTTGATTATATTAAGATCTTTATTTTCTATAATTACTCTCCAGTTTGTTGTTATATAATAGAATGTGGCAGATGCTTGTTTACATATTTCATATCCTTTTATTTCAATATCTACAGTTTCATTTATTTCTTTGTTCTTTACTACAGAATATTTATTTTTGGAAAAGAACTTTATTATATCCATTTTCCACATATATTGAGGATCATTAACAGGTGTACCTAACGGAATTGTCAAATATACAGTACCATGTTCAAGCATAGCGCCATGTTCAGATTCAGTGAGCATTTTTATAAATTTTTCATAAGATTCATCCGTAATCTTATCTTCAGATTTATAACAAGTTCGCCCACATAATTCAATATGCTTAAACATATCTTTAATTAAGGAAATATCATTATATCGTTGTTCTACAATTTCATATTTAGCCTTAAGTATAATCATATATCAAAATTATTATATAAATTTTTATCTAAATTATCATATTCTTTATCCTGTTGAATAGATAGTCTTTCATCACTTACATTTAGTTTAATGAATGGTATATTATTGTTAGTATTATATTCAAATATTGCATTTGTACACCCATCAAAATAACTATATTTTAGATATAAAAACCTGTTATTTATATTAATATTTTGTCCTGTATCTAAATCAATTATTTTGTCAAAATACATATCACAAACATAATTCATTTTTTCATGCATTTTTATTAAATATTCTAAACCTTTTCTATTAACATAATAATTATCGCCTAATAAATATTTATCTATTCTTATGTTAATATCTTCAAATGTTATACTATTTAATGATAAATTATTAAAAACATAATCAAAAAGATATATGTCTGAATTATTCTTTTTATTATAAAATTTATCAAGTATTTCATAACATTTATCTGTATTCTTAAGAAACATTGTATCATCTTCTAAAATTAATACATTATCATATTCTAATTCATAACATGTTTTCCATAAAGAATAATGTGCAAAAGAACAACGCAAATAACCTAATTTTGTAACATTTGTATTTTCTTTAAATATTTTAGAATTACTACTAAAATCATATTGTGGACCATACCAATATGAATATTTACCACCATTTATTAATTTCATTTGAATATCCATATTTTCTCGTCGTTTAAAACTCTTACAAGCAGAAATTATAAAAATATGATCAAAATAATTATTTAATGTTTTCATCAATTATTCCAATTATTTATCAATATAATTTTTAAAATAGTTACTAATCCAAATTACTGGTGTTCCTTTATCACCAGATCCGCTTGTCAAATCTGCTAATGATCCAACTAAATCACAATATCTACGTGGTGTAGTACCTTGTGAAAGCATATTGCCCTTTAAGTCTTTGTCTTTATTCTTAATCTTTTCTTTTATAAATTCAGAGTCTGAAGATTCATTATCGGCAATATATTTTATCTTTATTTCATTTGGTGTTCCTTCAAGACCTTTTGTATAATATGGGCTTACTACAGGGTCTGCCCATTCCCAAATACCGCCAACAGGATCTTTGAAACAGCCATCACCATAAACCATTACTTCTAAATCAACATTATGGAACTTCTTAAAATATTTCTTAATTCCTTCACATAATTCTTTACAAGTATCTCGTCTTGGGAATAACTTCAATGTTTCTTCTGTTGCTTTATTAGAACCAAGAACGCCGTATTCTACATTATATCCATGCACATCAGAAATAGTTGAACAAATATTTGATAATGTATAATAGTTTACATTTTTAAATTTTTCACTGTCTTTGGGATTTACATGACACATACAATTAATTATATTTGTATATCCTTGCGCAAATAGATCGAATACTTTATTGAAGTCTTTATAAATAATGCATTGACATTTTTCTTTTTCAATAAGATCTTTATAAAATTTTTCAATATCTATTCCCGTAAATGGATTAACCAAATCATTTCCTACTTCATCTTTACCGTTATTAATGAATAAGTGTATTTTTGATGCTGCCCTTGCAATTCCTTTTAAAATCATTGAAAATCTATTTCTAGAATATATAGGATAAAGAAGAATAACCTCAGCATCACGACCAAATTTCAATATAATATCATTGGCTATATCATTAACACTAACATAATTATTTTCTGCTCGTGCAACAATTGATTCAGTTATACATATAATATCTTTATCTTGGAATGACTGTCCGGATTCGCATCTTGCATCTATCAAAGAATTAATGATTATTTTTTTAAGATTTGATTCACCGGCTTCAATAATAGGTAATCTTATACCTCTACTAATAACTCCTAATTTACTCATAATTTGTATTTAAAATAAATTTTCTACATTATCTGATTCTTCAACAATAACATTTTCTTCTTTCTTTTCTTCTTCCTTTTTTGATGCTGCTTCTAAAAGTTTCTTCGCTATTGCAAACTTAAAGATATTGTCCATCAAATTTGAATCATATGTCATACCTGCTAAATGTGTCATATAATTTTGACCAGATTCTTCAATTATCTTTCCAGGAAGATTAACAATCATTACAACAACATCACTTTCTTTTGTACCTTTAGGCAAATAATGTTCAAGTAATGCCTTTTTATAAAAATGTAATTGATTAGTATATCTATAATAATTAAGTGCAGGCCATTTGAACATAGGACCTAAGAATTTTTCTGTCCATTTTGATGCAACTTTATCTATAGATCCAGATGACTTCCAATCTATAATTATCCATTTGTTTGTACGTTTATTATAGAACAAAGCATCAAAACGTCCCTTTATATAATATTCTGTATATTCTTCATTACCAATATTAGCATCATAAAATGGATTTTGTACTTTAACTGGAATATATACAGTTCTTTCTCTATCTACAAATTCAACATCACCAGACTTAGTCATTAATGCATAGAAATTATCAAATGACTCACAAAGACCTCTTAATCGTTCATCATAATCATATGCATTTTCTAATTTATATAAACGTTGATCATTTTCATTACCAGTAAGTATTGTTTTAATATAGTCATCAAGTAATGATCCATAATGACATGATTCTGCACCTTTTGCTTCCCACATACTAATGATTTCATCTACTGTTTTATGATAATATGGGGATTCTGGATTATTGAAATGTTTATTATATGTTTTTTCAGCTACTCCTTTACTATCAAATGGTTTTTCTAATGCATTAAGACATTCTGAAATACTAATTGTTGGTATTGATTTATCTACCCAGCTATTTGAAAAATCTATATTAAAATTCATATTATTATTAATTTTTATACTATAGTTAATTAAATATAGAAAAATAATTTAACCATTTTTAAATATATATAAAGATATTATTAACAAATTATATGAAAATCTATATTGGGATTGACCCATCTATAAATAGTACAGGCGTATGCATACAGAAAATTAATGATGACAACAAAGAAGAAGCTCCAATATTTTTTATTATAAAGCCAAATAAACTCACAAAAAGGGAGCAAAAAATAAATATTGAAAATTTTAATTATATCATTTATAATAAAGAAGATTTATCAAAATATAAATCTGAAAAATCTCATTTATTTGAATACTATAAGACATTAAATATAATTGATATAGCTAATAAATTATATGATATTATAAAAGATTTTATTGATGATTCCACAACTGTTGTAATGGAAGGTATTTCGTATGGATCATCATTAAGAACAAAATCTATTTTTGATTTAGCTGGACTAAATTATCTTATACGTGAAAAACTTATTAGGAACAATATTAACTTAAATATTTGTCCTCCAGCAGAGATAAAAAAATTCGCATCCGGTAAAGGAAATGCGAATAAAGATATTTTAATAGAAGCATTTTTAGTAATGTTTCCTCAATTTAATGACATAGATAAAATAGATGATATTGTTGATGCTTATTTTATGTGTAAATATGCTTTTATGCTTGATCAATAATACTAAATAATTTTTAATTACCTGTTACTCCTGATACACCAGATGTTTCATATGATCCTGTTAAACCTGTAGCACCAGAAACATCTGCTGTACTAGTTACTCCAGACATACCAGTTGTTCCATGTGATCCAGTTAAACCTGTAGCACCAGAAACATTTGTCTTACTAGTTAATTCAGATGCATTAATTGTATTATATAATATAATTAAATTTGAAACACCAGAAACATTTGCTATACTAGTTAATCCAGACACACTAGTTGTTTCATATGATCCAGTTAAACCTGTAATACCAGAAACATTTGATATACTAGTTAATCCAGATGCACTAGTTGTTTCATATAATCCAGTTAAACCTGTAATACCAGAAACATCTGATATACTAGTTAATCCAGACATGCCAGTTGTTTCATATGATCCAGTTAAACCTGTAATACCAGAAACATTTGATATACTAGTTAATCCAGACATGCCAGTTGTTTCATATGATCCAGTTAAACCTGTAGCACCAGAAACATTTGCTATACTAGTTAATCCAGACATGCCAGTTGTTTCATATAATCCAGTTAAACCTGTAGCACCAGAAACATCTGATATACTAGTTGCTCCAGATACACCAGTTGTTTCATATACTCCAGTTAAACCTGAGGCACCAGAAATATATTTACGTAAATCAGATACATCATTTCTAATATCTGATATTTCTTTATCTATGCCGCTATTATCATATACATTAATCCTTAATGATTCATGAAATATTTTAAATATATTACCTGTAGAATCTGTTAAAAATTGATATATTTTTGGCTTTAATGATGATTTATTTGGATCTGGATTTATTACTACATATAATATTGCGCATTTATATGATGTGCCAATTGTATTATTAAGAATATCAATTATATTATCTTGTGTCTTGCCATATACTGTAGTATCATCTATATTAATTATATATTGATTTACTGGTATATTATGTATATTATCTATTTTAAAGTTACTCATTTAACTATTATATAATATTTATATATATTAAAAATAAAAATCAATTTAATATAACAATAAGATCTCTATATTATTTTTATTCTATTTTGTAGTTCTGATGGATATTGATATTTTGTACTTCTATATAAAGTATTAAAACATGCATCTAATATATATGTTACACACCAATCACCATTAAAACGAACTCCACGACCTATTCCTTGTATTATTTCATTAGATGTATGAGAATTGTACCATAAAGGATATAATTTGTTTCGTTCATTTACTAATTTGTCCATTAATGTTGGATATGGAACTTTTAATATAATGATGAATCTACAATCATCACCAGGCAAATCAATACCAGTATTTAATGTAGGACCGACTAATATAGTATCTTGTGAAAGCTTATGAATTTGTACAATTGTCATTTTTTCTCTTGACCCATTATATACTAACATTCTTTCTTTTATTTCAAGTGGGGCATCATTATATAGTCTTTTAGCAAATTCATAAGATCCTGTTTGTATCATTCCCTTTTGCCCTTTAAACTTGGTATTACAAATAGAATATATTACTGTCTTAAGATGACGGAATGAAATTTCTCTTTCCCTAAAACTCATCTTAAATTTGTTAAAGAAAAATACTGGTGACTGACTAAAATCAAATGTACTTGGTATTGTTTCCATAAAAGATTGGTTTACAATTGCATTAGGATGGTCCCAGTCTGTTTTTGATTCATATTGAAATCCCATACGTTCATCAAATGCTTCTTTAGTGCCTACAGTAGCACTTAACATAACTTTATGTTGTGCTCTTTGCAATAAAAACATCCATACAAGATAATCTTCTTTTGTACATTTAAATGTAACACAAATATCTTCATTTCCAATTTTTTTGGTTGTTTCAGGAATATTTATGTCTTTTAAGAAATAATCTTCTCCAGTAGCACCTATTGCTGAACAAAAATCATTCCAATGACACATATAATTTTCATGCCAAGAACATAACTTAAACAATTTAATGTCATCCTTAGTTAATGGTTCTTTATTTTCTTTCTTGGCATATATATTGTTTTTAATTTCATTTACTATAGTAGTATATCTTATTAATATATCTAAATATAGTTGAGCAGAAGCAATATCTTCATCTTTACGAGACTCTACACATGTCCATCTATCCCATAATTCATGAAGTACCTTTTCTAATTCTTCCCATGTCTTATATTTACTATATATACATGTTCCATCACATAATCCTTCTTGATTATCAGATACAGCAAATAATGAAGGCTGGTATGATGTTGTTCGATAATATAATGACTTTAACTTATCAAAATCTTCATATAATATTGTTGGTGAATATTGTAATTGTACTATTTCAGGAATATTATGGCATTCATCACAAAACAATACATCATGTACAGAAAATATAGGACATCCTTTTTGGTCTCTATTATACATTGGATTGTTCATAATAAATAAGAACAATTGATAAGTCATAATGCATACTTTTGCTTTTATAGCTTTTTTACGAGCTTTAACGTATT